AACAAATTAGTTGATACTGCTCGTGATACATTAAATCGTGCTAATTCCTACACTGATTCTCAAGTTGCACGTGTAGGTGCTCAATCTGCAGCTTTAGCTGGTTTACATCCATTGGACTTCAATAAGAATGATAAAGCGTCCTATGCTGCTTCCTTTGGTCATTACCGTAATGCCAATGCTCTTGCAGTAGGTGCATTCTATCGTCCTAACGAACGTACAATGTTGAGCACAGCTGTAAGCTTCGGTCAACATCCACAAGTAAATGTAGGTATTGCATTCAAAACTGGTAAAGGTTCTGAATATATCAATGAAGCTAAATCTAAAGATAGCCGAATTGCTAAATTAGAAGCTTTAGTAGACAAATTGACTGCAGAAGTTGCAGAGCTTAAAGCTGGTAAATAATCAATAAATGAATAATGGGGAAAGGGCCTAGTGACCTTTACCCTTATTTATTTTTTTTTTGTAAATATGAGATGAAAATGAAACCTAGGAATGGGATCATACATTATAATAGGCATCTAATTTGGATGTCATTATTTTTTATAAGGAGAATTTTATATGGAAAAAGTTTTACCAACCGATATTCTAAATATGGTTCAAGGTGTTATTGAAGATAATAAACTATCTTTTGATATCTCTGAATTAAACTTAGAATCTGATCAATCTGGTTATGTAGTTATTAGTAATAAAGAAGCATATCTCTTTATTAATAAGACTAAACCAACAGAATTTAAAATCATTGAACGTAATGAGGCTATCTCTTCCACTGAAGTTCCAGCTAGTACTATTGAATTTATTATTAATATTAATAAAGATAAAGCTAGCTATCGTAAAGATGAAGATGTAACTTTAACGTTTAAAGTTAAAAACACTGCAGAAGATTCTCCTATGGTAGTTAAAGTAGACTTATATAAAGTTAATACATTATTGGCTACTGTATTAGAAGATTCTAAATTATATCTACGTAAGAATGAAACTAAAGAGTACTCTGTAACAGTTCCAGCTAAGTTATTAGAAAATAATACTGGGTATCTTTTAGCCATTAAAGTTAGTGATGTTAATGGCAACATTGATTTTATGACAACTGCATTCTCTGTAGAAGAAGACTGGACTGTCTATCCTAGATATGGCGTAGTAGGCGGTTCTGGGAATGACAATAATTCTATTTTGTTAAAAAATAAAGATCGCTATATGAGTGGTCTTGACGTTATGACAAATATGAATATTAATAGTTATTTCTTCTATGATGCATATAAATCTCCACAAAATCCATTCCCTATTGATGAAGAGCAATTCTCTCAAGATTGGAATACTTGGAGCCATAGTAAAGTAGATGTTAAAATGGTTACTGATATGACTGAGTATATGCATTCTAAAGGATCTGTAGCAATGCTCTACAATATGTGCTTTGCTCGTTCTATTGATGAACCAGAAACTATATCTGCTATTGAATATGCATATAACCATGATACATATGGTCTAAATAAGAAAGGTACACCATATATTAACTATATTGATGGTAAACCTTTCCAATATTACTATCATCCTATGAGTAAACCTTGGAGAGATCATATCTCTAAAGTTATGATTGAAGCTATGGAAAATGGTGGCTTTGATGGTTGGCAAGGTGATACTATTGGCGATCGTACAATCAATGCATATTATGATGCAGATAGTGATGCTCATTATATGAGTGATTACTATGGCGACTTTATTGCTGATATGAAGAAACGTATGCCAGATAAATATGTAACTATTAATGACGTTAATGGTGAGCATATTGATAAAATGCTCAAATCTAATCAAGATGTTGTATATAATGAGTTATGGTCTTTCGGTCAATCTGCTTTAGTTATTGATGGTCAATATAGATCTCAAACTGAATATGGTGATCTTAAAGCTCGTGTAGATGATGTACGTCGCAAGACTGGTAAATCTCTTATCGTTGGTGCATACATGCAAGGTCCTGATACTGAATGGAAAGATGGTAAACGTGTAGCTAAGAATGGCTCTGGTGAAGATTCTATTAATGATGGAACTTATAATACTTCTGCAGTATTATTAACTACAGCTACAATTGCAGCTGCAGGCGGTTATCATATGAGTTCAGCTGTATTGGCTAATAAAATGAATGAAGATGGTTGGGGTATTGGTGTTCTTGAAAAAGACTATTATCCTACACAAAGTCTTCGTACTGATTTATTAATTGCTCGTAAAGTATCTGACTACAATCAATTTATCACTGCATACGAAACAGTATTGCGTGGTAAAGGATTAGAAGATTCCGATGTCAATGTAGAAGTTACTAATAAATATGGTTTCAAACAAAACTGGGATAAGTATGGTACTAGAGGATTCCAAATCTGGACTTGGACTAAACAAGGTAAAGGATTCAGGACTATCCAAATGATTAACTTATCTGAAGTAGTATCTAATTGGAAGAATGAAGCTGGTTCTAAAGAAAACAAAACTCCTGTATTCCAAGAAGATCTATTTGTTAAATATGAAGTTGGTACTGATAAAGAATTGGCTAATAGATTAGCTGATAAAGTATTCTTAACTTCTCCAGATGATTGGTCTAAATCTGCTATGGTTAAATGTCAAGTTAACGTAGAAGAAAAAGATGGTAAATATTATTTGAATATCGAAGTTCCTACATTAGATATTTGGAATATGATTTATATTGCTGAAGATTAATATATAAACGGAAGAGGGCATTAATTGTCCTCTTCCATATTTTTAATCATATATTATTATTGTGAATTAGATTTGTATTATTTTAACAAAGAAAGGAACTGATTTAATGAAAAAAGAAGAACTAAGAAAGTTGTATTCTACGGTATACTCTATTGAGTATCTATTAAACGTAGATATAGGCATCATAACTAAAGATGTCCTAAAAGATGGAGTGTATACTGAAAAATTAGATAATGGGTATACTGTAAGAATAGATCAAAACAGTATATTATTTATTGACCCAGATGGTGAATATAGTATTCAGATCAATACTAGAAATGCACTCTCTATTATTAAAATCTTTGGAGAAGAAGAGTTAAAAACATTGACTATTTGTTTTGAATATTTAGCTAAGAATTTAGAGCCTGTAGATATGGCTTCATCTGTATCTGCAGATCTTGCAAGTAATAGAATTAAAGACATTATCAGATATTTATACTAGGAGGTATATCATGAATAACTTATATTATGGTGCATGGGATGAATTTAGAATGATCGCTAATGATTTTTTCGATAGTGTAAAAGAAGATATTGAATATACACTAGATGGTAAATCTGCAGGTGATGTAAAAGTTAAAGTGATTAAAGACACTAAATTAATAGAGTTTACTATCAATTCAATTAAATTTGAATTTAATAGAAGACTTGTAATTGGTGATCATTTCATGACAGTACTTAGAAACAATCCTTATCCATTATATATGATGGTTAATCTATTCCATCAAATGTATAGAGATAATACATTTAAATCCATTGATGAAGAGAATAGAATTCATATTGCTAGAATGGCAGAAGCATTCTTATATCTTCGTGGATGGTTTGATGATCCAGAAATTGAACAAATTGAAAATGCTGATTGGGAAAGAGAAACTAGGATTCGTAATAGAGAGAATAATGAATTCTGGGAAGAGTACTATGAAGCTAATCCTAACGATATTTAATGGAGGTAATTAAAAATGAGAGAACTTATTATCTGTTTATGTTTATTTGGGTGCTTTGGAGTAGCTAATGCATCTACTCTAGTAGAGCAACCTAAAGAGGTCAAAGTCGTTCATAATGATGATAGCGTAGCTCTACATAAGAAGGTATATAAATTAGAGCAACGTATTGAACGACTAGAAAAGTTATTAGCAGAAAAGGAAGGTAAATAACATGGCTCTTATTGGTATGGGAAATAATAAACTAATCTGTTTCTTAATTCATTTAGAAAAGACAGATCCAGAAAGATATGATGCTATTAAACGCAAAGCATATGGATATATTAGAGAGCATGCATCTGATGTTATGTATATGAATGCAACTATATCTGTAAGTGAAGCATTGAGCATTGTAGAATTTGTATATGGGATTATAAAGTTTATTATTGATAAACTTAGCAGTAAAGAAAAATCTCGTGATGAAGAGATTGCAGAATTCTTGTCTAAATATACTCGTATGGAATTATATGAATCTGTACGTAGAGTTGACTGTATGACTGCTAATGAAAAAATTGAACACTTAGTAAAGTATGAAGACTAGGATAAATATATGAACTTTAAATATATAAAAGAATTTATTAAAGCTGATGGAAGATTCAGCTATATGCATGATATATATAAAAATGAAATACTTGTGGGATTATCAAATGGTCAAAAATTTATAATTACACAGGAGAAGTATAATTTATTTAAGGCGACATATATGTTACTGAATAGTGTATGGCATAGTGTAGTTAATTTCAGTATCTCCGATGAAGAATCTTTAAAAAATTCAATTGAAACCATATATAAATTGGCAACTGTTTATGATGATAAACAATCTGAAGAAGATTCTATATCAAAAATGAATTATATTCTTTCAGATTATAAATCCTTAAGTGATAAAGAATCAATTAAGTATTCTGGAGGAGAAAATAATATGAACTTCAAAAATTCAGATCAACAAGACCTAGATTTCATCAATGATTATAAGTTAATGAAATCAATTGAGAGATCAATCAATGATAACTTAGATGTCATTGCTAGCGCATTCTATAAATATACTAAAGATGATGCTCCGGCTGAATTCATCAATGATGATAATGCTAAAGTATTCTTCTTTGTAGAACGAGAAGATTCTATTGAACTAAACTTCGAATTCGCTTTAGGTGAAGATGTATATAGCTATACATTCACTAGACGTGGTATTAGATTATTAGATGATTATGATAAACAAGCTGTTATGACATTAGCTAATCTTATTGAGCATACTGTTAAGATTTGGTTAAACAAATTCTCAACTAAAGATAACTTCTCAGAGTTATCTGATAACCTATTATTTGCTACAGAGAATATTAAGATCATGATTGGTCTAATGGTTAGAACAATAGATATTTATACTTAATACTACATTTATATAATGTGTTGGCGGGGATAGTGAGAAATCACTATCCCTTCCTGTTTTATAGAAAGAATAAGTGCACTAGAGGTTAAACCTCTAGTGCATTTTATTTTTTTTATTAATAATTAGATTCTACTAACTTAACCATTCCACCTTCAAGGGTAGCTAATGGGAAGTTCATATTCAAATTAGAGTTACGTGCAATACCAGTTTGGAAGTTGATATTCATATCTTCTAATAAGAATGGATCTGGTAAACTCATATTATCAATTTGCTCACCAGTTTTGATATTCATACAACGGAACTCTCTAGATTCTGTTTTTGGATCAAATACAACTACAGTTTTGATATCTGGATTGTGTTCCATAATCATACGATTTTGTTCCGGTGTAAACAATTCATCATTAGTCACCATAGGTTGATAGATATCCATACCACCTTGTTGTTGAACCATCAATGGTACATCTCCACTTTCTAATCTAGGTGGAATGAAACCAGTTTCAAGTTGTTGTCTTGGTGTATTGATGATATTTTCATATAAGCCCATGATAGCTGCTTCATCACTACCACTATTATCAAGTTTAAGTTCTTTAGTACGTTTAAGTTCCATATCATGGCATTTAGAGATAACAGAGTTAAGCTCTTTAATGGCAGATAACTTAGTACTAGATAGAGAAGAGATAGTAGCAGAGATATCAGTTAGATATTGATATTTACCACGTATCTTAGATAATCGGATATCATTGAATTCTTGTTTCAATTCACCTTGAAGACCATCGATTTGACCAATCATAATTTTAATCAAATCATTGGTTTCTTCATAAGAATCAATGTATGGTTTATTGGTAACGATCTCTTCAGCATCACCACCAACTGCAATTTCATCATTGTCTTTATTTTTTCTTGGTCGACCACGTTTTCGTGGTTTAATCAAAGTATCTTCATCGATTGGTCTATTCTCAACCACAATTTTTTTACCTTGACCTGTTGCAAATTTATTAAATATGGATGAGCCACTAAAACTAGGTTTAGTTACTGGCTCTTCTACGGTAATATTACCTTCCATAATAGCTTCAGTATATTGCATAATAAATCCCTCCTTTATGGGTTATTTTAAAGTTCTATGTATATATTCTTATAATGCCTAAAAACGTCGAATTATAAAAAATTAAACTCCCAGTTACATTAAAGTAGGTATAAATACGAAGGAGGATTTAAATATGGCTAACATCTTAAACATATTTAACCAGTTCCCAAAAGACTATAATTTAACGATTTTGCAAACATTCTTTGCAAAACCATATAAACAAGAAAACGGTAAATGGACTAAACCATCTTTGAGTTTAGTTGCTAAAGATAATAATACAGGTAAGAAACACGTATGTGAAATTGAAGATCCAGAGTATATTTGGTTTGTAGCAAAAGAACCAGATAAACTTACTCATCATTATGACTTCTTACCAAAGAATGAATTAGAAGCTATTCAGTGTCCTAATAGAGAATTGGAGAAATGTATAGCTCAAACAACTGGTAATATGAAATTCTTTACAAATAATATTGCTAATGGCGAATATAGAGAGAATGCTAAATTACATACTTTGAATCAAGTATTCTTCTCTGACCAAAATATTGAAGACCATTACAGATTCTGGTTTAATCGTTTATTCAAGAATGATATCCAATCTGTAACTAAAGCATATCTGGATATTGAGGTTGATATCTCTGATATTGCAGGTGATTTCCCAGAACCAGGTGAAGCTCCAGTTAATGCTGTAACTTATATTAATAATGGAGTTATTAATACATACATTCTTAGAGACCCTAGAAATCCATTGGTTCAAGAATTTGAAAACCAAGTGGCTAGTGGTCAAATAGAACGTGAACTAAGAGAACTTATTAACTTTGCTATTGGTGATGAAGAAAGACAACGTAAGTTTAATATCTTTGGATATAAGTTTAATGTGAAATTCTTCGACCAAGAGATACAATTACTAGGCTCCTTATTCAGACAAATCAATACAGAAGAGCCCGACTTCTTATTAGCATGGAACATGGCGTTCGATATTCCATATATAATTCAACGTATTCGTAATCTAGGATATCGTCCAGAAAGTATCATGTGTCATCCTGACTTTAAGATTAATCCTAAAGCGGAATACTTCATTGATACTCGAATGGAAAACAACTATGCTGAACGTGGTGATTATGCATATATCTCTTCTTATACAGTATACTTAGACCAAATGATTCAATTTGCATCTCGTCGTAAAGGTCAGTCTGCATTTGCATCATTTAAGTTGAATGATATTGGTGCTCAAATCTGTGGTGTACAAAAGTTAAACTATCATCATATTACTACAGACTTAGCTAAGTTACCATTCTTAGATTTCAAAACATTTGTATTCTACAACATTGTCGACGTATTAGTCCAAGTATGTATTGAAGAAACTACAGATGATATTGGATATATCTATAACTCCAGTGTATTGAATAATACTCGATTCTCTAAAGTACATAGACAAACAATCTATCTACGTAATAAGCAAATCGATTTCTATTTCAATCTAGGACTTGTTGTAGGTAATAATATTAATAAGACTAGAGAGAAACCATCTGAGAAGTTTGACGGTGCTTTTGTAGCTGACCCTAACTTGGTTAATGATTCAGTTAAGTTAAAGATTAATGGTATTCCAGTCTTCTTATGTGATAACTTAGTTGACTTTGACTTTAGCTCTCTATACCCAAGTATCAATCGTGAATTCAATTTAAGTTCTCCATCCGAGATTGGTAAGATTGAATTTGAAGATGATAAAGATGCAAGCTCTGCAATCATTGAAGATATTGTAACTCAAGATCATTTGACTATTGGTCATAGATGGTTTGGTTTACCTAACTATAGTGAATTAGTAGATCAAGTATCTACATTATTTGCATCTGGTAGATTATCTACAGAGAATGAGTTCAAAGTATATAATAAAGGCGAGTTAGTTAAACCATTAGAAGTTGAATATAATGAATGCATACCAGCTATAACTAGATTTGGTAGCATGAATATGAATGCAATCTATGGTGAACGACAAATGCCAGGGGGATTATAATGGTTATACAATTTCAACTATCACAATCTGATATCGAAAGCTTACTTTCTATAAGTAAGCTTTTGAAATGTGATAAGATTTTATATGATAGAAATTATATCAATTCGATTATTGGTGTAGGTCCAGAAAGATCATACTTCCAGACTACAAGCTATATGATTGATCTAGACCCAAGTATTAATAACCTATTAATCAATTCATTAGATTTAAAGAATCTAAGTAAGGCTACTGATGGAGCCGATATAACTAAGACAAATGTACCAGTATTTGATTGGGATACGTTATATATTAAGTCTTGTATGGATAGCCTAAGAGAATATCAAGTTGATAGTCATATTATAGCTAGAGATGATAACTTCCATGAAAGTAATTGCTATTCTGAACTCATGGCTGGTAGTGCATCTACGGGAGCTTGTAGAATTAATGTAGATAAATATCTTATTGATATTCCAAAATCTGCTATGCCGACATTAAAGTCTGACCATGTAGAGGCTATAGTATATGAAGTACCTAATAGAAACTTTAACGTTCTTAGATTTAAAATAACTAAACGTAATGGTATCATTGTTAATCAGTCAATGTTATTCTTACCTTACTAAAGAGTTTGGCTATAGAGAATCAATCTCTATAGCCAGATTCGTTTATTTAGCATACGGAAAACATTTAAATAATCAAAGGAGGAACGATAATGGCTGAAGATAAAAACGTAAAACAGCAAGAGGGTCTACTAAGTAGTATCCGTAAAGGTCTTGCTAATTTATACGGTCGTACATATTACACACCACCAGATGGTGATAGTGAATTAACTCATCTTACTGATAGAATCAATGACTCTATGGGTAAGATTATCAATGATATTAACTATTCTACAGGATTATCATCTATTAGTACCCTCTACGCTAAAGCAATTGATTATCAAAATGATTCAAAAGTAGTAGATGGGTTTGATAACCTATTTAAAGATATGGCTAACGATGGAAGTGTATATAATGTATTCTTCAATAATCGTAGCCTACGTTTATTTGATGCTGAGATCGATATGATCTGTAAATATATGCCTATGCTTGAAGATGCATTAGGTGTATTATGTGATAATGTAATCTCATCTGACCACTTCTCTAAAGACTTTATCTTCATCTCTGATGAGAATGTATCTGTAGAGAATAATAAAGAAATCTTCTATAATAATATCAAAGTACTTAAAGATAAATATGACTTACTTATCAAATTCCAAGATATTATTTATAATACCTCTAAGTATGGTGAACGTTTCTATTATATCGTACCATATGAAAGAGCTATTAAAAAATTATTAGATAACCCAGATAATAAGTTTGTAACTTCACATGAAGCTATGAGTTTAACTGAATCTGGTATTCTAAAACAAACTCCTGCTCTAAAAGAAAGCGGAGATGTATTTGTTAATGCTATTAATAAGAAAGAGCAATCTTTAGATGTTGAATTTACATTCAATATGAGTAATTCTCTATCTAAAGAGATTGTAGCACATGAGGCTGCAGCTAATAGACTTAAACACATTAAAGAGTCTGCTTTAAACTTCAATGAAGCTACAACAAGTACAGTATCTCTAGTAGCTAATGATAAATTAGATGCTAGTCCATTCTATGATGATACTACAAGTAACGGTTTAGTTTTAGCTGGAGATAATAGATTCAATACTAAAGAAGACTGGGGATTGAATGGTTGTGTATTCAAAGAACTCAATCGTTATAAAATCATTCCAGTTAGAATTGAAGATCTTATCTTAGGTTATGCTTATCTTGAAAACGATAGCATGTATGGTTTAGATGATGACTTCCCAGTAAGTGATACAACTACGCCAATTAATGCTATGGGTATCAATGTAGCAACAGATTTAGAAGCTACAAAGAACTCTGCTGTTATCTCTGATAGCATTGTTAAGACTGTAGCTAGTAAGCTATCTGCTGCTATTGACAATAAGTTTATTAAGCTTAACAAAGACTTATCTAAAGAGATCTATACTGTATTAAAACATGATCTTCAAGCTGGAAGAAAGAATAAATACAATGTAACTTTCTTACCACCTGATGATGTAGTTCATTGCTATTATAAATTAGATCCTGATACGTATCGTGGTATCTCTGACTTATATAAAGCTATGATACCAGCTAAGTTATTTATCGGTCTATATATTACCAATACTATTGGCGCAATGACTCGTGCACAAGATCGTCGTGTATACTATGTAAAACAATCTGGTATTGATACAAATATCTCTAAGATTTTATTAACTACTATTGACCAATTGAAACGTCAAAACTTCAATATTCGTCAATTAGAATCTATGAAGAATGTATTAAACATCTTAGGTCGATTCAATGACTTTGTTATTCCAACTGATAATAGCGGTAATGCACCAGTGCAGTTTGAAGTTATGCAAGGTCAACAAATTGATCCACAAACTGACTTGATGGAAAAACTCCAATCTATGGCAGTTAATAGTACTGACGTACCATTTGAGATTGTACAAGCAAGACAATCTATGGACTATGCTATTCAAGCATCTATGTCCAATAGTAGATTCTTAAAGAAAATCTATAATAGACAAACTATAGCTAATAGATTCTTATCATCTATTATGACTAAGCTCTATAGAGGTGAGTTTAATAATCCAACAGCGGTTATTAAAGTTAACCTACCAACACCGATGTTCTTGAATCTAACTAATACTAACCAAATCATTCAAAATGCTAATGATGTAGCACAAGCTGCAATGGAAGCATTCTCTGATGATTTAGATGATAACGCTAAACAAATCTTCTTCAATAACTTGAAAGGTAAGATGCTTGAAAGTTATATTGATATGGAAATGATTATGCGTGTTAAAGAAGCAACTAAGATTGAATATGCTGCTAATCAACAAGATGATCAAGGTGGAGATTCTAGTTACTAAAGCAACAAAATACGGTCATAGGCTATTAAAGCCTATGACCATAAGTTGCTGTCGTTTGTTTTTGTATTGAGAGGTGAAACACTTTGTACTTGCGATGAGAGTGACAAAGCAGAAAGAGAGATTTGACCACGCATGAAGAAGTCCGTTCATGTGATATAAGCAGTTTGCAATTATTGTGAGAGGAAAGAACAACTTCCATTCATCCCTGATGGAAGTGTATCTGAAATCCGTTCGGAGTATTCCCATGTATATTTTAACGTAAATCAAGCGTAGTAGAATTGTATCGATTTAAGAAGATTTGTTTCACGAAGTATGTGTTATTAGGTAAGTATTTAGGAGTTTTGTTTAACTTCATAAAATCTTCATACGCAGTCAATATATTGTTACTAAAATGAAAAGAATAAATGGACTAGGAGATTAACTCCTAGTCCACTTGTGTTTTATTCTATTATTAAAATCTATTAACCAGTATAAGATACACCCTTACCAGTATTGCCTTCACCGTTAGGACGAAGTACTTTATTGTAAGGAGCCATATTAGTTACACCAGAGTAAGTCATTTCAGACTCATCCCAGATTGTACCTTTACGTACCCAATCAAGTAAGCTTTGAGCTTTTCTGTTGATGATTGTGTTTGTAATAGGGAAACCAGAGAACTCTACAGATAATTCTTTGAAACCAATGTCACCACGTTCGATATTGTAGATATTCAAGTCAGCATTTGTTGGTTGAGCAGCTACGATATAGAATGCTTTTTCAACATTCATCAAAGTATTGTCAGTTACGATATATAAGAAGCTAAATACTTCTTGGTCGAAACCAGGTTCTTTGATTGTACCATCTTCGATAAGACCATGATAATGTTTAACTTGAGTTGTAGGGTCTTTAATACCACGTAAGAACAACTCATGAACTTTAGTCATGATGGAACCAGATTTTTCGAAGTAACGCATAGTGAATGTAGAACCAGATTGGCTATTAACTTTGTTAATAACGTTGATAGATTTAACACCATTTGTTAATTCTGCAGTATCGGAAGTCATGTTATCAATACCGTCTAACCCACGGAATTCATACTCCAATACATGTACGTATGTATCAATAAGTTTTTTGTATTGATCATTCTTAGAAGCCAAAGCTTTTAAGAAGTTAGGAATAGTCAATACAATGATCATACCATAACCAGATTCAAATTGATTGAATTGGTGTAAGTTAGCCCAGTCAGTTACACCACGGAATAGTGCATACTGAGTTAAATCACGAATTTCTTTAGTGCCGTCGAAGATAAAATTAACAGCACCTGGAGTTTTATCAGCCATATTATTTATCCCCCTTAAGCATTGGCACTAACAGCAGTAGCGATTGGAATAGCAACGATACGGAAGATTTCAGCTTGAGCGAAGTCTTTGAACGATACTTGGATAACCGCATAAACAATTTTGTTTGCTGCATAAGCAGAGTCAGATTTGAAGTCAATAGAGATAGAAGCGAATTTATTAGCGTTGTTGTTAATAACTGCTTGTACGTCTTGTTTGTAATCTTCGAAGTCTGTACCTGTGATGAATTTATAACGGGATTTAGGACATGCAATACGAATTTGTTTGATCAATTCTTGGATAGCCAATACGTTATTAGCATAGCTTAATTGAGTATGGATATCTTGAGAAGTGTATTCGGATGCAAGAGAGAAGATACCGTTATAGTATTTACCAAAGTTTACACGAAGGTCATCCATTTCAGCAACTTGGTCGCCTGCAGGAGTGATCTTAGGAACGTAAGATAAAGTACCTTCAATAAGTTCAGGAATTACCCAGCCATTGTTTTGACCAGCACATACTAAGGAACGACCATTAGCAAAGTGCATACAGATCAAACGAGCAAGGGAATAACCCATAGTTACTGTAATTTGTTTACGAGTATATGGATCAAAGATGTCATAGTATTGACAGTAAGTCGCAACGTAACGGCTATTACCACCAGTATTCAAAGTCTTAGCATTCTTGATTGCAAGAAGGTTAGTAAGACCTTTAGTACCCATATCACGGAAATAGAATACGTCTTGACGGAAAGAACAAAGGTTTTCAATAGCACGTTTTACAATATGAGGATAGTTAGCATCAACAACAACGTCGATTGGGTTGTTATCGATATCATAGATATCATCATTGAATGTACCATTGTATACTTTAGCCATTTCTGTAGCATATACAGAAGTGGAGTCAGTTACACCTTTATAGCCAGAGATTGGAGATGTACCGAAAGTATCACCATTATAACCACCAGTCAAAGGATGACCAGCAAAGCTATCAAGTTTAACAGTCGCTACACCATCATTAGTGGATTCTAGTACTTCAAAGTTTTTGAATGGATCACCTTTCCAAGTACGAGCACCAATGATATCGGATTCACGTAAACGAGTTTCAGATAAGCCAGCAATAGCTGCTACTTTAGCGTAGAATAATTGCATTTGATCTTCATAACCAAAGCATTTAACTTGCTTAGAAGTACGTTTAACTACAGAATCAAAGAATAAGTTGTATCCAGCTTCAACTTCAGAAGGGTTCAAGGAGAATACAATAGATTCTAATGTGTTGCTATTTTCATCGATGTCTAATACGTAACGTGCAGATTGTGCAGAACGAGATAATGTAGAATCAAGAGAAATAGTAACGTTCTTTTGAGATACACCACGACCATTGTCTAAGATCAAGAACAATGGGAATTTGTTATCTTTTTTATTTTTGAATTTTTCATAGAAAGCTCTAGAAGTTGCAACGTAGTCATTACCATGAGTGTTTTCTTCAGCTTCCAAAGTTTCTACAGAGTAGTTTACTTGACAAACTTTATACATAGCAGCAATGCCATCTACACCAGCTTCGTCTTTAGTATAAGTAGGACGTTGTGCAGGATCAGTAATAGATGCAACATCTACAGCTTTCCAGTATAATTCTTCAGTTACATAAGAGCCATCAGCCTTAGTAATAGGAGATCCAGTCAAAGGATCGAATTTAATACGAGTTTCTTGACGAGAAATTTCTTTTACGTGAGCAACTACACCTAGCATAGCTAAACGAGAAGTAGGGTCAACGACACGTTTTGCATAAACGATACCGCCGTTGTTAATTACGTTAGCTGCTTGGAGTAAAGGTTGACCATGACGAGCAAAAGAGATTTCACCATATTGGTCGAAGAAATCGTCGCCTTGCCATTTAGTATATTCTTCAGTCCCTTTGTCCGAAGTAAAACCAGCAAATACAATCGGTTTTGTTGTAGAGTCGGCTATATTCAGAGAGGGAATATAACTTTGGTCTTCAAGAATGATTTTTGTACCAATCATAATCTTTTATTTCCTCCTTAATAGATTTTAAATAATAGTTATAAACGAATCCGATATGGATACTATTTAAACTTTTATTCATATGTTAATTATGGCTATTGCATAAGGATCTTTTCCATAGGAGAATCAACTTTGTTTTTGTTGATCATGGAGTTAACTACCGCATCATCCCAGTTTTCAGATGTCAATGCAGTAAATGCAGAAATATACTTAGGTACCATCTTAATAGATAGTGGTTTATACTTATGCATATCTGTTTCCTTAGCTAAGCGGAATGGAATTGATTCATCTTTAACAGATCTACATAGTTCAGATACTAAGATACCAAACATCTGTGCAGAGATACCGAAAGAAGAACCATTGAATTTAATGGAATCCATTAAGAATGCATGTAACTTATCATATGCAATTACATTAGGAATATTACCAGTGATCATAAAGATTCTAAACATATTCTCTACGTTAGTAATATCTTCAGGAGACCCAGTGTTTACTATAACTACATCATCTTTTTTAAACTTTAAGATACGATAGTCTACAGGAACTGGAATCTTCTTATCTAATACATAGTCTTTAACCTTCTCTATTGAAGAAGGCATTGTAGATATAAGAACTGGATGATTGAATAACTTAACACCATATATAGATTTACCCTTAGAGTCAAATACTTCATAAGAGAATAGACCTAACGTGTTTACATATTCGCCAGCTTCTTCGGCATATTTCATATGCCCATCATTTCTAAAATAATTCTCAGGGATGTAGAATACTAGTTCTCCATCACCTTTAAATATAAGGGAAGTTCCTTCTTCTTTAAGGAAAGCTCCCACATTCTTCATACCCATAGTAACCTCCTATAGAGTAATAATTGTCTTATACTCTAATGTTTAGGGGTAATAAAGTTACTGGATTTATTTATTCTCTAACGCAGTGATGCGGTCAGTGATAGCTTTAAGCTTTTCATCCATAGTAACCTTATTATAGATAGCGCTATTATAATGAGCTGTAGTTAATACAGTATAAGAGTTAGCACCATTATAGTGCTTAAGTTCTTTACCAATTACCGTAGTGATAGATCTCTTATCACCAAGCTCTAAGTTATCATTCTTATTAATCTTAGCAATTACACGTACAGAGTTATCTGTGGCTTTACCATGATAACCAACTTGGTTACCTAGAGTAATACCATTGTTAAGAAAATCATTATTAATGTGATTATAGTAAGACCTTTTAGAAGAATACTTATAAATACGAACGTAATCATGAGAATTAGCACACATATAGATATCCCCATTAACGTAAGTAAAGTCTTCGATTTCACAGTATGGCTCCATTTCAATTTCTCTAATAACCTTGAATTGATTACCAATTAAACGGCATTCAATTAATCGTCTAGTTACTGCAAAGATGATAGTATCACCATTGAAGAATGCACCATTAGAATCTACGTTAGTTTCATCTACTTTAACGATATATTCATTCTTAGTAGTCATAGTATTATCTGCATATACTCTAACTTTACGGGATTTACTATCAGCCCCAGGAACTATAGATACATATCTACCAGAACCAGCTATATCTTTACCAATATTGAAACACTTCTCTGGATAGTCATTAAACTCACCTAATACAAGTTCATCTAAATGATTGCGGTTAATATTATAAATACGTGTACCATTAGCAGCGCCATTAGTAGCTCTAATGATCTCACCATCCATGAATAATGTATTAACATGACCAAGTTTATCTATACCCTCAAAGTCAGTAAACTTAACTACATTCATATCCATATCTAACTCATAGATACGTTGCTTAGAGTTATCAGCATTACAACATGCTAAAATAAATCTTTTACTTGTAGGATCATAGGTAAATCCCTGACATTGATTAACTACTGTCTTATCAATGTCAATAGTTTTTACAAAAGTAATGTTTGTTTGATCTGTTAAAGTTGCAGGTCTTTGAGCATTAATATCAGCCCCAATATATCTGAAGGATTTTTTAAGAAGCTCAGTGAAATCTTTTGTATTTTTCATAATAAATTCTCCTTTCATTACTATATTGTAAAAGAAAACCCAGAAGAGGTTAATCCTCTTCTGGGAATATTATTAGATTGGATTCAATTCATAACCAGGGTTAGTATAAACTTGAGGTTCTTTGCCTTCATTTCTAGCAGCATCATACTCTGTAGGATAGATTGCTTCAAGTGTAAGGCTATCGTCAGTAGTAGAATCTACAAGTTCCCATGTCTTTGTAGAATAGTTGTATTTCTTAGTTTCATTTAAGTTATATAATGGAATTCTATATTTACAGAATTCATAAGTACCTAGACCAGGATGATCTTCAGGGCATAATACATGAACGTATTTGTCATAGTATTTAGCTAATTCATCAGTAGATGCAGGTCCTAATACGTATTCATATGAATTAACTTTAGTATTATATAATCTAGATTTAGCATTATGAATAGTAGTTTCATTATCAATGATAAACTTCATTGGTGTTGATGGAATTTCAGGTTTATCATATTGTGGGTCAATACCTAAATATATTAATCCATATCCAAGTAATAATTCTAATTCACCTTTACGATCAGAATCAGATTCAATTAATACTCTTTTGATATTCTTATTATATACTAATGGAGCTTTAGATACATATATATTTTCTAAATCTAGACCATTATTATCTAGAAATTTAGTAGTATATGGGGATGCAATTAAATTAGATGAATTAGACATCGGCTTATATGTAATACCATTTTTATTTTTTTCATACCCAGTAGTATTTATTTGTACAGTAATACCTTGGTATGAAACAGGATTACCATATGGATCACTTGCACAAATTCCGAGTAATGGTAAATTATATTTTACCGAATCGTCTAATATATCCCAAAATGTAAATTTAACCTCATTAGCACCAATAATTTTACCGCTACCTTCAGGGCTACTATTTCTATTAAATTTAATAACATCTTCATCTATATAGAGCATTGGGAAATTTTCAAATACTGCAGGTTGATTATAGTCATCAAACTTAAATAGATCTCCTGGTGTAGGGACAATATCACCAAAGTATGCATAACCTTGTTTAATGGTTAACTTAGCTAATGCATCTTTTTTGGTTTGTTTAAGTTTATCAGTGTACTCTTTATAATTAATAGGTTTATTATTTAATATACCCATTATATAAGATCCATCAAAGTAAGCATTTCTATCTTTAATTAGTCTCACGGATGCATCAGCGTCAGGAATTGTATCTAGATTATCTATGAATGTTTTTGTTTTAATGTCATATTTCTTAGTACCATCCATATTATAGATTTCGAATAGTCTTAAAATACCACCTAAGTTTGCATCTTCATTCATCTTAAGAATATTTACAGGATCATCTTCAGTTCTAATTTGAACATTGCTTGCAACCATAATGGTCTCACCAGGTCTATCAACATATACGAATTGAGCTAATCCATTATAGTGATTAGTTATACCATTATATGATACATTGAATTCTGGTAATTTAATGATATGAGCATCTCTTTCATCTCTGAAGTTATAATAGTTATTATCTACACTTTCATATCCATTACGACCAGCTATATCTGTAAAATAGAATACAGAATCTAAATCGATGACTAATTCTCTACAAGTAATATCTACATTTCTACCTTTGTTTGATAAAGAGAAGTGGAATTTATCAGTATTAATTTTTGTAATAAGAGTATCTTGCTCTTCACCATCTTTTTTATAGTATAGATTTGTATTAAAGTTAGGGAATACAAACTCATCAACGTTTAATGTATCACCAGACATATTAGATTTATCTAAATGAATATCAGTTGTATATGTAGTAGTAATTTCTTGGTTGATAAATTTTTTATCTACATAGGTCTTATATAGTGGTTTTAAGATAGTATTATAAATATCTGTAACAGGCTCAGCAGTTTTAACTACTAAGTTGGCATCACCTTTAGATCTATATATATCATCAATTACCTCAGAGGAAGGGAAATCGATAGATATAGTTTTCCCTGTAGGTATGATATATTCATCGGCAGTTACCATTACTGAATTAACTGAATTTAATTCACTGCTATCAGTATTATAGATAAATCCACCATTTAGTGTATTCTTACCATTATTAAAATCTTTTAATACAGTAGACTTTTTCATAGAAGCAGGGATCTTATTAATCTCACTGCTTAAAGTAGAAGTAGAATTAGATTCTAAGTTTACATTATTTTCTTTTAAAGTATCTTTAGCGGATTTAATATCCCCATTGATAGCTTCTAGTGTTTGAATAATTTGATTAAAAGCATCTGGCATTGGTATTGCCTCCTTTCATTATTATATTGTAAAGAAAAACCAGAAGAGGATTAATCTCTTCTGGAATTTTTCTATACTAGTTATAAGTGATCATATTCTTCCATATTATTACTTTGACCGGATGGTTCTGTAGAGAATCCTTGATTGTTTTGGAATACTTCTAATGGATAACTATTTTCTGCGATATTATCAGGATATAAATCCTCCATAGAAGTGCTGTCGGCAGTTAATGCATTAACAGGTTCCCATGTCTTTTTAGAATAGTTATATTTCTTAGTTTCATCCAAGTTGTACAATGGTAAACGGAATTTACAGAAACTATATTTACCTAGACCAGGATGATCTTCTGGTACTAATACGTGAACGAATTTGTCTACATATTGTGCCATTTCATCAGTAGTGTAAGGTCCTAAGATATATGTACTATACCGACACTTAGATTTATATGTTACAGATTTAGATTCTTCAATAGTAGAATCTTTATCCAAGATATACTTCATTGGGGTTGTAGGCTTTTCAGGTACTTTTGTTGCATCAAATACTTGATAGATCATACCATAACCTAGTAAAGATCTTAATACCCCATGTTTTTTACCATCAGATACAATTTTAATACTTTTAATATTCTCATTGTACACCAATGGAGCTGCATTAGTTTTGATATTTTCAATTAATCCAGTATTATTACCAACGATCATATCTTGATCATTTTTATTATAAATCTTTACGTCATAATGAGATACCAATGTATTTACTGCATTTTTAAGAATAGTGTATTTTACTCCATTTTCACGTACTACATCATCAGAGTTTACATATAATCTAATTCCACCATATTCAACTCTATCAGAGTTAAAGAATGCACAGTTTGTAATGAATGGATATACATCAGATCTACTTTTTGAATATTCATCATTGAATTCAAAATTTATGCCGTTATATGCATTAATGGAGTCTCTGGTAGCAGCATTCTTACTTAAACGAAGAGCCCCTTCTAGTAATTTAGTCATTGGGAAGTTTTGATATACTGGCATATACATATTTTCATCGACATATCTAATCATTTCTGGTGGAATGGAGTCATCCATCATATAATACGTATATCCTCTATTTACAGTGAGTGCTTGCATTATAGCTTTAATATCTTTTTCTTTCGCAGCAATATACTCTTTATAGTTAATAGCTTTCTTTTCATACTGATCAAACATCATGACATTATTAGTGTTTTTATAATATTCATCTTTATCGACCATATTATCATCTGGAAAATATGCGGCTCCATCTGTATATTCGCTAGTCTCTACATTTTCGAATGCTTTCGTTTTAGGATTATAGATCTTAGTGCCATCCATATTATAAACTTTAACTAGACGTAAGATATTTGCAATATGAGCAGGTGATTCTAATAAAGCTTTATTAGTATCATTCTCTTCTGTACGGATTTGTGTATTATAGCACAGTTCAACATTAGCATCTAAACTAAGACCATTATAAGCATACTCAGTGGCAGCATATTCAACGTCGAATTCTGGTAAATAGATGATATGACAATCTTTATCATCACGTTGATCATAGTATTTACTTACTACCTCGCTATCATCTGTTATATAATGGTAACCTTCATGACCAGATATTTCCTTCTTGATGATTTGAGTAGCGAAGTCTAGATCTACAACCAATTTCTTACATTTGATAGTAATATCTTTACCACGGTAAGTCAAAGAGAAGTGGAATCTATCGACTTCAAAGTTAGTAATTAATGTACCTTCTTTGTCTTCTTCATTTTTAGCTACATAGAAGTCTGTATTAAAAGATGGAAATACGAATTCATCAAATTTATATACACCATTTTCTATAGTAAGATGCCCTTTCTTCAATAGGACTTTAATCTTACGGTTTTCTATTTGCTTATTTGTAGAGTCACTATAGTCAAATGTTAGACTATGCTTTAAATAAGTCCTATATAAAGCATTTAAAAATGTATAATAGATATCAGACATTCTGCCATTATATCTAAATTTGATTACATCAGTTGTATTTAGAGAATTAACAATACCTGGAGTTGGGAAAGTTAGATTCAAATATTTATCTGTAGGTACTTCATATTCTTCTGCCTTAACCACTGTAGTATTACTATCATTTAATTCTCTAACATTTTCACTATTTGGGTAAATAAACCCACCTTTAAGAGTGGTTTGTCCACCATTGAATCCTTCTAATGAATTAGAAGCTTTGATGGAATCTGGAACACTATTAATTTCGTCAGCTAAGGAAATAGTCGCATTAGACTTTAGTGTTACATTATTAGCCTTTAGGGCATTTTTTGCTTTGGTGATATCCTTAATGATATTCTCAAGAGTCTCAACGATTTGATGATTATCCATAAGGTTCTCCTTATAAAAATAAAATTACAATTTTCCTCACAATATTTTTTAGCTAAATCTTAAACTATCAAGTAGTACGTCATCTGGATACAAGTTTCTAGTACGTACTGTATCTAGAGTAGTAGCACCTACAGGTTCCCAAGTTTTATTAGAGTAGTTATACTTCTTAGTCTCATCTAAATTATATAATGGTAATCTGAATTTATTAAATTCATAAGTACCTAACTTAGTATGATCCTCTGGGCATAGAATGCGAATATATTTTTCAAATCTAGTAAAATCACTATCTGCATCAAATACAGGAGTTTGTCCGTTAAACTTCCCAGTACAATATTTTCCTGGGTATTGTGCAATAATAGTATCTTTATCGATAATATATTTCATTGGAGCTGTAGGTTCACCTGGTGTTATTGGTTCATCCTCATCATCATATCCTTTAGGATAAGCGTATGGGTATGTGTAGTTTAAACTAATTAATGGATATATAACACCATTTTTCTCTAATGCTTGAGTTCCCATATCATACTGAGATTGTACTCTAACTGTTTTAATATTTTTATTATACATGATAGGAGCTTTGTATGCAAATATTTTATCAATAAGTGTACCATCTTTAGCATAGAATTCTGTATCGAATGGAGATATAAGAAGTCTAGCACTATCATTCATAATGATATATCTACCATCTGAATAAGTTAGAGTGCCTAAAGGATCGTTGCTATCCCAATTATCGCAGTATAAAGATATACCATTAAATTTAGGAGGGCTATCACCTTTTGTAAATCCGCCTAATGGAGTTGTATAACCTTTATCTAGTAAATTTTCACTAAATTTAAATTTAAGACGTTTACTACAATTTAAATTAGTATCTGAGAATTCACTATAATTTGGAACTAATATATCCGAGCATTGCATTAATGGGAAGTTTTCAAATACATCTGGAATATTCATTCCAAATGAAATATTATCAATAACATCATCACTGCCTGTACTATACATATAGTCATCATATCCAGGAGTTTTAACAACTTTAATACTCTTGAAACAAGATTGTCTATCTGTTCTAGATCTAAGTAATATAGCATTATATGATACATATTGTTTGCTAGCAGGATCATAAACACCTAGACCATTATTAGAGTATCTATCGATATATGCATTTTTATTAGATGGTATAGATGCTCCTTCTATTTTAGCGTTTACATCACTACTAAAAGTACTAGTGACTGGATTAAACACTTTGGTTCCATCTGCATTAAATATTTTAAGATATGGGAAAATATTAAATTTAACTAAATCAGGTTTTAGCTTCTCAATATTCTCTTGAGTCTCATTAACCCTAATTTGAATATTATCAGCTGGTTGTAAATATGCAGTAGATCCCAATTTAGTATATTCAATAGGAGCTAATCTTAAAAATGATGGATTCGTAGTTGCATACGCAAATGGGTAATAAGTTATATTAACCTTTGGCATATTAATAATATAACAATCCTTATTGTTAAGATTTCTATTAAAATTATTAGGCATAGATGAACGTTGTTTTTTCTTATCAATCATTGATTGCAAGTTGAAAACAGATACATTTAGAGAATCACAAATAATATCAACAGTTTTTTGTTGATATGTCAATGTGAAATAGAATATCTTGCACTTAAATTTTGTAATCTTAACTTCAGAACCATCCGGTTGTCTTACATAGAATTCGCTATTATAGCATGGGAATAATAATCTATCAAAAGTATAGTAACCATTCTCATCAGGTTTATAGAATTCGCTACTAAGAACAATTTTTAACCCATAAGGTCTAGCACTTTTCTTATTTTCTAATAAACCATCAATATACTCTGCATTCAGATATAATAGAAAATCTTGATTATCATTATAGATTTTGAAGATATTAAAGAATGTCATATTATTATCTGGATATTGTTCTCCAATATAAGTTTTAAGATCTGCTAAATACCCTGGGAATTTCATAGCAAATCTCATTCCTCTAGGGATTACATATTCTCTTGCATTTACTGGTACACAGTTTGTACTATCAAGTTTAGTTGTAACATTTGAAGAATAAATAAATCCATTCTTCATGGTTAGAGTGCCATTGTTAAATCCTTCTAATACAGTTGATGCCTTAATAGCTGCTGGTAATTTGCCAATTTCAGTAGCTAAAGTTTTTGTGGTACTGGATTCCAGTACCACATTATTTTGTGTGAGAGTAGACTTAGCATTACTAATATCATTGGCAATACCTTCAAGGGATTGTATGATTTGATTAGCTGTTTCTGTCATGACTATTCTCCTCTAATTTGTTTTAACTTTTCATTGATTGCATTCAAAGTGGCATTCAATTCTTCTTTAGTTACTAATGTAGAAGTATCTACAGTTGGAGCTGGGATAGCTGCAATTGCTGCTTGCATTTCAGTCTTAGTTGGATAATCACCCAACTTAGTAGTCAATGCGGCAGTAGTAGCATAGTCACCTAACTTAGTAGTTAAATCTGCAGTTGTTGTATAATCGCCCAACTTAGTAGTCAATGCAGCAGTTGTAGCATACGCTTCTAAATCAGTTTTCTTAGGGAATAACTTATCAAACTCACCACGGTTATACAAGTTACCAAGTTTAGCTTGTTGATATTTAGTTACGAAGTAGTGATTATCATCTTGAGTAATATTAGCAGCTGGAATAGCTTTGATTTCTTCTTTAGTAGCTAAGGAAGATGTATCAATTTCTCCAGTGTTAGCTTTAACCCACTCAGAACCAGTCCAGAATACAGGTGCACCTAGGGTAGTGTCAAAATACGTTTGACCAACAACCAAGTGCTCAGTTGGACGGTTTTCGGTACTCCCAGAATGAATAATTGGCACAGTTGCGTATGTCATATTTTTCATACGGTTAACTTTTCTAGGTTCAATAGAAAGTGCATGCATGAATACAGAATTGCTAGGATCAGTATCAGGTGCAAACTTATATGGGTTAGATATACCTTGTTTAGTTTCAGGGTTAGCAGATACTGTAAATGTCTTAGCATCTTCATTGACTTCTTTGATTTCAAAATCAACGCCAATATAAGTATCTTTTACAACAGAACCTACATTAGGAACTTTACCTTTTAATGTACCATTAGTCCATGTTGGCAATTCAGTAAATGTAATAGTATAAGTTTTATCTGTTTCATTATAAGTAACGCTACTAATTTTTTCTTTAGTAAAATTACTAGAAGTAGCATGCTCATATGTAGATACATATGCAAAATGACCATACTTATTTGGATCTACTTCAGTGAAGATATCACCTTTAACACCAGCAGTATTTTCAGAGTAATCTGTACCTTTACCTTGGAGTGGAGTACCTTCAGAAGATGCAATATAAATAGCACCTAATTTACTACCTTCAGCTTGGTCAGTACCATTCATATTACGATCTGCACCAATATATGGTCTAGAGATAAATTGTGTATTCTTAGTATTATAACTTTCAAGCATATAGCCAGATTTATCATACACTAAGTTAACACCTTTATCTTTGAAGAATTTTAAAGTTGCAGTTTCTGTAACACCGTGAATAGATAATGGAATCATAGTATCAAAGAATGCGAAGTAATCAATTTTACTAAGTGCTTCTGCAAAGTTAGTATCAAAGTTATCAAATATTACATTAGAGATATTAAGAATGGATACTTCACTATCTACTGAAGATAAAGAGATAAATGATGGTACTGTTCCACCTTGTGCTCGTTCAATATTAAAAGGTTTTAAATCTAATCTAATATCAGAAACTGTAGCACCAGCTGTACAATTGATAGTTAAAATATCATTTAGAGTACCTAAATCATAGTAACCTTTATAAGATAAGTTAGATAAATTATAGCATGTTAAGTTAACCGCATTACCAACTTCTTTAGCAATCTCTTCATTATCGTATACAATGTCAATATTCTTAATGGAAGCTTTAATAGAAATGGAGACATTGTTTTTACAGTTCTTAGTAAGAATATTCTCAATTTTATTATTATTAGAGTATTGACCACTCATCTCGATGGAATATTCCATATTCTCAATAGAGACATTTCTAATTTCAGAATCAAAGAAACTGCAGCTTGTATAGATTGCATAATAGCCACCGTTATATTGCATATTGGTACATTCAAAGTTATAGAATTTATAGTCATAAGCATTGAACCCTTCATCAGAATCTTGAGTGAAGAATATACCAAAAATAGATTGAGATGCCATTTGACTTCCTTCAGCTGGTAACTCCATATTGTTTACTGTAAAGCCATCAATTTTTACATTATAACCTCGAGTTTGACTGAAGCTTTCAGGTTTTAATTCTAAACCAGTATAATTGCCTTCACGGTTACCATGGAATTCAAGAATAGTTTTATATCTATTTTGAGCATGGATATTAAGGTATTTATGACGATCACCTGGAATGAATATAGAAACTTTACCAGAAATTTTATATGTACCATCAGGGAAGATTACTTCTGTATAATTCTCATCACGTACTTTTCGGAAAAGCTCATTTAACTTTTCAGTTACGTCTGTAGCACCAGTATTATCAATACCGAAGTCTAATACGTTAATAACTTTGCCAGCAAATACTTTAGCTTCGATATTTCTAATATCAGAACCCACTTTGCGAGCAAGAGGTTTAAGGGTTTTCTCAATAGCTTTTTTAAATTCAGCCATGTCAGAGTTTCTCCTTTCAAAATTTAAATAAAGGAGAGATGATCGTAATGATCATCTCTCATTAGTATTACTTTATTGTATATTCAATTGTCAATTATTAGGCTAGACCTATTATTGAGGTGGAGCTTGATCACCAGTTTCTGTACTAGCTTCAGGAGCTGCAGCTTCGCCTCGTTTACCTGCTTCATATTCAGCAACCAAATCAAGTGTACTGAAATCTAAAGCTTCTTCTTTAACATAACCAGTCAAATCAGGAGGGTTAGCAACGATTTGATTATTTTCAGTGATAGTAATGCCAGGACCAGCAGTCAATTTAGGTTGAACTTCTGCTGCTTTTGCATAGTCTGCTAAAGTAGTAGTCAAAGATGCAGTAGTTGCATAGTCACCTAATTTAGTAGTTAATGCTGCAGTAGTAGTATAATCAGCCAATTTAGTATCAACAGCTGTAGTTGTAGCATAGTCAGCTAATTTAGTATTTAAAGCCGCAGTATTAGTATAGTCAGCTAACTTAGTATCTACAGCAGTAGTTGTAGCATAGTCAGCTAATTTAGTATCTACGGATGCAGTTGTAGCATAGTCAGCTAATTTAGTATTTAAAGCTTCTTCTTTAACTAAACCAGCAACTTTACCATCAACCAATGTAGTGATTTGCTCTGTAGTAGAATATGCGCTAAGATCAGGGGCTTGGTTAGGAGCCGTAGCAGAGATTACGCCTTCTTCAGAGATTTGAATATTAAGACCAGCTTGAAGTTTATCTTGTTTGCCGTCTTTTAATTTTTTAATATCGACACCAACCGCTCTCGCAAATGGTGCTAATACTTTTTTCAATTGGGCTTGAATAGAAAGAGCCATATTTGAATTTCTCCTTTCAAAATATTATTCTAACGAGTAAACATATTGCTCGCTACTAGTATGTTTCGACAAACTAGTAGCGAGAATATTTCTTAAAATTAATTAGCACCTTCGTTGTATGCATCAAGCATCAAGTTAGGATCTAATTCTTCTTCCTCTTCTTCACTTGCTTTAGGGGGAGCAGCTGGAGAAGGAGTTGCAGTTTCACTTGTTGCTGGAGCAGCAGGTTGTGCTACAGGAGTTGTAGTTGCAGAAGATGCTTCTGTACTAGGAGTTACAGCTGGAGTGCCTTCAGTACCAGTAGTAGGAGCAGCTGAAGTTTCTGTATGAGTTTCACCAGTAGCAGGTTGAGCTACAGGAGTTGTAGTTTCAGAACCAGTAGTTACTGCAGGAGATTCAGTGTGAGTTTCTTCACTTGCTACAGGGGCAGCTGGAGATTCTGTATGTGTTTCTGTATTTACTACAGGAGCTGTTTCAGAACCAGTAGTAGCTACAGGGGACTCAGTATGAGTTTCACCAGTAGATGGTTGTTCAGTATGAGTTTCCTCAGTAGTGCCAACAGCTGGAGCAGGGGATTCAGTGTGAGTTTCTTCACTTGCTACAGGAGCTGCAGGAGTACCTTCTGTACCAGTAGTAGGAGCAGCTGGAGTATTGCCTGTTTGATCTGCTGGTTTAGGTTTATTTTCACCAGTAGCACCATTATATTCATCTACCATGAAGTTAGGATCTAATTCTTCGCCTTCATGAGTTGTTTCAGTATTACCTGGTGTAGGAGTAGCTGGTTGAGTATTACCAGTAGAAGGAGCTTCTGTATGAGTTTCACCTGTAGATGGTTGAGGATTTGCTGGAGTTTCAGTGTGAGTACCTTCACCATTTGTTGGATTTGCAGGTTGTTCAGTATGAGTTTCCTCAGTAGTACCAGTAGATGGAGCTGGAGTTTCAGTATGAGTACCTTCACCAGTAGTAGGATTAGCTGGAGTTACGGAGGTATTTTCACCTTCAGTTGTACCAGTAGATGGTTGAGGATTTGCTGGAGTTTCTGTATGAGTACCTTCTTCACCAGTAGTAGGATTTGCAGGTTGTTCAGTATGAGTTTCTTCAGGTTTATTAGGTTGAGCTTCATCATGTTTAGGCTCCTCTTTTTTACCGTTTTCATATGCATTAACGATATCTTTACCTAATTTGTCATCATGCTTATCTTCTGCAGTTGCAGTATAAGTAAGACCAGAAATTAACCAACCAGCACGAGCTGCACCGTCAGCAATAGCTTTAAGGTTACCAGCAACTGTAGCGCCTCTGAAACGAACTTGTTTATCTTCATCTGGACCATTATCGCTCATGGCAGCTAATACAGATGTAACAGAATCTTCATCCAATGGGCAGTTAGTCAAATCAAGACCAGTATTCAATTTACCAGATAAACGAAGTGTGCTCAATGCAGTAGCATCTTTAAACATATCTTTTGTTGTAGTCAAAGAGCCTACATTCAATTTCAATGCTTTCAATGCTTGACAGCCTTTAAACATAGCTTCAGCATTTTGTAAACCAGGAGTCTTGATTTCAACTTGTTCCAATTTGGAACAACCTTCAAACATACCTTTTGCAGATGCTAAGTTTTCAGAAGTAGTTAATTGAACTTGAGTTAAGTTTTGGTTATCTCTAAACATATAGTTTGCAGATTTAACTTTAGCCAAGTTCAATGGAGCTAATTCATTCAATGCCAAAGCACCATCAAACATGTAGTCTGTGTATTCAGTATCATCAGTATTCAAGTTGTTATCCAACTTAGTTAATGTAGCATATTCTTTAGGATATGCAACTTTAAGGAAGTTGTAAGCATTCTTAGATACTTTGATGAAGTTAGCAGAAGAATCTTGATTTAATTCAGAATCTTCAATTACACCAGCTGGTTTTAAACCACGGATGTTACGAACGTCGATGGAAAGAAGTTGGTTTTTGAAGTCGATAGAAGCATCGAATTTAACCACGATTTTTTCATCACGTTGAATTACGCCATTAGCGGAATAAGTAGAAAGACCAATGTGTTTATTAGTCCAATACTCGAAGTTACGTACTTTACCAGCAGCACGTTTCAATTCACCATCTTTTACATAATCGATTTCCCAGATTTCTTTAGCACCTTCAGAAAGAAGAACTTTATAGTTATCATCTGGATTAGAGAATACGAAAGAGATTAATAAAGAACGGCGAATCTCAGCTTTAATGTCAACCATATTAGCTTTAGGACAAGCACGTTTATTATCACCGCTAGCGGTAGAATAAGGGTTACAATTGGTAGGGTCAATTACATTATCAATTGCCATTTAGTTACCTCCATTTATAAAAATATTATATTAAATTACCATAATGTTGAAAAATATTGAGGAAGGTCGTTAAGACCTTCCTCTAAATATTATTTACTGTTTGGAGACCATTTTTGAGCCATAAGAGCTTCAATGATACGGTCAGTAGATGTTTTAACACCAAGGGAGTTAGCAGAGTTAAGAGAATGACCTACACGAGCTTGTTTCATAGCACGGTTAGCAGTGTATTTTTCAAGCAAGTTTTTAGGTAAGTTCATAATCTTACGAGCTGCCATTTGACGCTGTTCAGATTCAGTCAATTCTGGATCTTCATGGAAGTAGTCAGTAGCTACATCAAGAAGTTCAGTGTATTTGTAGATCATTTCTGTATATACAGATTGATATTTACGACCGAATGTACGAGTATCAGAGATGATACGACCATCTAATGCAATTACTGTAGAACCATCAGCAAAGTTGAATGTGAATTTATGAGAACCAACTTCTTTAGATTCAGTAATAGCAATCTTATTAGTGCTTTCAACTTCTTTACCATTTTCATCTGTAGTTTTCTTATCAACAGATTCAAGGATTTTAGCTTTTAAAACGTCAGAGAAGTCTTCATAAGGTTTTTCTGGTTCTGCGGAACGACCATCAGAAACTAATTTACCAGCTTTATCGAATTTAACTACAGCATCATCGGAATAAACAATTTCAATGAAACCTTCTTTATTGATTTTAGCTTCTTTGATTTGAGTTTTAGTTAAACGGATAACTGCAGCTTGGTATTCTTTAACAATTTCAGGATGCTCAGCAATTACATCTTCAGGGCGTTGTACTATATAGTAGCCAGAGCCTTTAAGAGAGTTATAATCTTCTGCATCACCATGAAGGTTACCTTCATCATCAACTAATACTTCAATTGCAGTAGCACGACGATCTTCTACTTCAACGTTTTCAGTTGGACCATAAGTGATTTTAATAGCAACTGCAGTTTCTTGAACTTCAGATTCCATTAAGCCACCTAATTTACCAGGAACGTAGCAACGTTCATCTAATGTTTTACCTTGAGCTTTAGCTACATCGAATGGGGATACATATTTGTATTTGTCAGTTTTCAATACTTTTTTAACTGTTTCATCAGTATGATCAAAAGCATTGCGAACAAAGTTTAAAACTGTACCATCTGTATATGTGACAGTACCAGTACCCTTTTTATCAGCATCTTCTCGGAATACACCATCAATCTTATTTACAGGAGCAGAATCTGCTGCAGTAGTAGGCTGAGTAGCAGTATTACCAAGTACTTCATTATCAGGCATAATACTTTCTCCTTTTAGAAAAAATAGAATTATAAAATAATGACCCCAATGGTTTTTCACCATTGGGGTAAACCATTATTCATATGTCTATAATTATTTTCTACGTTTTTTAGTTTTAGGAGCTTTAGGTTCTGCAGCTTTTGCTTTTAGACCATTTTCATAAGCTTTAAAACCAGTGGAGATAGTAGAGCATAAACGTTGATAGTTAAATGCTACTTCTTGGAAGATACCAGATACTTCTTTCTTAGTCTTCATAGAATGAAGAGCACCACTTAATAGAAGCATCATTGTATATAGACGCATCATTTGAATTTTATCACTGAAGTTAGTTGTAACTACAAGAAGTTCCATTAAGATAGAGAAGATATTAATGGATTCAACTTCAAAAGAAGTGAATTCAGAGATAGAATCCATGAATACACCTACATTGATATTCTTAATATTAAGACGTACCAATGCATTATGAATAGCATCAACGTTACGTTGTTGATGTTTGAATGCTTTACCTACGTTGAGATACGATGGTTTATCATTCAATGCTTTATATAAGAAATCATATTCTTTAGCATCATTATTAGCATTCAATACATTGATGCAATGCTCATGAACTTCAGGATTATCTGTAGAATCCATGATACGATTCATTTCAGTAATACGATTTTCATAAGTTTCTGCAATGTAGTCTTCTAATAGTTTAGATACTTCTTTAGTTTCTTCAAGTTCATTAACTTTCTTGATAGCATCATTAACTAAGTCATGACCTTTATCCATGAATGCATTACCACAGATTTCACGAATGAAACCTTCGATGAAGAATTTATAGATTGTAGCATCATTAGTATTGACACCAAGTTTGTTAGCTTGAACTAAAAGCTCTTGTTTAGCTTGAGGTCCTAAGATCATTAAGATATCAGATTGTGGATCATTTTGAAGAGAAGCATATGTATGAATAATATCTTGATATACTTCATCAGACAACTCAATATCTTTAAAGTCTTCAGACTCAGCTTGTTGAGCTTTAACATCTTCTACAGTAATATCAATAGTATCAAATTTGTTTAGGATTTCTTCCAATTCTTTACTATCGATAGGACTTTCGACATCTTCGGAATTTCCATCGGTGCTAACAACTCTGCTTGAGATTTTAACTTTAGAAGCGTTTCCTTCATGTCCGCTCTCAACTGTTGTTTCGTTGGAGGGAAAGTTGGCTTCAGCCTTATCCTCCTCAGGTAATACTTCTACTTTTTCCATCTTTTCGATTTCTTCTACAGTAGGAATAGTCTCTGGAGCGATTGGTTGAATAACTTCACCTTCAGGGAATTTAGCCATATCTTCTTCAGATACAGTTTCCAATTCATTGATTTCAGTTTCAGTTAAACCCTCAGCGTCTTTTGCTAGGTTTTTTACAAATTTAATGTCTTCTTTAGCAGTTGTCATTAGAATTCTCCTCATCTTCTTCTAAAATTATATCATGATCAAAAGCTGTAGCTTCTGTCATATTTGATTCATCAATCTTTTCACCAGGTCTATATATAGGTCTAGTAAAATCTCTAGTAATAGTAATTTCTTTCTTTTCCATGATTAACCTAACCCTTGAATACGTAGACGTATCTCAGTAATATATTCAGGTAAGAAGTTTTCATTAGATAAAATAACTCTCATGAAATCATTATAAATATTTACATTCTCTCCAAAGTTACTTGCAATCAAATCAACCATAGGTTGTTGATAGCAACTTTGAAGAAGATCAATCATATTGATTTCTAATGTAGCGACATATTGAAGTACTTGTGGTAAGTTAGCATTGATGACTGCTAACTTAGTATTCTCCATAGTCTTACGATTATAGATAGTAGAACTATCTTTATTCTTTTTAGATTCTTCTAACTCTAAAGCAGAATAAATAGAGTCTTGCTCTCTAACGATCAATCCGATAACGAAATCAACCATATGCTTATTGAAGCTGCAGACTAAGAAGTCATATAATGTAGCTGCAGCAAGATAAATATTGTCATCCGTCATAGTATCGAATGACATATTACAGGAATTACAGATAATATCAATGATATTCCGATATGTGTCGCCTTCTACTGCATTAGTATTTTCGACATCCATTGGGAAGTTTGCACGGATATTATCAAAGTTAGATTTAAATGTGTTTACAATATTAGGTTTTGGTATAATAGCAAACTCGTAACGTTTACTGATCTGATCAGAGATCACATCATAAATATAATCACTACTAAAATTTGCTAAGATTTCAGATAACTGATGCTCATTGGCTAACTCATAGCCACTTGCTGTACTATATCCGAACATAGCTCCTCCTTACAAAAATAGATTTGTATAAATTTACTATATTGTAACTAGATAAATAATTTTTAAACTTTATCATAAAATTTTGCAAGGTTACCAGATATATGACTCTTGACATTTGGATCATCTAAACTATAGATAGATGTAAATGCCGATGGATCTAATTCTCCTTCAGTCTCATTACGTATTTGATCTATAGCATCTTTAGTCATATTATATTTATATGCATAAGCTTTCAAGAATTCAGGATTTCTAAATGCTTCTCTAAGAGCTGCATCTTCTTTAGCTCTCTCAGCTTTCTCCCATTCTTGATAAGTAATACCATGAGCTTTAATCATGGCTTTATATTTATCCATCGGAGTAATCTCTTCAGGATTATCTTTATTCATTTCCTGTTGAACTTGATGAATCTCATCATAGATCTCAACAGTCTCTGTTCCAACATCGAATACTACATCATCAACATCATTATCAGTCTTGATACCTTGCTTTGTAATACCGAAGTTTTCTTTAAGATTCTTACCTTCATACCATACATATAATGCCATGAGATAAGAGAAAGTTAAATCGTCATGAGTATTAGCAGAGTGCTCAATCTTACCATTACGTTTAACTTCTAAACCAATGAATTCATCATAAAGTTGTTTAGTAACAAATTTATCTTTATGATTATCCATACGCTCTCTTAAAATTTCCATTAAGAGTTCACGTACATTCTTAGTTGAATCAAGACCAAATACTTTAACTAAAGCTTTAGTCTTCTTAATTGCCCCAGGACCTTCAAAACGTTCTTCGAGAATCTTTTCTTTATGCTCGAAGTATAAGTTCTTAGAGATACCTGCCTTCTTAAGTAATGCAATGACAGAGGCTCCGAAGCCACCATTTCTTTCCACGTTTATTACAACGTTTGGCATATACTTTTGGGTTAACTCAACTATGATCTTAGCTAGCTCAATTTGGCTAATATAGTTACATTTAAACGTACCGATAACTTTAGTAGTCTTACTATCAATAATAGTAATAGCAGAACTATCTCGTCTATAACCACCAGATACGTCAACCCCCATTATTGGAGGATCTACTGGTTTACCATTTCTACCATAGTCAATCTTACCAAATAATTTGACTTGGAATTTACCACCTAATACTTCAATGATATTATCAGGATCTTTAGTTAAACGAGATACCGTTTCTAATTCATCTAAAGTAAATGGTGAATTGTCAGAACCTTGAGACCATTCAAGAAGTACTTCACGACGGATGTCTTCCCAACGGTTATTCATAGTTCTACAGATTTCTCTGAACCAGTCTTCTGATTTACCAAGTTGAGCATAACTAAACTTGATATATACAAAAGTAGACTTAGTATTAGAATTCATTATATCCATAATCTGCTGATATGATTTATCATACCAGAATTCAGAGAATGGAACTGCATCTTCTTTCATTTGGTATGCAAAGATACCTTCAGTGGATGTTAAGAACCCTGGTGTTGTAGTGAATAGGATACCATAAGGTGCACCATTTGCTCTAGCATTATCAGCAGCTCTCTTGAATGCAGGAACTGTATTAAGATAAATGATTTCATTGTATGGTGCAAATCCCCATTCGTCACCCCAGAGTAACGGAATAGATTTACCACGAAGAGTATTTTGTGCAGCTGTCTTATTACGAGCAGATGCTACAGTGATAATCTTATTTCTATTAACGGCATGCTCAAGTCTCAATACTGTATCAGAAACTTTAGCATTTTTACCATCACGAGAGAATGTTTGATCCATACGTAGATATGGAGGTAAACACTCACGTAAGTTTTTAAGTGTTTGTAAGTTATCTTTGGACCCATCTAATGCTTTATGCATAAATGCAATAGTAGAGTTAGATGTACCAAAGTTAAATAAGTGTAAATATCTAACGTCTGCTGATAGTGTTTTACCATGCTGACGAGGGAGCTCTAAGAATATATTCATATTATAAATAGAGCAGAAGAATAATGCCATATTACCACGGTGTAGCTCTAATGGAATACCTTTACCGCTACCACCTTGGTCTGGTACACGTACTACTTCACGAGCAAAGTACCAGAAGTTTACCATACATTCGGCTAATACTTTACCTTTGTAGTATGCACTTAAATTTGGATCATGTGGATCTATACCAGCAAGATCTGGATCTAGAAGTGCCAGCATGAATTTATTATTCTTTATCCCAATGGCTTTCAAATACTGATGCATCTTGATGAAGCTAGTATTTCGAGTAGACATTTGATAATAGATCTTCATAAATACCTCTAGAGTAATATATTATAAGTGTGATATAGTGATATAAGATTTAGTATAAGGAGGTTATATCATGCTATTCACAATTAAAGAAATTAAGAAATTGGAATCACAATTCCGACCAACGTTAGTGATATACTATTTAGTATTATTACTCACGATGGTAATCATTATTGGATCTGTTATAGATCCACACTTTATGGTAAGATGGTCTTACTGGTTAACAATGAATGCTACTCAGAATATCAATACTGCAACTACAGTAATGGTATTAGGTAATCTTGCTAAACTAGTAACCATATTCTTACTTGGAAATTATGCTCAATACTTACATAGATTCATTCATGTAAGAATCTATGGTAAAAAAAGAAAAGTATGATAAATATCTCCCATAGGATTCAAAGATCCTATGGGAGATATATGTGTCTTATTTTTTTTCTTTTGTTGCTTTTTTAGCTTCAGAAACTTTTTCTTCAGCGTTTTCAACGATTTCTTCTTCTTTTGCAGGAGCAACTGCAGCTTTAGCTTCTTCTTTAGCTTTATCTTCAGCAGCTTTCTTAGCAGCCTCTTCTTCAGCTTTACGTAAAGCTTCTTCTTTAGCTTTAGCTTCTGCTTCTTTACGAGCAGCTTTAGCTTTTGCTTCAGCTTCTTTACGTGCAGCTTCTGCTTCTTCTTCGGAAATAGAAGGAAGAACTTCTGTATTGTAGTTAGTGAAGTCTAATACTACTGTATCACCAGTAGGAAGGATTTCACGTACTGTAGCTTGTTGGGAAATGCAATCAGCAATTTCTTCTACAGTTAATAATTCACGATAGATACCACGTACAAATTTGTTACGTAAACGAATTGGACGACGGCATTCAACATTAACAAGTTTAGTCTTCAAAGTGCTCATCATATGCCTCCTGAATAGAAACGATTAATTCATCATCGATAAGATCATAAGCTTCTTTAAGCTCAACATTATCTTCGATTTCTTCAGCAAGATCTTTGCTGTCATTTTCATGAGTGCGATCGATATCAGAAAGCAATTCAATTTCAGCTGCGTCATCTTCATCGTCAGCTTCAATATCAATTTCTTCATCTTCTAACTCAGCTACAGAATCGATATCAGTGTTGTCATCGTCATCATCTAATTCGATTTCATCCATAGCATCAACGACATTGTCGATTGTATTATCCATATCGTTATCAGTAGCTGTGGAATCAGCAACAACATCTTCTACAGTAGAAGCTGCATCATCAAGCTCTTGATGGATAGTTTTATCATCTGCCATTATTAAATCCTCCTTAAAAATATTAATCTATAGCAGAATCGATGTAATCATCGTTATCATCTGCTAGATCATCTAAATCATCATCGGATAATGTAGATAATGCAATATCTTCATCATCCATAATTTCATCATCATCGTCACCATTTTCAATGGCATCAATGATATCTCTTTTAGCAATTAAAGAATCTAAGAAAGCATTTTCATCGACCATTACGTCAAATGCATCTTTCTCGTCAATTTGCTCTTTAAAATATTGATCGAGTTCACTGTTCATTGCAGTACCTCCATTAAGATTACTGATATGTTAACGTGATACATTTTTTAATATTGTTTGAACTTGACGTTCTAGGATATAAATAATCACAGGAACGTAGTAAAATATATCATGTTGAGGGATAGTATAGTTAAAGTCTTCTAATGTCTTAAGTAAGAATTCTTCATATCTATTCATCTTATCTGTATTATCATTAAAGTAATCAATGACAATATTCTTGAAATAGTTTAGATCATCAGTTTCATACCGTTCATTATCTCTAATACGCATAACTGTATCATCATCAAATGAAGGTACTTGCCAATAATCACCCATTTTATATTCATGGAAGATATAATAGTATTTCTCTAAGCTATAGTATAATAGAGATGTCTTATCTTCTACCATCATACCATAGCAAGATGGATTACATATAGTGCCAATATCTTTTCTTTCTAATGAATGGAAGAAAGATTTAGAATAATCTAATGCGAATGTAGCTCTAGGAGTTAATTGATGTGCTACGTGTAGATAATCTAAGTCACTACTATTCATAATATCATGACGTTTAATGAATTCAATCATGTAACTATCATAGAAATTATGATCATCATAAGAAAAAATAAAAGTCTGAGTTTTATTACTATAGAAGAGACTCCTATAGTAAGCAATCATATCCTGACATATATTTTCTAGTCTACTAATATAAGCGTAATCATCATCTTTGATTACTAGAGATAAGTTAGTACCGATATTAGTTGTATCCATAGTATAAGATTCTACAACTAAGGAATCAATATCTGTATTATCACCATCATGGGAACTTAGACGATAAGAGATCTTATACATATTAGCCCCAGTAGGTAATGTATCTAAGGATACACTTGTAACTTTAAAGAGGTATTCTTCATTAGTATGATTAATAATGAAATAGTCTTGAGGATATGGTTTAAATGCATTAGGTACAATATAAGCATCGCCTTCGATTGTATCAGATTCAAGACCAAAATCACCAGCATCCATTTGAACTTGAATTCTATCAAGACCAAAGATAACTGTATCTTTAATTTTATTATATCTTAATGGAGAATCTCCATCAGTATAACTATAAGCTAAGTTTGTAGACTCATCTAATGTACTCTTACTAGTATTGATATTGTAGTAAGTACATGTAGTAGGAGCTTTATCTGTAAAAGTATAGAATGTATTATCAAGCCGTTGAACTTGTGACTCTAATATAGAGTTTATCGTGGCTGTATATGTAGTGTCAAGGAATTTACCCATAGTCGACCTCCTTTATTAATGTGATGTTTTAGACAAAAAAATAAAGCGATATGGACTTTAAGCCCATACCGCTATAGTATTTGTGTACAGAAGTCTTGTATCTTACTTAATGGAACTCCATAATCTTTATCAGCTTGGTTTACATGAGCAAAGACTCTAGATCCTCTAAAGAATGCTATATTATTCTTTATGAAGTATTCTATTTGTCTCTTAGCTATCTCACCAGCAGAATCATTATCAAAGTATAGATGAATATCCATATACATTATACCTTTAGATAGGATATACTTTAAGACAGCTGAGTATTTATTACCAGCTGCTGCAAAATATATTCCTGTAGCTCTATTAGCAATATTATTGTATACAGATATGATATCAAATTGTCCTTCTGTAATATGTACTGTAATTCTATCCGATGTATATGGAATAGAAGATGGTATACAGAAAGCTTTATTATAAATATCTCTATCATCTAGTTTACAGATTAGATATCTGTATTTACTATCGACTTCTCTAATACAACGCATAGAGAGTGATGTATTATTAACTGAGAGGAATCCTACATAGTCCCTTTGAATTCTTTCAAAATCAGATTCTGTAGCTCCCAGATACCTCATGATCTGGCGTTTAAAAAAAGAGAAATCGAAGATAATCTTCATATTCATCATCTCAGATACTGATAAGTTAGTACCAAGACGACCATTGATGTAGGCAACTTTATCAGGATATAGATTATAGTTTACCTCAAATGCATCATATGCCACTTGAGGTTCTCTAATACGATTAGATGAATAAGAGTTACCTCTACTCAATCTCATCTCTTTATTATGAATATCAATAGCTTGTATTAACTCCTCATCTCTAATATCTAAGAGATTAAGGAAAGTTCTATTGACTAATCCTCCTGCTTCACATTTAAAGCAGTTAAACATGTAAGGCTTATCTTTCGATAAGCCTATATACATGTGTTTTTTACCAGCTGAGGACGTATGCCCACAGTATGGGCATCGTAAGACTAATTCCTTTTTACCAGCAGCAAACTGGCTATTAGGAATTAACGATTTCAATTTGCTGCCGATATCCATTATTTATCTTCGTCTTTCTTGTATTTATTTTTTGCTTCAATAACTTGAGCAACACCGGTAAATACTGCTGCAGTTAATACCGCTGCACCGCCTAAGATAGTTGCAATAGATGTACCAGTTTCTTTACTCATTTCAAACGCTGCTTTACTTGCTGCACTTACGAATTCTCTAATCATTTTAATATCCTCCTAATTTCTTCCACATGCTTCTTCAATTTTTGCTCTCAATATTTCATTGATATCATCTTCTATTTGCACTTTAGGTTGACCTTTAGCTTTTTCTAATAAAGCTTCTGCTGCTAGAACTGTACCATATGCTGCAAGTACCGAAGTAGCAGCTTTACCAGTTGTCTCAATTACATCACAGATGCCATCCCAATCTTCTTTTGTTAATGCATCAATAATATCAAATATCATAGTCGTTATCCTCCATTAATACGTTGTTAAATTAATTTTCAAAAAGTACTTCTAAAGTAATTTCTTGGATTCTTTTACGCAATCCTTCCTCTGAAGTTTGCTTATAAAGCCATTGAAGTGCTGGAATTAGGCGAGCTGTATTACCATTAGCCAACTCTAATACTTCTTTAGCAGTAGCTTTCTTGAACCCAATAGCAAAGCCAATAGATTCATAATTTAAAGTATTTGTCTCAGGTGATGGAATTATATGTCGTTTTGGTTCACCAATTTCGATTTCCATAGATTTAGGTTCTACTGGAACCAACTTTTCTACCTTGACTGCTTTCCAGTCAGGTTTTACTCCTACAATAGTCTTTTTATCTTCATCATCTTTTTGGTAGATGAATGGATTTAATCTATTACCATTTAGATCTTCTTTAGGAAGCTCATCGCTGAGAGTAATTTTATTGATGCAGATGTCATAGATATCTTTAGGTGTTAGCTGATCTTTGAATTGTTCATATGTAGCTTCTAAATCAGAGCCACATTTTGCAAATACTTCTTTTACTTCGGTTGCCATTTTAACTGTAATCATTATTTATTCTCCTTCACTAATTCTAATTTATGATTTAAAATATACCCAGATGGATTAGAACTGGTCAACTGTGTTAATACATTCATAAGTGGTAAATACTTAAACTCTTTAATTGTATGGTATTCTTGAGAACCATAAGTAACCTTACCATTTTTAACATATTCATCTAGATAGTCTTCCATATAATAGTATAGACTTAGATTATTATCCATTCTAGTATATAGATTTCTAGAAGAGTTTGTTTTCAATCCATACTTAAGGAAGATATCTCTAACCATCTCTGGATTAAAGTTTTCACTCCTTGCAGCCATGAATAAATCGTAAGTGAACTCTGCAGACTTAACTGCATTCACTTGTGGATCTGATAATACACGATGACTACTAATAATATCAGCATCAGCTGCATATTTATCAAAGTACGCTTGTTGCATATACCGTCTAATATTAGTCTTAGCACTATTGACAGTATAATATTCACACTCATACTCAATAGCTAAGTCTAGTACTTTAATAGACTCACCTAACTTAAACATATCTTCAATCAATTTACTATTAAAATATCTGAAGTAGATATTATTTAAGATAGCGATATATGGACGTGTTGTACACTTTTGAAGAATAGTAGTTAAATCTAAATCTTCAATTGTACTATTAAATCTACGTTCAGCTACATCTTTTGCAAGATCATAATCATCATAGATGCGTTGACGTAATACTGGATTGATATCCATCATACATTCTAGGACATCATCTCCAGTTCCAATGTCAATATTATTCTCACGAATAAACTTGACGTTTCTTAAAACTACTTCTGGTATATGTTTAAATCTGTATTCCTCATTCATCCGTTTTTACAACTCCTAACTTCTTATCCCATTTTCTTCCAGGGATTTGTCCTTTAATAGTCAACCAAATATAGTATAAGAAAGGCAATGTTTTATATATCCGACTAATCTGCCAAACTTCACCTTTATACATAATAGCACCTTTCTTAAATATATTATTTAAGTATCGTCTATAGTTTCTATAGAATGTGATATTCTTGGTAAAAATCTTTATACTTCTATTAGAGTTATGAGAGTATTTTACATTATATTTATCACATAGATTTTTATAGGTTTCATATGGATCATCATTATCCAATAAACTATCTATTACTAATACAGCAAAGTCTACAGATCTTTTTAGAATGTAATCTGGCAATCTACCAACTCTTCCAACATAAATGCTGATTTCTTCAGGCGTAGCTGTATATTTCTTGATATATTCATCAGCATCATATGTTTGAGTAGCTAAATACTCACATTTCTTTCTATTACCTCCATACTTTAATTGAATCTGGCTTTTAGATAAAGTTGTAGCATCAAATATCTCTTCAATCAATTTTATATTAAAGTATCTGAAATAGATATTACTAATAATAGCTTTATATTTAAAATAGGATCCTTTACCTAATGATAAGATATCAGTAAGAGTTATTTCTTCGAATGGCTTTTCAATAGCCTCCTCCATTCTAAATATTTGATCTGTATCAGCTCTAATTGTATTAATAAAGGGATTGATTACATTTAATTCAGTTTCCCTAACATTAATATCATATCTTTGACAGAATAGATAGTTCTTTAAAATCATACTATCTACCCCATCAATATACTGCTGTAACTTTTTAACCATATTGACCTCCTTTTATTTTTGTAAACCAATTCTACCAGCGGAAGCTGAAATATATTCAATCTTATGATTACCATCACGATCAAATTCTACAAATTCTCCTACTTGTAATGCTAGTATTTTCTCTTCATTTTTCAATACCGCCTCCTTAGCTTCATTAGGCAACTTCCAATCTGGATCGCCAAAGTTAACTACATTCTCTTCACTCATTTCACCTCCACCATTCCAGAATTCAGAACCGGACTTACGCACTGCAGAGAAGATGTTTCCATCTACATCTACTTCAGCTGTCATCCAGTCATAATAATGAACGTCATATTGGAAGTATGAGTCATTGTATCCATAATTGGATTCTAACTTATAGCTATTCTCGTCTAAACGAATAATCTTTGTATCTGCACCAGATAAATTTAGAGATGCTAAAGTTTCAATAAGTTTATTCATGAGAGATTAACTCCTAGTGGCTATTAGATTATTTCTTACCGTAAGTATTATCCCAATCAGCAATCTTCTCATTGAGTTCATCTAGCTTATCAGTCTTATAACCATATGCAAGATTGAATCTTAGATCTCTAATATCTTCAATATCCATATCCCATGAAGCAATCATTTCAGATTTGAAGTCATAGAGGTATTCTGCATCTACACTATTATATATTTCAGTATATGCTTCTATGAAATCTTTAATAAACGCTGTAGGAAGCTCTATATCTAAAGCGTTTTCAATTTCACCTATAATGTAATCTACTTCCCAATAGAGATCTTGATTAGTAAACTCAATACCATTGATTTCTGCTTTGAATTCTTGAATAACTTTTGATTTCATTTTTATTTCCTCCAAATAAAATAATATCCACTAGGAGTTAGACTCCTAGTGGCTTTTCAGTATATTCTCTTGTATCCATATAACTAAGCATATCATTAAATGCTTCTTTTGCTTTAGGATCTGGATTATTTACATTTATATATCCTTCTGGAGCAAGAATCATTACATTATCAGTTTCATCTAATGCATATTTGATCTCTCCAGTATCAGCTACATAAAAGTTATCTCTATTTACATAGAATCTATATCCAGTATAATCAGATTTAAATACGGTCTTATCTTTTCTTAGCTTATTGCTAATCAAAGTATAATATCCCTTCAGTAACATAGTAAATCTCCTTACATATTAGAATTAGGTATTATTCTTTTGTTGATCCGTATTTAGAATAGATAATCCCCTCTACTTTAAGGGACTTAGTTAATACAGTATCTAGAATTATCATTAAAGTTTCATGCATATATATATTAGTATTAGACTCCATTATAAATAAGACATCATCATCTAATCCATAATTATGTATCTCAAATGATAATTTCTTCAATATTGGTTTACTTCCAGATATATCAAATACCATACCAGACTCATATGTAATACTATCTTTACATTGTCTGCATTGGATGTATATATGTTTACCTCTATTTATTATATCAGCATTAACTCTACCAAATAGATATTGCTTATACGTTTCTAAGATTGATTTAAGTATATTAGTCTCCAATTTCTCTTATCCCCTTAAGTTTAATAAATGAACTATAACCAAAATTAAGACTACAATCTTCAAATGATTCTAATACTTCAGCTATTGCATCATCATTAACTCTACCAAGTTTAGTAACTTCTTTAACTGGATAGATTCTATCACTTTCAATAAAGTCTAGTATATTAATATACGCAAAGCTTATCTTATTATCACTCTTTTCAATTATGAATCTACCTTTAATATGATAATAATCATCTTTATGAATACATTCTACAGAGAATGTATTTTGAGTCTCTCTAATAGTAATATTACCAAATAGTAAATTACTTACAGATTCAGAAACTTCACCTAGTTTAAGCATTACTCTTCTCCTTTATTAATAAATCTACTTGAAACCTTAATAGTTGGATCATAACCATATCTCTTATTATACTCCTCAAACTTATTGAGTAGATTAACCATCTTAATATGATTAGCTTTACATAGCATAACAGATCGTTTATCATCTTCTGGCTTCTTACTATTAATATATGCTAAATTAACACGACCATTATTCTTATCTACCATTAACTTACCAGTTATCTTAATATCTTCTTGATCTATTTTACAAAGGATATTTAGTTCTCTTGTATATTCATTAATAGATACTTTACCAAATAGCAATGGTCTAATACTATTGATTACTTCATTAAAGTTAACCATTCTATTTATCCTCTCTAGTTTTAATATATTCTAATACTTCAGAAACAGTATGATTTACTGAATCTATACGGAAGATAATATCAGTTTCATCATCATCAATATACTCAGTTTTAATATACATGGCAAATTCTATTGTATGCATTAGTTCATCTGTACTTAGCCTGAGTTCAACTATCTCTAATATAGTATCGCTAAGTTTATTATTACATACTAAACGACATCCACCCTCATATTCATGTATAGATACTGAACCAAATAGAATATTGTCATTAGTTAATTCATTTATAAAGTCAGTATACATTATTATTCCTCTTCAATAAGATCTAGATCCTTGTTAAGAATATAATTAGAATAGATGTATTCTAGTACATCATCTAAGTCTTCCTTTTCAGCCATAAGATTCAATATTGTACCAGATTCTAATTTAGTTACGTTAAAATAAATCTTTCTTAGAGTATCATCTTTGAATATAAGATTCATAGTATATCTATACCCATTCTTAAATACTCCGCATATAAAACATACAGATTTAGTATTCATATCACCAGTGATGACAATTGGACCAAAGAGATATCTATAATATCTCTTAAAAATTGGCTCATAAAATCCGTTTGGTAAATCATTCTTTAATGTAAATCTCATTTCAATCCTCCATATTTATTATAAAGATATAGTTTTAATGTCTTTAGTATATCCATATTGCTTATTAGCTTCTCTGAAAATAGCTAATATATCTTCAATACGAGATCTATCTCTTCTAGCTAATCTGTATGTAGTCTCCAATGGATATTCTGGATCATACTTATCATATAAATTACATTCGATATTTAATAATGTAATCTTATTCAACTCTTTATCTATGATTATTCGACCAGCTATTCTTACTTCCTCTTCTCTATAAGTGCATTCTACAATTATATTCGGTAAGAATTCTTCAACAATTACATCGCCAAATATAAAATTATAGAATCCTTCTGGCATATCATTTAAGTTAATCATTCAATCCTCCTGAATAAAATATATGGGTAAGAGAGACTAAACTCTCTTACCCTAAAATATTAACCATTATTGATTAAGCTTGCATATATCAAGAATTCCTCATTAAGTAACTCCTGTTGTGGAGTAAATGCTTTACCAGTATTCTCCTTATTGTCGAAATCAATAATTTGGAATTTAGATGATACTATAGTAGCAAGCATAGAAACGAGTAGATTAGTAATCTTCTCATTTCGATAAATGGATGCAACAGATTCATATGTATTAGAAGAGGTAATCTTCAATAACTCTTTCTTATTCATATTAACCCGTTTAATTACTTTAACAAACTTACCAGACAAGATTGCTTCCATTGTATATAAGCCATTAGATGCTAATATACGTTTAGCTGCAATGATAAGTTTGATATAGTTAGTTAAATCAATAGATCCTAAAGAAGATGGATCTCCAAACCACTTATAGAATAGATAGCATACTAGCATCTTTTGATGTGGTACAATTGGAGACTTACGTCCTTTAGATAATTCTATCTTATAATAATCAATCTCTTCTTTAGAGAATGGACCAAATCGTTCTTCAATTTGCTTCATAGTATTCTTGAAGTTTACTTGATTATGAATCAATAAGGCTTCATTCTTCTTAGAGAGGTGACTTTCGAATTTATCGAATTCTGAATTGTCATCATCATCACCCTCATTACGATCAGATGATAATTGATTGAATGCGAATTCATATTTAGCATTAACAACCTTATTCTTGATATTGTTTTTAATAGATACATATATTAGATTCAATAATGTACCATTATAAACAGCCTTTGGAATAACTTGGATGATAATACTAATGATTGTATCAAAGCTATGAGAGAATTTGTTGCGAGAACGGATAAATTGTCTATCCCATGCACCAATATTCTTATTCATATCTTGTAAGATACGACTAGCCGTTGTTTCAGATAGCTTTGTATATAGATCCATATCTGGATGCATGTCTACAATAAGGATATCATAGAACTTCATCAAGTATTCGTCTATATTTTGTACCTTTTTGATATAAGCATAATGAATCAATAGTGGAATCAATATCAATTGAAACATACTTACTTCCATTAATGCTTGAAGATGTTTATTAGCATATTGAAGTACATTACCATTCTTCTTATTACGTTTAATATGAATGATAAAGTTATCTTCATTCAATGCTTTTACTTTTCTAGCAAATGTACTAAACAAGATATCTCGTTTAACATCTGCCATGAATGTATCTAGATCATATACATTAGATTCATCAGTATCAATCAAGAACTTAATTCTTGCATAGATAGCAATCAACTCATGTTCAGGATCATAGAATTTTTCAAAGTAATTTAGATAATGCGTAAAGTGATCTACACGTTCTTCAGAAGAATAGCATTTCTTAATACTCAATACAAATGAGTTAAAGATAAGACTTTCTTCTTGGTTATTAGTTAGCATTTGAGACAATGGAGCAATAATCTGTTTACCTCTAATTGTCTTTAATACTTTATCTTCCTCTGATGTTGGATACCAATCATCAATAGGAGGGATGGCGTCCTCTGGTCTAATAGACGTAGAGAACGTTCTTGCTTCTGGAGTACGAATAGAGTACTCTCTGTCATATATTTCCCCTGACTCTTCGATATTACGTCGAACAGTTCTACTTGTTAATGCCTCTGTTAGTTGCATTATTTCCTCCTCATACATAAACGAATATCATTACTATTCATCTTTATAATATATGATTTTATATTCGTTTCGTAGTCTTGGTCCTCCTAATATTCGATTTGATATTTTTACTAAGAGTCTTGCTTTGCATTGATGCGGCAGTTGTATTAGTAGTTCTAACTTTACCAATATGCTTAACTACCTTATTTACATTACCACCAGACTTAACTCCCTTTTTGAGTAATCTATGTTTAAATAACGGATCTATAGCTCGAGCATTCTTTTCACCTTCAAGACGAAGTTGTGCTTTAGTGCTACAATCAGTTACTAATTTAAAGAAATCTTTAGCATTTCTAATTACTAAATTGGATTCTTCATAATAATGCTTCTCTAGATAGCCATGTTGACGTATGTATAGGAACCCAAAATATAGAATTTTAGCGAAATTCACTACCCCATAGGGGTTACGTTCTTTAGGCTTAGATTTAAGCACTTCATCTGGAACTTTATCTAAAAGCTCGTCTACTAGAATACCATTTGCATTATATACATGAGCAAATGTGAAAACGAAAGCTGGGTCATTAGAGAAGAATTGTACTTTATAATTCTTCAAAGTACTAGAGTGACTATCAGTTCCACTCTTAGGAGAAAATTTAAATACAACTTCATATGTAAACTTAGGTACTATCTCAGATGGTACTCTAAGGAGAATAAAATAGTTTTTACCATCATTGAAGAAGTTATGCTCGATCTTCCCATTATATCTTAACATAACCTTTTCAAATTTTTTCTTATAAGCTTCAGCTAAATATTGCGAGCCAGTTACATTACCTTTACCCGCAGGAGATTTTCCATATTCATCTAAAGTCATTTCTAACTTAGCCATCCAAACTTCTCCTTAATGAGGTTCTTACCAGGATAGGAATTCAATTCCTACCCTAGTAAGCTTGCTCTGGACAATTAATCTTTATAGATATTGTGTGCTGGAGATTGGCAAAGGAATTGCTTAGTCGTAACAAGCATACCAACCACATTAGCAACAATGTCTAACACAGTGATATCTGATTTAATGGAAGACAATACTAAACCATCGGCTTCACCTGTACGTAAGTTGATAGGTGTTTTAGTCTCGATAGTAGTCTTGATCATATCTTTAACTTCATCAGATGCTTCGGAATATGAGGAAGGTACTTCACCAAGGGAAGAACCATAAAGTTTTGCAAGTAAATCTAAATAGGAATTGTATACTATACTAATGATTCCAGTATCAGGATTTTTATGAAGTTCGTGGAATACATTGAATGCTTGGATATTTGCACCCCAGCCATAACCATGTTCAGCGGCAGACATACAGTTCAATACAGCATCTTCTGCAGCATCGAAACGATTATCACGTTCTTCTGGAGTAGATCCACCAATATATAAGTCAACCATATTAGCTTTCATGCTATGGATACGACGACGTAAGTTACCAATATCATTTAGGTTCTTACCATCTTGTTTAGCTTGAGCTAATTGCATTTCCAAGTTATTGATGATAGATTTATAGAAGTCAGAGAATTCTGTAGTACCTTCTTTATACATGAGTTTAGGGTTAATAATTTTAGTTTTATTATAACCTGCAACAACTGCATCTGCAGTACCACACCAATCAACGATTGTATCAACTGTTGGAGCATCACCTTTTTCTTGGTCTTTTTCTTGTTGCTCTAAGTTAATATACTTACGAACTGTACGAGCATCACATAAGTTAGCTAAGTCCATAAGTACTTCTTTTTTATAGATATCGGATACAAGACAGAATGGAATATTAAAGTTATTAGCTTTAGCATTCATCATTGTCTTAACCAATGGATCCATAACAGCTGCAATATCACTGGATACTTTAGGACACATGATAACTGTTGGAGTTAATTCACGACGATCTTTTAAAGGTTCCATGATATTATGATAGATGATAGCAGAGAAGAAGTTAATCATTTCTGGAGTATCAATAGGGTCTTCGAAGAAATAGATCTTAGGCGCATTGATTTCTGCAGTAGATTCAGCTTCATTAGTAACGAATACTTTATCAGCATAGCCTGCATCTAATGTCATACCATCGAAGATTTTAATATAGTCTTGACTATCATTGGAACGTTTAACGTCAATGTATACATCAGTACCATTTTCCATATAGATACCAGAGATCAACTCAGCCATCTCTTCATTGTTGTTTGTGGAGATTAGAGCGATCTTATGAATATCTTCATATGTTTTAATTTCACGTGTTTGAGACATGATAGTTTCAGACGCACGTTTAACCAATTCATTAAGTTGACGTTCTAATTCTGCTGGTGGTAAATGCCAGTTATAGATTTCAGCATTATCTCTATTTGGTTCACATTTAGTAGCCAAACGTTTATAGATAAGTTGAGATAATAAGATAGCAGATGTAGTACCATCACCAACATTCTTAACTACATGGGAAGTTAAGTCTTCTAATACTTCACGGATACTCATTTCTAAAGTACCATTAAAGTAGATATTTTTCAAGATAGTATGACCGTCTTTAGTAAATTTAGGAAGGATGTCATCTTTCTTGATTTGAGTAGCAGACCCATAAGGTCCGAAGGATGTAACTAGAGAATCAGCAATGATTTGCAACACTGCCATAGTTTGGTCATGTAAAGTTTTTTGCTCTACAATGTTAGAGTAGATATGCATAATTACCTCGCAATTTTAACTAATTTGTCATATGGTTCAACGACATAGAATAAGTTCTTAGGAAACATATCATAGAACTTAGCTTGAACTATATACTTACCTAATGTATAGTCGTAGTCTGTATTGATAGCATTACGTAAAGCGAAGACATGTTTGCCTTCAACTTTAGGAGAGTAATCTTCTAATCTGAATAAGCTATCAGTATAGATAGCATCATATTCATTTAAAGGGATATCTCTCTTCTTATAGATACGTAATTTATTCTTTGGGTTTAAGCTCATAGCACGTAGATTAGTTTCTTGATATTCATTATCTACAGCTATAGCTATATTGAAGCTCTTACCTTCGATGCCAATAATATTATAGAATAGTCTATAAAGATCTGTCTCATAAGTATTAAAGTAAAGTAGTTCACCATACTTATTAATGATCTCTTCTAATAGATCATCAGCAGATTCTTGGTATTCTTCTTTTAACAACGCAGTTAATGGATTTGGTTTAGTACGTTCTTGAAAGATATAGATCATATCTAATTGAGATAGATCTAGTATTCCATCAATGAAGTACTTAGAGTTCTTAAATCCATACTTTATTACATCATATATCGATAAGTCTGTATTGAATAAACTTGAGTATTCAAATATAGGAGCGACTGTTTTACCTTCCATATGAGTATCCTTACAAAAAAAATAAGGAGATAGAGAAGAACCCTATCTCCTAATAATATTACATGTCATCTAAAGATGCACGTTTGAATTCACTAGATGTAGAAGAGGAGCTACCGCCAAAGCTACTACCAGCATTAGAGTTAACACCTAACTTTTCTGCAATTGCTTCAATAGTTGCATTAGTATTGCTACCAGCATATTGAGCGGTTTCATGTACAGAGTAAGCATATGCATTAGTCATAGATTTAGCATATTCTTCCAATACTAATACGAAGTCTTCTAAGTCCATATTTTTGTAGCTATCGAAGTCTTTATCACCATCGAATTGCTCTTTATCAAAGTTATGAACGGAGAAGTGCAAGTCTGTACGACAGATAAAGATAATTTCTTCTTCTAAAGCAGAAAGATCTTTATTCAATTTACGGATACAAATTACAGGTTGCTCTAGACCGAAGTCGGAACCGTCAGTAACTGTAAGGAATGTATTAGCACCTGTAGTGATACCAACGGAAGTTAATTCACCTGCAAGGAAACGACGAATTTCACGAGCTAAGATACGAGCTTTAGTGTGTTTCAAATACGCACTAACTTCACGATCACGATCAGGCATTGGATAATCTTGACCAGATACCATTTTCAATGGAGCAATACCAATTTTCAAAGTACCTTGCCAGAATGTAAAACCAATAGAAGAGCCACCAAAGGTTTTAATATCTTTGGAGTTTGTCATACGATAATTAGAGTAAACATTGATAGATTTCTTTTGACTGGATCCACCAGTACGGTTAAATAAGCCTTGTCCAAGAGCCATTTGTGTTACCTCCTATAAAATAAGATAATAATTAATCTATTGTAGGCTACACTGTAATATCCTACAATCAGGGTTATAATATATCTTTGTAATAGGATATATTTAGAATCATATATTATTAAGGTGATATGATGATATAGTTTATAGTTTTAAGCCTAAAGGCAGAAGGGAGTCATATCATGAATTTAGTAGAAGCATTAAAAGCAGTAGCTCCAAAATTAGAAGGTAACATGAAGGTTACCAAAACAGATTATTCTTCTTATAACGTTAATTGTTATGGAGAAGATAATGGAGACTATATTACATTAAGTGCTAATGTAGAAGGTAACGTTAGTGAAACTGATTTTGATATTTTCGATATCAATGTATCAGTAAATGATATTGAAGAAGAATTATCTTCTGAAGAAGTATTGGATATCTTCTGTAATGGATCAGTAGATCCAACTGGTGTAGAAGATTTGGAGATCGGAGAATCTATGATCTTTGAATTATTCTAAAGAAAAATCCCCTAGGAGATTCAATCTCCTAGGGGTATTTATTTTTTTTTGTTTATCTACGTTTTAGTTCCATATCAGGATAGTTGATATAGATACGGTTATAGTCTCTTCTTAAAGTTTCACGCTTGGCTAACTCTTCTCTTAGCTTAATATATTTAGCCTGTAAGATAGAATATTTAGATCTAAGTTTTTCATCTAAATCATCTTCGGATAATACACCATCGATGATAGATAGACGAGTATTGATAGAATGCAATAATAACAATGCATCATTTTCTTCATCAATATTACGTAAACGTATTTGGAATTCAAAGAGATCATTTTCATAATCTTTGATAGCACTATATTTGAAAGAATTCGTTGTGTCCCTATATTGTTTTCTAGCCCAATCGATTGGACCAGCTTCTAATAGAGAATTGTCATCGATTCGGGATAGTGCTGTAATAACACGTTCTATCTCACGCTTAACTAGACGAATAGCAGTGTAAGACATTGCTTTACGTAAGCCTTTGATTGTAATGATACGATTAGATAATACATCATTATATACAGATAGACACCATGCAATAATTGTAGATGTATCTCTAGGACCACTATTTGTATAATTGATATATCCAGAGTTCTTTAATTTTTTGATAGCAATTTCAAGATCCATGCCAAAGCCACAGCCGATCAAGAAGTCATCAGCTAATAGCATATCATGGTCTTTATACATAACGGAAGTAATCTTCCAAAGTAGATCTTTAAAACCAAATGCTAATAATGCAGCATAGTTTACTGTATTAGCTCTACGGATAACGCTATTAGTTTTATCTAAGTACATATCGATTTCTGCTTTAGCAATATCGATAGGGGAAGATGTGTTAACCAATGCACCGATATCATGTAGAATTAATGATAAGATCTCTCTATTAGATAAGTCTAAGATTGGATTGAATAGTTTAAAGTCAATCTCTACATAATACTTATTCACTTTAGCTTTGGAATCATCACTATTGTATTCAAATGCATCATTCAGAAGAATATCATAGATATCATTATCTTTAATCACTGGCATTACACAGACACCAAAGAATGGAGTATCTGTATTCTTAGAAAGCAATACAGTATTACAAGTACTCCCAGTAAAGAAAGAGTTAAGTTCATGATTCAACTGTCTTAGAAGATCTGGGTCTTGATTTGTACGAAGTTGCTCAATAATATCTAAGCAATCGCCGAAATCATAATTGTTCATACTAGAACTCCCTTCTTGAAAGTAAAGGAAAATGCCTAGAGCCTATGAAGGCTCTAGGCTAGAATCCTAATTAGTTAAATTATGGTTTTACATATTCAACTTTTGTTGGAGCAGTGATGTCACCTTTAGCGTCATTTACTTTAGTGTAAGTGGAAGCGTTGGGGTAACCACCAGCTGTACCAGCAGCTGTCATAGTATCAGGAATGAATGTAGTGTAATCATTCATCAAGTTACGTCCGATAGGATCAGTGTTTTCATAACGTGTACGAAGACCTGTTGGGTTGATGATTTTTACACGACCTTGTACCGGTTGATAACCTACCAATTTAAAACGTTCGAATGCATGTACTGCAGGCAATGCAGGGTTTTGAGCATTACGGATTTCATTGGATAAGTACAATTGGTAATCATAGATGCAATAGATAATGCGATCAGAATTACGAGGGTTTAACAAGATGATCAAGTTTTGGTTGTTACGTAGTTTATCAGAGCTTACGAAGTTGTAAACACGTTTGTCGGAAGTTACAACTGTACGAGTGAAGTCTAATTCTACAGGACCAATGGAACTTGGAGCTTGGTAAGTGTAAGTAGTTGGTGTGATTTTGCGAATGATCGCAGGGTTACCAATTACAGAGATTGTGATGTTAGGGTCATTCAATACTTGGATCATATATTGAGCGTAGTTGTCCAAAGCATCCATGAATGTTTTGTGACGGTATTCTACTTGATCCAATGCATAACCTTCTGGTGGAGCGAAGTCAAATACTTCAGCTAAACGGTTAGCTTCTGGCATACGTAAGAAGGATTCATCCAATTCAGCATGAATTTTGTCATCTTTGAAGTTACCAAGAGCTGTTTTGAACAAGGAAAGGATATTAGTCAATTGATCTTCGTTATAAAGAGCTTGAATATCTTTTACTTCTTCAGGGCTGATTGTAGTATTGATTGGGTAAGCATCAGGAATTTCAACGATGTTTGTTTGGGAATCCCATTTAACGCTTACAGTGTTGTGCATAGCAGAAGTTGTTTCACGACGAACTGCCAATACTACTTTTTGAATTGTAGCGTCAGAGCAGTACAACATGAATTGGTTATTTTTGAAGAAACCAGCTAAATGACCAGAGATAGTTTTAGGAGTACCTGCAGTTTGTTCAACAGTTACAGAGAAAGCAGTCATCATTTGACGGTCGATTTCGCCATAGCCTGGTTCGAAGCGGCATTCTTGAATAGGTACTGCAACGTCGATAGGAGCAGCAGCTGTAATTTCAGTAGCTGTTACAGGTTCAACAGCATCACCAGTAGCATTAGGTTTCATGTAACCAGCTTTTGGAATAGCATTAACTACGATATGAGTTACTGCAGATTCGATAGAGAAGTTATCGATGTTTTGGATCAAACCTTGAGGACCAAATACTGCTTTACGGATTTTGTCTTGAGCAGTTGTGTCAGTTGGAGCCAAAGGAAGAGTTACCAACAAGTTATGAGTTGGAGCTGTCGCAAGAATAGCACCAAACATTTCATTTTGTTGAGTGAACATATCGATTTCACGACCATCTGGAGTAACCATTTTGCGGATCTTCATAGTCAATGTGAATTTAGGAGTTTTAGCAACAGCTTTGTTGATAGCACCTTTATCGAATACGTTGTTCATCAAAAGGTTTTTGTGCAATGGGAATACCAAGCCCATAACTGGGTTGTATGCACCAAGAGTTGCACTTTCCAATAATTTGGAACGGTCATTTTCGTATTGAGCTTCCATCATAGCCATATGGTCTTGGTAACCGCCTGGGTTGCCAAGGGCTTGGAATTCTTCCATATCAGCGGATTCAGATACGAAGAAATCACGCATAGTTTCATTGGATTCAGGAGACATCATTACACGGCTCATTTCTGTATAGAATTCAGCACCTGTCTCTTGACGGATATTTTCTGCCATTTCACGAATAGCAGAAGCATATTGACGAGTACTGGAAGTGTTATAGCCACGACCAAATACTACGTTGTCTTGTTTAGATTCACCTACAACTGGCATAATCTTTCTCCTTTCGAGATTATAAATGTATTTTTTGTATTTTGATTATATCAGGTATCTATAGGGACACCAAAATATTTACTATATTGTTATACTGTACAAGAGTATACAGTTTACTTTTTAATAGGTTCTTTAGGTGCTAAAGTACCCATTAATTCGTTTAATCTATCTAAAACCCAAAGACAATAATAGAAGTCAGATTTGTTTTCAATATAAGACTTAGTATTGAATGTCTTTGTGATATAGTAAGATATCATATCAGATAACTTATCTAGAGATTTAGATACCTTAGTGATGATCTTCATATTATCAGAGTTCTTCTTAACATAATCTACTTTCTCTTTGAAAGCTAAGGTTACATTATAAAGCTCAATGAATCTATCTTTCAATTCTTTAGTACGAATGGCTTTCTGTTCATCAGTAAGATCTTCAAAGATTTCATTCTCTAAACCTTTGATGTCCTCCCCCCCCCCACCGCCGTCTCCTCCATCGTCGCCTAAGTCATCTGGTTCCATATCACCATCATCGCCACCGGCATCTGGATCATCGGAATCTCCACCGTCATCACCTAAATCATCAGGTTCCATATCACCATCATCAGTGTCATCACCTGCATCAGGTTCATCAGTGGTGTCATCGCCATCTTCATCAGGAGCTCCATCTTCTAAATCTTCTGGTTCATCATCTTCACCTTCAGAATCATCAGCTAATGGATCGTCATCACCTGTATCTTCGCCTTCATCATCGGCATCCATATCAGGTTCTTCAGGTTGTTCATCGTCATCATCACCTGGTTCATCATCTGCAGGATCATCACCACCACTTAGATCATCAGGTTCTTCATCAGTACCATCACCATCCGCATCAGGATCACCTGCACCTAAATCTTCAGGAGCCTCTTCTTTTTTATCATCTTTCTTTTTCTTCTTATCATCATCAGCTTCCATATAAATGGCTTGCTCTTTAAGCTGATCTAAGAAATCATTAAGACCCATTATATATCTCCTTATTAATCATCGTCTTTATTTTTGCTAGGTAAGGCTTCACCATGTTTAAATGCCATATTATACATGAGTCTAGCTTTTTGACTTTCAAGTTTTTTCTTGATTTTAAGAAGCTCTCTTTGTTTTTCAAGACTACCATCATCTTCAGCTTTCTTCAAATAACGGTTAGTCATTTCTAATTCTAATTCAATTTCTTCTAGAACTTTACGACGTTCTTTAGATTGAGCATCTAAAGACATACCTAAGTAACCTAGAACTACAATTACTGAAATAGCTGGATTAATAAAGTAACCTACACCAGCAGTGATTGCTAGTTTAACAATACGGCTTGCTTTAGGTAAGATATTACCAGCAATAACAGCCTCTCTATTTTCAGATTCTAAGTCTTTAGTATTAACTACACCTTTAAGTTGATCTAATTGAGCATCAAATTGTCGGCTTAAGTTAGATACATCTGCAGATACATCGCTAAGTTTAGCTTTAACTTTCTCAGATGCCATAGCAATAGTATTAACGATATTCATCTCTTTAAGAGTAGTAGGGTATTTAGTGAAGTCATATAAAGAATTTACACAAGCTTCTTTAACTTTAGTAGAGATAATAGCTTCATCTAAAGACATATCTTCATCAGAGGAGTCATCAATGTTTTTAAGTTTATTTAGATTATCTTTAATGCAGTCGATCTTTTCATAGTCTTCAAATGTTTTATACTGTTTACGTCTAGCAGTTCTAAGAGTATCTTTTAAAACTGTTTGGTAACCAGATGGTTTAATTACAGATGGATCCAATTTAGTCAATTGGGTAATACCATCAATATCATCTAAGGAGAATCTATCAAAAGATTCTTCAATAAGACTATTAGCATCTTTCTCAGATAGAGATTCCAAAGACTCTAAAAGCATATCAATCTTTGCAGGTAGAGTAATAAGACTTTCCTCAATAGACTCATCGATATTATCAATTAAGAGTCGCATTCTATCCACTACATCTTTATCGATCTTATTAGCATACTTCTCATATGTAGTAAGTAAAGACTTAATCAATAAAGGTTTTATCTTTAGAGTACAGCAAGAAAGTAATGCTTCATTATGTTTAACCAATGTAATATAGTATGGAGTAGTATCAAAGTTTAACATATTTAAAGTATCGAAAATCATATCCATATTATTGATAAAAGTTTCAATACCTACATTGTTTGGAAGTGCATCGATAAGCTTAACAAAATTATCATGAGTTGGATCGAATTTAAACTTAGCAATATATGCTTCCATCTTACCATCACCAAAATCAATAACTTCATCTAAATCCATATCTTTAGGTTTATTGATCTTATCTACAATCTTAGCGATATCACTAGATCCAAATGGGTTATAGTTAGCCATATCATTTAAAGTAGACTCTAATGCTACAGAGTATAGTTCCTTATCATCACTATTCAATAAGAAGTAATCAGCTGCAGCTTCCATAATTTCTACTGTATCATATGGACAAGCATTTTTACTTAAGACAAAGAGATAGTTTTCTGTAGCTACTTTGAACTTATTAATGCTAGACATATTGTAAGTATCAATTAGCTTACAGATTCTTGCAGTTTCTCTAACTGCATCATCTTTAGTAAATACTCTTTCAATAACGATCTTATCGATATCGAAACGTTTACCAATCTTTTCATAGTTCTTAATAATACGATCATAAGTTACATTCTCACATGCAACCTTATACATCATATTTAAAGTTTCATGTGCAGCTTGCTCTCCATCACCAGAATTACCTGGTACTAGAGATGCAATATTACCAGCTGCTTTCTTAAGTTGATCTTTAACATCACTATGGACTTTATCAACAGCATTAGCTACTTTGTTTTTAACCCTTCCTTTATGGAGAGCCATCTTACGTTGAATATAGTTTTTAAATTGATTTGCATCACGTACTTTAGTGATGGACTCTAATACTTTCTGGCGATGTTTGTTGACTACTACTGGATCATTGTATTTGTATAATTCCAATAATAAGTCTACAGATTTCATGATCGCAGTATCAATATTAGAATCTAGCTCCAATATGTTTTTGAATACCGTCTCAGCCTGAGTCATGTTATGGTTCTCTGATACGATGTTATAAAGACCAGCGTAGTTGTCTGATGTCTTACGCATCTTGGTCAATTCGAGTTGCCGTTTTCTAATATTCGTAATCATTTACGCATTCTCCTTTTTAAGACTTATATTTATTATTAATAAGTTCAGATATTAAACATTGTATTCAGCTAAAACTGGGGTCAATTAACATAAATGTAATACTAAATTATTTAATCTTGGAGGGTAAAATGAATATTCCATTTATTATACATGAAGCTCCAATGACGGTTGGTGAATCTCGACTAGTTGAAAGTATCAACAACAAGCCTGTTGCTGAAGGTATCCTTCAGGATGGTGATGTAATTAATCGTAACCGCCGTTGTTATGCAACTGCTGATTTAAAAGCACAAATTATGTGTGAACGTACAAAAGAATTACTACGTACTGGTAATATGAAAGGTGAACAAGGTCACCCTATGAGTGACAAAGTTGAACGCCAATCTACAATTGACCCTAGTATGGTAGTAGTTAAATATCTTGATATTAAAGTTGAAGGTAACTTAGTTCTTGGTCGTTTTACAGGTACTAATAACGAAGCAGGACGTGACTTCAATGAAGATCTTCTAGATGGTGAATTACCAAGCTTCAGTCTTCGTGCATTAGGTGCATTAGAAAACGTTGGTGGTAAGAACTATGTAAAAAATTTAAAGATTATTACTTGGGACCGTGTAATCTATCCTTCTCATAAACGTGCATACACTACAGGTCTAATTAAAGAATCTGCTGGTATGGAAGATAACAATGAAGTTGTAGTTCAAGAAGGTTATGAAGGTCGTATTATTCCAATTAATAACCCTGCAGTAATCAGCTATATCCAATCTGAGTCTGCAAATGTAGATTTAATCTCTGATGTAATGGAATTCAATAAACGTGGTATGACTGTATTAGAAAATGGTGATGTACGTTTATTTGATGAAAGTGGTGCATCTTTGATTATGTCTCCTGAAAAATACATCAAAGATGAAATCATGGAATGGGCTAAAAAGCAATATTAAGAAAAAAAAATAAAACAACCCAAGGAGTCTAAGCTCCTTGGGTAATTTTTATCACTAATTTAGAATCACCGTATTCTAGATACTCAACGGTATACTGTTTATCATTTAATAGACGTTCACCTAGATCATTAAGATTTGCAGAATTGATATAGATTCTATTCTCACATACCATAAAAGTATAATGAGTTTTCAATCTATCAACGTATTCGATCTCAATATTGTTATTGCTAAACTCTCTAAACTTTTTACCTAGCATATATTCTAGTTTACCCATAGCGATAGCCATTGGATATTTAGGAGTATATACTTCATTAGTTAAGTTAGCTAATCTAGCTTGATATACTTCTGGGATTACAACTAATCCGAAAGATCTAATATACTGGATATTGTCTAATATCCATTGACAAGATTGTTTAACACATTGGAGTTCGATTTCATCCCTATATCCATTATTGAACTTAATACACTTATAGTCAATCAATTGGTCTACGTGAGTTAATTCATGAATTATGATCTCTAATGCTAAATTTCTAATTTGATCTGTATCAATAAATTTATGAGCTTCTACTGTATCAGCAAATGCTTCTAAGCTTATATAGATACATCCATATGGGGTAGTTCTAGCAATATTAGTTTTAGTATCTAAGTATCCTGCAACAAAGTTTAATCTTGTGTAAGGATCTAGTGTATTTACCTTTCCGTTAAATGTATTATAAACAAATGTAAGAGTTTCTTGAGCTAATTCTATTACGTCAAATCTGTTCATATCTTTCCTCCTCAACATAATAATATATCAATAAAATGTACTTTTTAAAAAGGAGTCTGAAATTATGTTTAATAGAATGACAGACGTTGTAAATAAAATAGAGAGACGTTTAGGTACAGCTCCTTTGAACTTACCTGAAGAACTCCAAAAAGAACACTGGGCTGATAAAGTAATCAAACCAGATACATTGACTACTTTTAGTCGTTTCTTTCCTCATATGATTAAAGTCCAACTTAAACCAGAGGATAAGAAAGATGGCTATTATCTATTAGATCGTCAAGTACCAGATAATTATGAGATTCTTGGTGTAAAAGATATCTTATGGTCTGATACTAATAATGAGACTGCCGGTTTACAACAGTATTCTGGTTACGGTATCTATAATGTATTAGCAAGATCTATGGATACAGATAGTATCATGCTTGCTCAAAGCTATGCGGATATGAGTTCACTATTTAATAGCGGCATCTATCTAGATTTCATTCCACCAAATATGGTTAAACTTGAAATGGCTGTTGGTGGTAATACAGATAATCTATTGTCTAACGTGTATATTGGTGTATTCGTTAAGCATCCAGAAAACTTAATGACTATTGAACCAACTAAGATGGAGACATTTGAACAGTTAGCACAAGCAGATGTAGCTACATACTTATTCGAATATCTTAAGCACTATGATGGTATTGAAACAGTATATGCTAATATTGACTTGAAGTTATCTTCATTAGAGTCTCAAGCTCAAAGACGAATGGAGATCATTGAGTTCTTAAGAGATAACTATGTCAATCCAGCTAATACTAATCAACCAATTATGTATACAGTATAAAAAAAATAAATATGAGAAGGAGTTTGAAACTCCTTCTCTATTCTTTATCTTCCTCTATATGGTTTTAATACAAATAAAGTACTAAGAAGCATATCTTCATAATCTTTATTAGTTATTTGATATTCTGTCTTAATTGATCCATCTGGATTAATTCTATATGAAGTATAACTAATATTAGATTGTCTTATTAATTCTCTAGCTCTTTTGATATCCATAATATTACCTCATCATATTCTGTCTATTAGTACCAAGCAATGGCGTCATAGACATATATCTAGCCATTGCTCCGGCATGTAATAATGGATTATAAGTCATAAGGAATCTTCTAAACCCCTTAAGACGAGATACTGGTACATCGAAGATTAGATCATTGTTAAATCTAAACTTCATTGCTTCTGTTAATGTACCATTATGATCATCTATCAATACAAATGGCATTAGATCCAGTCTATTACCAAATCTATCATCAAGATGTAAGTAACGAACTTTAAGACTATCACATTTGATATCTAGTAAATCCCCTGCAGTTGAATACATCCTCTTAAATGGAGATGTCTTATTGTTAGGATCACAGATATCTATCGCTTCATCTACGATTGTGCATAAATCATCATAGTTATCCCAATCGATAATTACCCCTACAGTTTCACCTCTAGGAGATAGTCTCATTCTATATCTATATCTAAGATTAGTTGTAAGCTTATTGGCTCCAACTACATATTCAGTATGAAAGTTTTCCTTAATCTCAGTATTGATTCTTTTAATTGTGTTATTAAACGTAACCTCCATTTTTAATGTCAGTTGATAATTTAGTTCAAAGATCTGTTCGACTACTTTATTATAGTTGTCAAAGTTAGCCAATATATTCACCCCAATCTATTAGTGATTTGTAACGGCTATCTTAAAAAAATAAAACCCCTAGGAGATTGGACTCCTAGGGGAATTATAATTATTTTCTAGCAGAGCTGATTAGATGATGATCGATATCGATCTTATTCAAATCAGGATAAATATCTGCATAGTATTTTGTAGTACCATTTACTACTGTAGATAAACGAACTACTAGATCTTTCTCACGTCCTTGATGACGAATCAATTCATAACGTAGACGTTTATTTGGATCGCATTCAGGATTAAATTCGGATACGAATTGACCGAATTTCATAGCCGCATTTTGATCAGCCATTTTGTAGTTAAGTAGACGTACCGCACGCACTACTGTTTTAGTATTAGATTCTTTAATCTTATTGAAGGAATCATAATCAACGTAGTTTCCTAAGATGTGTTCATTCTTAGGGAAGAATACATTCACTTTAGTTTCACCATTATCTGGTACAGATGCTACTTCAGTTTTAACTTCCTCAGGTTTATTAATCATTTGAGAGAAGTTTACTGCAATACTAGAATCTGTATTCACTAATGGTTGTTGAATAGCATCAGTTGCTGAATCTACGATTTCGATATTTTGCATACCGATTTCTTCTACTGGTGGGATATCGCTATCCTCAATAGCAACTCTTAAAAGTTTTTCAGCCATTCTTTCACGATGATTAATATTGATATAATCATCACAATCTCTGATCAAATTGTTAATAAATCCTAAATCTTTTTTGTTAATTGTAGTTTCCATAATATGTGTCTCCTTTAATAAACTATGGAATAAAATAAATAGGTGATAGATCATCAAGATCTATCACCTTAATAATATATGATTATTTAACTATTTGCTTGCATATTTAGCATACTTAAGTATGTAGTATAAAGCTTTATATTGTCTCACTGGTGGTAATACATTACAAAGTAATGAAGCTACTTCTAATACACCAGGTTTCTTAAATTTAAGTATTTTCTTCTCTTCCATGATTATTCATAATCTCCTTCATACTTTTACGAATATACTCTTTTGTCTCGTTAGGTATATTATTAACTATATGTAGAATAAAGAGATCATAATGCCTTCTAAGAAGTCTACACTTTTGTCTGGTTCTAATATTCATCATTATCACCTTCAACTACTACTAGACGTGTAGGTTCTTTATTAAGATACTCAAGAGCATTATACATCTTAGCAATCTTATTATAGAATTCAATAAATGATTTCCTATCGCATTTCATCTTAGGCTTATAACAAACAAATCTTATTAGATCTGCACAAGTTGTATTAGCTATAAGATTATTATTAAGCTCAGTAATTCTCTCAATAAAGATATTATTTATGGTCATACCATTATTTGTGATAAGACTATTGACGTATAAGTTATATGCTTTAATAAGATTTTTATATCTACCATTCTTCTTATATAAGCAACTATCTTTTGTAAGTAATTCTTTAATTTCCATCTTTATATCCATCCTTAGAATAATCTATGACTGAATATCCAGCATCATATTGCTTCTTAACAGATTCCCTAATCTTAAATAAGTCATCAGCTTTCTCTTGTAGAGTATTGAGACTAATTTTAATCTCTCTACACTCAGTAGCATACTTACTAAAGATAGGTTTCTTAGCATTATAAAATCTAGATATTGATCTAAACCCATCATCCACTACTTCAATGCATTCAGTGTTGGGATTACGAGTTCGACCTAAAGTTTGTTTAGCTAATATCTCTGACTTAAATGGTTCAGCCAAGATAATAGTAGCTTTTAAATCTCTGATGTCTAATGCAGCGCCAGCAGATTTAGTTGTCGAAAGTATAATAGTCTTCCTGAGTTGCTCTTGTTTAATCTCTTTAGGAATAGCTGAAGTATAAACACCAATATCATCTTTGAATTCAGGATAGTTATCCTCAATCCAAGCTTTAACGATATCTATAGCTGATATAGTACCAATATATACAAGTACTTTACCGCCAATCTTCATGATCTTATCCATAACGATATACATCATATCATAGAATTGATTATTACAAACTATATAGTTTGTATAAGCATTTCTATTTAGACCATATACATTATTAGAGCATTCACTTATATCTTGTGGAGTTGGTCTACTATTAAATCTTAATGCTAAGTAGGATGTGTGAGGATCATTATCTTCATCAAATAGATTTATACTAGGAATATTCTTAAAGTATAATCTATAGATAAAGTTTTCAGTCTCATCAGATCTACCAGGTGTTGCAGTAAGATATAATGTCTTCTTAGTATTAGTATAGAAGTCTATCATACAAATATTATCAAAGTTTAGATGTGCTTCATCATAAACCTTTAGGAATACTTGTAGTTTCTTGAATAGCTCGCCAATCATATTCCATCCATTATTAGTACCGAAGTTCTGTAATGTGGAATGAGTAACTAAGAATACTTTATATTTAGATACATCAGTGATACCATTCAATATCTTATGTATACCAACTGAACCATTAATTACTAATACTTCCCTAGTAGGATCTAGATCGGTATATTCACCAACACAATTTCTCCATTGATCTAACCAACCTGTAGTAGATGCAATAACTATAGTTCTAGCTTTCCAATACATTAGAGATGCTATAGTTACATATGTCTTACCTTTACCAGTTGGTAGATTTATAGATAGTTGACTATTATTCTGATTAGAGTAATATTGTCCTTTACCTAGAATAAAATGAAGAGCTTCTTGCTGCACTTCATCCCTAGGAAGATATTTAATCTTAATAGGTGGGGTTTCAAAATATGGATCGCTATTATATTCTTTAACTGGTTCTTCCCCTTCAAAGAATTTCTTAACGAAGTATAAGTCTAAACCCCTAGGGAGATAGAGAAGTCTGTTGGCTTCATCATATGACATCCCTTTATAACTTTTAGTGAAAGTAATTCTATCAAATATAGTAAAATAAGATTCCAGTCTAGGAGCATCTCCTAGACTGTAATCAGTAATTACTATAGATGAATTACGTAAGATTATCTTATTCATAATCTTAAATTTCCTCATTCACCAATGCATCAGTAAGCTTACGTTCATTTCGGATATCCTTATTAGTTAAGCTTGGCTGATTCATAAATAATTGTGGCTGTTCTTGGAAGAAGTAATCTATAGTAGACGGAGCTGTCTTATTATAAGAAGATGGATTCTTCAAGATACTAGCCAAGTTTTGGAAGTCTAATGTCTTAGTAATAGAAGGATTTTCATATAATGCTTTAGTAAGCGGAAATAATACGTAAGGTTCATTTACATTATTCCAGTTAGGCTTATCAAAGATATTATATGCACTTCTAATTTGATTAGACAAGATTGTTTCAGTATGAACTGTATGCTTAGACATACCACCATTCAATAATGCTCTCATAAACTCTTGTGCTAAATCATCTTTAGTAAAGGATGTAGTAACTGCAGCCTTATCTAAGATATCTTTAATACGGTTTAGAGTCTTAGAGAACTCATTATTTACAATAGGGGTATAGAAGATAGTTTGATCGTCTTCTTTAGCTAATATGCTAATTGGAATATTGATCTCACCTTCATCAGTTTGATAACGTTTCATATTAGTTAATCTAACTAATGCTTCAGAAAGATAGAATTTATCAATCTTATCAATTTCGATTGGATATTCTTCTTTACGATCAATGATAGTGAACTTATTCACATAATCATTATAGTCTAATACAGTATTAGTTGTATCATCTACATCATCTTCATTATCTTTAAAGATCTCATCTACATGGAATCTTAAATAGATATCATTATAGTTTCTATCTTCAATCAATGAGATAGTTTCTGCAGAACGAACAAAGTTCTCTACAAACTTAATTGGTAATTCAATATCAGGAATATCTGTTACCAATACGTGTTTAGCAGACAACTGTAACTGTGTAGTACTAGCTGTAATATCTTCAGATGGATACTTACCTACATCAATATCCTTATTGATAAAGTATAAGTCACCATAGCAATATCTACAAATGCCTTCACCTTCAGAATGAGACTGACAAGTGATAGGACTTCTAGTATAAATAGTCTTACCAATTAAGTGAGTATCGGCTTCGGTAATAGGACCTAAATCAAAGTCTTTTACTTGATCGAATCTATAATACTTACCAATCATTAGACTAAGCTCTTTCGCATCTTTAATATCATATCTAATAAAATTACGAGAAGAGCATTTGAAATGTGGATCTGGATGCAAACGAGTACCTTGGTTGTTTAGACCAATCTTACGTGCCATTGCACCAGAAGAACCTACATTGATTTTAGAAATGATTTGAGCAGTACGACCTGCAGAGGATTCAATAAAGTAATCCATCAAATCTGTTACACCACCGTTAATATAGCTATTAGCAATAACATGTGGGAATACGCTACCATTACCATCTGGTTTAGTACCAATGGAGATTGCATATTCTTTAAGCTGACGAATATTAATACTTTCATTAGCTCTAAATGCATTTGTATAGATATGATCATAACCCAAAATGTCTTTAGATTTCAAGACATAATCACGTACTTTACTAATACATTCCATACCATAATCATTAGCCTTTTGTAAGTCTACTTTAGTCATGTCAGGATGTAATAGATTATAGTATTCGGGGATTGCATTCATCATTAATACATCATCTTGTAAGTTAATGCTATTTACAAATAGATCTGCAAACTCATCAACCTTAGCGATATGATACAGTGCATCTGCAATCATATTATTCTTAGTTAAGAAGTCTATATCTTCTACATGAACTTCAATAAAGAATTTATCAATGTATTTCTTGATATCTTTAGCTGTAACTTCCCGTTTAAGGAAAATATGTTTTGGTTCAATCTCACAATCACTCTTAATGATAAGAGACCATAAGATAAGATTCAACCAATAGTCATGAATAGTTAAACCGAATTCATGACCACTAATAATTAAATTGATCTTAGCCTTAGATAGGCTAGGATCGTCTATACCATCTCGTAGTATACAATGAATAGCTTCGAAGTGGTTAGACCAATTCTCTTTCTTAATTTGTTGATTTACATCAAGTGTCATTTCTCCTTTGTTTTTAATAAACTCAGTATAAATCCAGTAATTCTCAAAGTTGACAATAGTATCAAACATTTAGGAACCTCCTTAATGAATTACATCTATATTATTCTACTACTATAATATATATTCATATGTAAAATTCACTGTAACAAATAAAACCGGTATAGGATCGTTAAGACCCTATACCGAGTGGTTTTATTATTTTTTTGGAGTTGGTAAATGTTTAGAAGTTTTAGCAGTTTTGATGTACTCAACTTGAGATTTGCGAGCTACACGAACTGCTTGGTTATTGTATTTTTGAACGATCTTTTTGATCAAAGCACGTTCGATAACACGGTTTTTAACCAATTTAGTCCAGAGTGGATCTTTCTTTTGTTTAGCGATTTGGAATGCAGCCATTTTTACACGGCGAGCCAAGTCGTCATTTTTGCTTAAGCGAACCAAAGTCTTTTTATTCAATACGGATTTTTCTACCAATAATTGAGCTTCTTCGGATTCTGCGAATGCAATACGTTCGTCTTGAGGCAATTTAGAAGCCTCAGCATAAATCATAGCTTCAAGTAAAGCATTAGGGTTGGCAAGATCTTCACCAAGAACATCTTGTCGATCGTTTTCGTTGAAAAACATGTTTTCGTCCTCCTTGGAGATTATTTTATTTAAATATATTTAAAAACGAAAATTACGTTTTATTAACTTAATGTTATTCATATAAGCTGATATTAGCAAATAAAAGTGCCTAGGACATCCAGTTAGGAGGAATTTGAATATGACTAACTATGATGAACTTGATAAAATTATAGCGATCTCTAAGTATAGAGAGCAAGCTAAACAAAACTTAATGATTAACTTCCCTACTCTAACTGAGGGTGAAGTAGATACAGCATTAGATATCATTCTATCTAATGCATATAAAAAACGTGAATGTTTATTACATAATAACTATACTGAAGAAACAGCTGAAACTGATGTAGCTGGTATTAGTAATTATATTTATGAAAAGACTCCTATCATGGTAGCCAATGGCTGCTTATTCAAACAATATACAAAAGAGTTAACTCCTATGTATAAATTGATTACTTCCTTTACTGATAACCGTTCTAAGTTTAAGAAAGAAATGTTTAAATACGAGAAGGGTTCAGAGAAGTTCAATAAATATAACATGCTTCAAATGTTGGCTAAACGTGACAATAATGCATTGTATGGTGTAATTGGTAACTATAGTAGTGCATTGTATAATTTATACGTTGCAACTGGTATTACAAGAACTGGTCGTGCTTTGATTAGCCATGCAATTACTTTCTTTGAAAGCTTCTTTACAAATAACGTAAAGTTCCATTCTATTGATGAAGCGATTACATTTATTAATCGTGTAGATTCTGAGAAATCTATTTATCCATCTACTTTAGTATTAGATGAGAATGTAGCAGTTGAAGATGTATTCTATAAACTTATGGATACATTCGATAGAGATTACTTTGATGATGAAGCAATCAGTAAAGCAATGAATATTATCTGGAGCTTATTGATTAACTTATCTCAAGAGACTTTGAATAAGTTATTCTATAAGAATAACTGCTTACAATTCTGTGATAATAAATATATGAAGGATTATATCGTAATGACTTTATCTAAACTAGATGAAGCATTCGTAGATCCTAACAACCCACCAGAAATCATTAAGGATAACTTAGACCACATGTTTGAAGTCCTTAAAGAATGGTGTTATATGAGATATATTGTAGTAGATAAGATTGATCGTTCTGCTACAATGAAACGTGATATTAGTATCATCACAGATACAGATTCAACTATGCCATGCTTTAATGGTTGGTATACATTCGTTCTTAGAGACGTTCTAGGACCAGTAGATAAATCTAATATTAAACTTATGAATCTTCCCGAAGTAGAACCTGTAATGGAAGAAGATAGAGTTTATAACTTCTCAACTGGTGAGATTGAGACTAAGATGATTAACGTAGCAACTTCTAGTAATAAAGAACCACTACGTTTCAGTATCATCAATATCTTATCCTATATTGCAGGTAGATTATTACGTGAGCACTTTGACTTAGTTGCAGAGAATTATAATACTAAGTCTGAGTATAAAGAATGTCTTATTGCAATGAAGAATGAGTTCTTATTTGGTAGAGCTTTATTGACTGGTGGTAAGAAAAACTATGCATCTAAACAAGAACTTCAAGAAGGTAACTTGGTTCCACCATCTAAGATGCTTGATGTTAAAGGCTTACCTATCAATAAGTCTACATTGAAAGAAAAGACCCGTAGTGCATTGAAAGATATTCTATTTAAGAAGATTCTTAACGTAGAAGAAGTAAACCAAATGGATGTACTACAATCATTAGCTCGTGTAGAGTATGATATTAGAAACTCCATTGAATCTGGTGAAAAAGAATATTATAAACCAGCTCAAATTAAGTCTTATGCTAACTATGATAATCCAATGCGTATCCAAGGTATTAAAGGTGCATTGGTATATAATGCATTAAGAGATGAAGGTACAGAAGCTATTGATTTAACTATTCGTAATGCAATTGATATCGTTAAGGTTACAATCAATAATACAACTTTATTACCTTTAATGGATTCTGATCCAGAACTATATGAAAGAATTAAGAAATTCTTAGATGAAAACCAAAATGATTATAAAGGTGAAATTACTAGTATCTCAATTCCAATTGATGCGGAAGTGCCTAAATGGGTATTGAAGTTTGTTGACTATAATGATATCATTAATGACAACTTGAAAAACTTCCCATTAGAATCTATTGGTATTACTAAATTTGAAAAAGATAAAGTAAACTATACTAATGTGATTAAATTCTAGAATATATCCCCCTATAGAGTTGAACTCTATAGGGGAATTCTTTTGTTAAAATTTCACTGGACTAAGTTTAGTATCAGGTAATGTTAAAGTCATAGCATATAATGCTTGAATAGATTCTTTAGATGTAGATATAACTGGATTACCACCTAGATTAATAAAGTGGATATTACTAGCTAATTGCTTTTTAAGCTCAGCATTAGCCTCATCAGTATATACCCCCTTGATGGTTACCATATCGCCATCATAGTCACCACCGATGCTATCCAGATACCCATTACAGATATTCATAGTATCGATAAATGAACTAGATGTATCTTTACCAATATCTTCCTTTCTAATTTTTGGGTAGTGAGTGTATACTACATTATCAAATACAGCCTCTTCAGTTTCTATAGTAGAAGACAATCTAATCTTAGTAGCAAACTCATTATAGAAAGTATCGATAGGATAACGTGTAATAAGAATCATTCTATCTTTGACTGCTTCTTCACATGCCATATAGATTACATCACACCATGTTAAAGGTCTTTCATTCTTCAGTGCTTTAACATCAGGTTCTTTATAGAAGCCTTTCCATTTTAAGTCAAGATATTCTTGTTTACCTTTAACTCTACATAAGACTTTTACTGGTCTAAATCTATCAGAGTAACCATGAATGAATCTATCTAACTCTTTCTTTAGCATTTCATCAGAGAATTGAATTTGATAGTCTTCAATTTCGCCATAGATAATAGAACCATCTTTATCTATGATAGGATATTTGGTATCACCAATGAATTCATTCTCAAAGAATCGTCTCATATGGAAGATAACAAATGGGAAGAAGTTAGCAGCAGCAGATGTCATAGGTAATACAGAGTAATCGAAGTCAGCTCTAATATCTTCCATATTCTCTACATCCAATTTAGGTGCAGACATGACTAGACGAGTAGCATAGTCAGTAGTCTTAGATAAGTTAGCACGTCTAATTACACCAAACTTACCAGGAAGACCACCATTAGGATTGCTATCTGTACCAGTACCAAACCATTTATAGATTTCAATTAATCCTTCTTGGAGTCTACCTTCAACGGATTTACCAATACTAAAACCATACTCAGTAGAATCACCAATAGCTGATGCGGATACCATTACATTGATATATAATTTATTGATATCACCAACAGAGATCTTACCACCATCAACTTTAATATCTCTAAAGAATGGAGGGATTACAATAAGCTTATCGGTAAAGAAATTCTTTCTATTATCATTCAAGAACTTAACATATCTCTCACGTTTAATAGAGTCAGTTTCTCTAAACTTAATCTTATCTAAGTTCTTTCTTAAGAAATCAATACCATTATCACCTTTAGGGTCTTCTATAATATTACCAGATTTATCTATAGAGTAAGTTCCGATGCCATGGATAACAGATTTAATCTTAGAATCTACTTTACTCCAGATTCTATATACCAATGGTTGTAAGAATTTCTTCTTTAAGCTAATATATGCAAAAGTACTAGCTCTAGATTCTTTGGTAATACCAAAAATTGTATTTGATAATAATCCATCATTTGTAGGATTACTAGATGTATCAAAGATAACTGGGTTAGTTATTTCAACTAAGTTATTCTTCTTGACAAAATCATCCACATCAAGAAGAGATACTTGGAGATTATCTTGTCTGATTTGGTCTTTTAATATTGCCATATATACCTCCTTATAAATTACTTATATGTGGAACAAAAACCGAGTTAGTGCATTTATTGCACTAACTCGATTGTGTTATATTATCGCATAGTTACAATAATTTTACATGGATCATTAAAATCTCTATTAAGATCTACAACTATAGGATGACTCATACCATTATTGCTATTAACTGTAATAGTATGCTTATATTCATCTACTAAGGAGTCAAATAACTTAGCATCAGTTGTATATATAATGAAGTCAATATAATTATCATAGATGATATGATCAATCTTTGAATTTAATAAACCATGACCTTTCAATATACTATATAATAGACTAGATTCGCCAAAGTAGTCTACTATCTGTTTTCTCGTTTGTTCGTAGTCTCCATTGCCGAATTTGCAGAAAAATTCGACGATATCCATTTATATAAATCCCCTTTTAATTAAAGCATTCCTTCAAGAGCATCTTCAAACCGTGCCATATCTTCCCTAGTCATAGCTGGAGTCTCAGTCTTAATACCTTGGTTAGGCTGAACTAATCCAGCTTGTGGGTGACCTCTATAGGCAGCTTGCATATACTTATATTTTTGCTCTTCATCTTTTTTGTGTTTTTCTTTTTCAGCAGCTGCATCGGCAGCTTCTCTACGATCTCTAATAAATTTATAAAGAAGCATCAAATCACCTATAGGCATATTCAATGCTTCTATTATACTTAATCTACCTCGATATTCGTAACAAACATTATCAACTAATTGCATTAGTCGAGCATGTGAATCAACCGATGCCGTGTAAAAACAAGTTCTTGAGCATTCATAGGAATAGCTTCAATTTCTGCACCACATTTAGGGCATGTAGCTGCAGGTACTTGGTAAGAAATATTGATATTTTTATTATTGTCTTCTAAGTATTTGCCAATGAAAGATTGAAGTTCTTTAAATTCATAAGCAGATAGTTTAGATAAGATTTTATAGATACCTTGGATACGATATTTATAAGTCTTAACAATATCATTTGGAGCTGTGTTGAATTGAATAGGAATCAATTCTTCATTATCTTCATCGATCTCATATACAGTAGAGATACAATGGGAGATATTAATGATACCTGCATATTTTTCACGGAAGCTTTCATTCAAAAGACGTTCCTCAAACATAGAGTTGTAAATTTTAGGAATTACTACACCGAAAGCATAGTCGCCATTTGCAACGTAGATTTCTTCTTCGAATGTTGGAGGCATAGAAGGATCTTTAGCAATGATTTTGTTAAAGGTTTCTTTATCAGCTTCTGTTTCGAATTTAACCATATCAATGATAGGACGTTTTTCAGTGTAGAAGTGTTTACATTTAGGACAGCTAAATGGAATGATATTAGAAGTACTGAAGTTAGCATTGTATAATGCAAAGAATAAATGATTCAAGTCTTGATAGTTCAATAACTTTAACCATGCTTCCATATCCATATTACGGCATTCAGGAGCTAAGTGTTTATATAGAGTACTAAATACTGTACGAGCTTTACCAATATCATTTGCAGAATCAGCATATGGATTGATTTCATCCATTTCGATTGCAGATAATGGGGTCATAGAGATGGATACACCAGTAGCGAATAAACCCCATTCGAAGTATTTCTTTTCAACCGGTTTGGATAATACTTTAGTAAATGCTACAGGACGTTTACGTACACGGAATTTACTAATATCAGGTTTACGTTCACCCACTTCATCTAATTGCTGACGAAGTACACGAGCAAACTCTTCCATATTACGTTGCTGTTGTTTTTCTAACTTAGCACGTTCAGCTTCTTCTTTATCTTCATCAAGACCAAGGTCTTCTAAGAGTTCATCATCATAAAGCAATTCATCTTCATCATCAGTAGCTTCTACTACTTCTACAGATGGTACTGCAGCATCAGATACATCAATAGTATTTACACTTACAGCAGGAGTTGTAGTAGCAGCTGCAGTTACATTAGATATAGCATTCTCAGCTGCATTTTCATATGAATCAAATTCAGCTTCAATATCATCTTCAGGAAGAATAGTATTGATGCTAGTGGAAGCTTTGATTTCTTCATCAGACATAACATGTTCAGCTTCATCACGACGAATAGCTTCACGATCTTCATCAGATAGCTCAGGATCTAAATCCAAAGCTGGATTATATTTAGATGCAACTTGTGGATTTTCTTCACCCATAGCTTTAAGATCTTCATATTCACGACGCATTTCATGGATTTCTTTTAAAGCTGGACGGAAACGACGTTCAATAGCATCAGATATACCATTGTCCAATTCTTCCATTAATCCATCACGTGCTTCTTGTGTTTTATCTTCTTTGCCAGAAGGAATAATTGCACTAAGATTTGCAGATTGTAAAGAATCTGCATCAAATGTAGGTGCAACAGGAGCTACAGGTTGAGGTTCAGCTTCTGTTTTAGGTTGTTCTTCTACAACAGTAGTTTCAGTTTTTTCTTCTTCTACCGGTGTAACTTCTTTGGAAGCTTTTTCTTCTTCCAATTTCTCTTTCATGAGGTCTGCTAGTTTTACATTTTCAGACATGGTTCCTCCTAAACAATTTCATCATTCATCAACATTTTTAAAGTTAATTTATCTCGATCATAGAAGTATCTAAATTGGAATTGATCTACAGTCATATCAATAATCATAATATTCTCCCCATTATTAGAGAAGCCTATATTAACTTCGACTGCTATAGTATTATCAAGATAGTCTTTTATTTGATCTTTGATAGCCTGACTTAGCTCAATAGCTCTATCAGACTGCATATACCTATATTTACTAATTAGCCCTAGACCCATTTCTGGACTATGAGTTATTGTACCTGGCTCTAATAGCATTAAACGCATGATTAGAGTACCAACAGCATTAAAGTTCTTATATGTAAGTGGAGTTTTGTAACTGTCAGTAGATAAAGAATATTCTTTTAATAGAGTTGGAACTTCTTTAGTCTTGGCAGTTATGAAAGTAATATCATCAGCCACGATAAATTCTCCTTTCATATTAATATATTACTACTTAGTTCTAGGGTTTAAAATATACACAAATAGCTATTTTTAACATAGCATTAAATTGATATATACTCATTAAGGAGGATACAATGGCAACTGAACGAAGAATAGCTTGTCCATTATGTCGACGTAAAGATTTTAAAGACAAGTTAATCAGACATATAGAAAAAGATCATGAAGATATTATCGGTGAGATCTCTGCCGAGCAATTCTTATATGATAAAACTCACCCAGGCTCTGGTAAATGTATCGTATGTGGTAATAAAACAGAGTGGAATGAAAAGACTGGTAAATACCATAGACTTTGCTCTAATCCTAGATGTAAAGAGGAAATGAGATCTAAGTTTAAAAAGAATATGATTAGAGTACATGGTAAAGTATCTCTATTAGATGATGCTGCACATCAAGCTAAGATGTTATCTCATAGACGTATATCTGGTGTATATAAATTTAGTGATGGTACACCATTTACCTATACAGGTACATATGAAAAGAATGCTATTGAATTTATGGATACAGTATTGCACTGTAACTCTAAAGACATATTAATGCCTGGACCAGTAATTGAATATGTAGATAAATATGGCGAAAAACGTCAATGGATTACGGATATTTACTACGTTCCTTACAATTTGATTATTGAAGTTAAAGATGGTGGAGATAATCCTAACAATAGATCTATGGTAGACTATAGGGATAAACAAATCTCTAAAGAAGCTGCACTAATTAAATTAGGTCAATATAACTATCTAAGATTAGTTGATAATCAATTTGTACAATTATTAGAGACTCTAGCTTTATTAAAAGATCAAGAGATTAATGAAGTAGATCCTGATGATAATAAAATAATTAGAATAAATCAATAAGCTCAATGATAAATGGAATGATATATTATAATCATGAATATAAAGTTTCTATTTACAAAGGAGAATCGTAATGGAAAAGAATATACTACTAGACTTATTAAATACTATTCACTCATATGATGAATCTGAATACATTAATAAGACTAAAGAATTTTTAAATGAAAATAACTTAACTCAAACTGCTGATAGAACTCCATTAACTGAATCTAATCACTATAAGTTATATAGACTAGACTCAGTAAATGGAATAGCAGACTGGGTTACTATTAATATTGATGGTAAATACTATTCTGCAAATCTATATGATGAAGTATCTGAATCTTCTATTATCGAATCTGATTCTGAAGGTGCTATGATTAGAGAATTTATGCATAACTATAATCATGATAAACGTGCATGTACTCTAGTAATCAATGAAAACTATACTGCTATTAATACTAAAACTGACATAACTATTAAACCTTTAACTGAGTCTGTAGAGGAAATTAAAATAGGTGATACTGTTCCTGAAGATAAGCTTGATAGATTATATGAGCTATCTGATTTCAGATGCGTAAATGTAGAAGATAACCATACAATATACGAAAGATTAAAGACTGACGAAGAATTTAGAAAAGCATATGATGAAAAATACATAGAATATGCTGTAGAAAATGGTATAGATTATGAAGCTGAAGTTATAGAAGAAATGTATATACTATTTCTTGAAGAAACTCAATGTTGATTGGAGGATATAATGCCAAGACGTAAGCATATAGGTGATATATGGAAAGTACCATACACCTATGATGATAAACCAGGTAAGTATAAATGGAGACCTATAGTTATTATAAGTCTCAATAAAAAAGATAATACTGTTACTGGTCTTAAGTGTTCAACTAAAGGTGACGATGATAAATTACTAGATAAATCTAGATCTATAGTTGATGATGTAGAAAATGCATCTAATCAAGATGAATATAGATATGCATATGAACTAATTGATCCACCTAGTGAAATGGATGAATCTAATAGAGTTATATGTAATAAGAAGATAGAAGTTAAAAACTTTAATAGAAACTTCAAATATATTGGATCTTTAAAGAATAAGTTGGATATTGATAATATCCTTCTTATGTATAGAACTGCTAAACGTAATAATCATATCATCGAAGTCAAACGTGAATCTTTTTCCGTTAATGAATCAGCAGTATATGATGACTGTAGTATAGTTCTTAGTAATATGGAAGAATTTGAAGAAGATACTGATAAAGGTAAATATATCTTTGCAGTAGATGCATCAAATGTTGAGTATATTAAGAGTGTCTTATCTGATAGCTATCCTGATAATATCAAATACATCAATCTAGATAAGATAATAAACTATCTATTCTATAATACATGGGTAGATATTACTGATGAAGATGATATTACTGATAAGATGACTGATGAATACTTTGCAAGAGTTTACCCTAACGTAGATCGTAAAGATATATTCCCTAAAACAAATACAGAGGATCTAAATCTTAATATGACTATTGAAGAAGTGTATATTGAAATGGCTAAGATGCTTAGATTCTTCATGTATAATCTTAGAGGGGAAAATAAGACTGTCTTTATCTTAGATAAATCTTTGTATGTATATTTAGTAGATCAATACCCTAACTTAGTTAATTACTCTACAATGTATTTTGGATCTATGGCTATAGCAGTATATAAAACTTATGCAGGTAAACAAATCCCTCAAGAATATGATATCATCAGACGTATCTCTGATTTAAAAGAATATGCTGCAAGAGAGCATATGGGTGTTGGTGCTGTAGGTGGTATTGTTGGTACAATGGATGGTAATATGCTAGTCCAATATACTCCACATAGACATTCTTTCAGTGGAGAAAAAGATGGCTTTGGTATAGTTGATGATAAGAAGTCAACTAAACTTAGAGTTAAATCTGATAATGAAGAAACTGAGATTGTAGATAAAGAACCATTCTTACAAGATAAATTCTATAAGTCTTATAGACATAAACGAGATAGAGTTACTTGGGAGAATGCTATTAATCTATATGAAGAGATTACTGGTAAAGTAATGCTATCTAAAGACCAATTAGAGTATGATGATGACTTTATCGAAGCTGATTTAGATAGAGAGAATAAGTTAACTCTAATGAATATGATTTATTCTATTGAATCAGACTTATACAATACAGCTATGCCTTTATGTGATATTCTAGAAGTTAATACTGCAAAGTCTAAACTAAAAGAATTCCCTGAAGGTACTATGATCATGGAAGATCATAATGGATACTTTGCTATTGATTTAGAATCTGGTATAAGAACCAAATCTTATGATACCATTCTAGAGATTGAAGCACCAGCTTTTGTTAAAGCTAAAGATGCTCTAACTCAAGATGATGATACTCAAAGTACTAATAATAAGAAAGTTAAAGAAGTTAATGACTCTGGCATGTATAAAGTACTTGATGATAAGTATGACTCCGAAGAGCAATTAATGGATGACTGGAATGATTATAATAGTCTTACTGCTGATATGAAACGTCATAGTGATGATAAGTCTATTGAGATATATGGTAAATCTAACGTAGAGCGATTCAAAGAATTGAGATCTAAATATCTTAATTCTGAAATCCCTTATGATGATTTAGCATTAAGTGAATCTGGCTTACAATTATCCGACTTAGATAGAGCTAGAGATTATGGTATTGAACTCCGTGGTAAAAAACGTGAAATTGAGTATCTCCAAGCTTGGTCTTTAAATTCTGGTATCTTTGTTATCTTACCTTGTGATAGTGAAGAAGAGTTAGATTCTCAATGGAATAATCTTCAATCTATGGATATTTCATTGATTCGTATCTCTGATATGAGAATGATGGAAGCATTTGGTTGTAATAATGAAACTATGTATAACTTCCTAAAGAGTGTATTCACTAATAAGGGATTTGATGATTTCTATTATTTACCAATGGTAGAGTCTGCTATGGAAGATGTACAGCCTATTAGAAACTTACCAAATACTATACCATTCTATATTCCACATGAAATCGAAGTATTTAAACGTAATAGTACATTTGGCAATATGCCATCTAAGTGGAAATCTAAAGCTGATCAATGGTTGAAAGATTATAAGAATATCTATGAAGGTAAATCTTATGATAAAAAAGTTATACTAGACTGGATGTCTAATGTAAGATATCTAAGTCTAGAGTACGCTAGAACTCAATCTGATGAATATAAGCAAGCTTTATTAGAATTTGGTTGGAATCCATATATGGAATTCAATCCTATCAATATGAATAGAGCTCATAACCGAGCTAATACTTTATATCATAGAAGTATGACTGTTAAGCTATTACAAGAAAAAGGTATTGGCTTTGAGTTCGATAATAAAGGTAACTTATTCGTTAAGAATTTCTTAAAGAATAAGAACTATCAAGCTACATATATGGAATCTCATAGATTACTCATGGAGTACGATAGAGCTAAAAATATTGAAGCAATGAAATATGAACTAGCCAAGATGTATTATCTAAATCTTAAGATTACAGAAGATCTTACTAAACAAGATCGTACTAAGAAAGATAAAGAATTAGTTAAGATTAGAGCTAGAGTATTGAATGACTTCCATAAGTATCTCAAAGTAGTACTTAAAGCTGATAAACAATTCAACTTCTCTAACTATTATCAACGTAGTGAATTCTGTGATGACTCCTTTGTTATTACGGCACCTACATTAAAACATGCTGGTAAATATGCTAAGATAGCTATGCAAGTATTATAATACAATGAGTCCTACTTACTAGATAAGTAGGACTCTTATAATACTATTCGCTCATATATTATAACTATGATTAAGGAGGTGAATATAAAAATGTATAATGTCGGACAGAAGCTTTGTAAGAAAGATAAATTCGGTCAGATTACTGAACTATATAGAATAGTATCTAGAAAAGACAAAGACTTCTATAAAGTTACTCCAGTAATAGGAGATAAGTTATTGATTGATAAGTTCAATAATGATGAGTATATGCCATTAGAAATACATTGTAAGATGTTTTTCGAAGTATGTACTCTAAAGAATGGGGAAAAGGAATTATGTATCAATATCTATTGCCCATATGAAGCAAACAACTATCCATACTTTGCTAGTCGGATTAATATTGATAATCCAGATCCTAAGAAGAAGTTTGGTAAATATGTATGTAAAGGTGAGTTTGATAATGATAGCTCCATGAGACAATATAAGAGAGCTTATGATCTTATGATGTATGACATTGCAAGCAAAGACTATGCTTTTAGTGTAGACTTATATCTAAATGATCCGCTTAAGAATATTGTATCATTTGTTAAGTTAGACTCACGTGTTTATGACACTCTTATTTCCATCTGTGATAGTCGTGGATTAGAATATGATGATACTGATCAAGCTATCAAGATAGCATTACAAAATATTCTATTCATGTACTGGTTCCATTATAACTTCAGGGTAATTAATGTATTATTTGAAGTAAAGGATGGTGCTCAATTACGACCTGGTGACTTATTTGCTCTTGAAGCTATAGTACAAGATCGTATAGTAGATTATAATATCGTTGAATATTATCATGATATCTTACTATATAAAGCTAGAGGTAACTTCTTCTTTATTCAAGATAAGAATGATAGAACCTTTATAGTTAAATATGTAGGCATGGATGATCTTCCTGGATTACATGTCTTCTAAACTTAGTTATATTAATATATTATAATGGTGAAGTTAGGTGATTAATATTTACTATGATCCTAACAGTAGAATAATTTCTTTTATATTTTAAAGGAGGACATAGCTATGTCAAATCAATTGATTAATGGAATTCCACAAGTCGACAATGGATTCCAATCTTTAGGTGAAGTACTTCAACGTGCTTCTCGTGAAACTCGTCGAGATGAAAAAGGGAACGATAAGGGTAATGCAAAACGCATTGAACTTAAAGTTACTCCTGAAACATTTGAAAGCGATTACAAAACAAAAACAATCGCTACAAGCGAATTGTGTGAACTTCTCACTAATCGTCTTGGCAACATCTTTGCAGACTATGTAGGTTGCCGTGATATGGTATTCACTAACAGCCCACAAATTGGTATTGCATTGGTATTTGCATTCAATGGTTCTGATAATGAACACGATACTCGTTTGAAAGCTATTGAACAAATCGGTTTAGAAAGCATTGGTCAAAATGCAGCCACTAAAGAACTTGAAATGGTTGCTAAATTCAATGGTACTTCTAACATCCGTCAATTAGTTAAAAGCGGTACTGTATCTGAAACAGTTATGGGCTTCCGTCTTACTAATGAAGCAATTGATATCTTGAAAGATACAATCATTGACTTCGGTAAAGATAATGAAAACCATGACAAATTCCGTACACAATGTGTAACTTATGCATATGCTTCTGATGGTTCTGGTAACAGCAACTTGGTAGTATATGGTGCTACAATTGAATCTATTCTTGGTTTCATCTATGGCAACCAATATGACTATATAGCAATTCCTGGTGCTCCAGTAAATACTAATAGCTATTCTGGTCGTCTTCTTGAAATCAAACAATTGCATCCTGATGTAACTAAGAAATTGCTTAAAAAATATGTAAGCCGTCAAGTTGTATCCGATGGTCTATTCCGTCCACAAAAATAATTGATTCCAATATGACTGGGGATTAACCTCCCCAGTCTATTATTATTTTTTGGAGGATCTATGGAATTCAAATTTAATATCAACCCAGATGGTATTGATGAGGTCTTTGATGAAAGAGGTAACTCTATTCTAAAGATTTCTGAAATGAGCTGGAATGACAGAGCTTATAAAATTGAACTACGTAAGTGGGTAGTTCAATCCGATGGAACTATGCAACCTAATAAAGGTTTCTCTTTCCTAACGGAGCAAGGTCCACATGATTTAACTCATATCCTATTAGAAAAGGGGTATGGTGATAATCAAAAAATTAAGGAAATCATGGAAAAACGTGGTGTCGAACTTGACATCCCAGTTACTGAGAAAGAAGAAAAGGAAGATGCTCAGGATTTCTATGATCCTGAAGATCTTATTTAGGTGATCACAATGTCTTACAATCATAAACAGCTTGATACATTTTATGATATCAAAAGAAAAATGTTAAATGCATCTTATTGGGATGCTAATTATATTAAAGCTTTCCCAGGATTTGCCTTCTGTGAAGAAGGAAGATATGCTTGGCAAAAAGGTAATCTTAGTAATGATGATGTATTCTTATCTAGCATACGCACACAATACACATCCGATAAGGATACTATTCTAGAAACCTTAACTGCTCAGCAATATAAATTCTTAATGGATAACATTGAACTTTTCCATACTGTTTATCGTATTGGAGACAATACTTTAATAAGTCTAATTTAAGACGCATAAGTTCTTTTAAGTCAATCTAATAATACGTCACAATAAATACCCCATAGGAGCCGCGAGTCCTATGGGGTATTTTTTTGTAATTCTAGTATTCTATAGCTGTATATTATTAAGGTGAATATATGATATAGTATTTAGGGTTAGTATTATTAGGAGGTATACTATGTTATACGAAGAATTGGATTTAGTAGTAGATTGTGGTCAATTATTTGATGAAGAAGATGTGCTAGGAGTCCATCTAGATGATGGTATACATCTTCATCAATAAGAAAGGAGGTTTATGATTAATAATAAAAAACTAAAAGAATGATCCCCATCCGGTTAAACCAGATGGGGAACTATTATTTTTTTTTATTTTTTACTTATACATTGCACGAACTTCTTGTTCATTCAATTGGAATCCTAGTGCTTCAGAGAGTACTAGCATAGTCAACATACATTCTGCTGTTTCTACAATCTTATCAGTATTGATAGTTTTAGATTCAGTCAAGAATTCTGTATGGTTTTCAGAGATTACACGTTTAGCTAAATGTTTAACCATAGCTTCTAGAATGCTCTTCTTAGCACTCTTTACGTTATAGATTTTTCGCTTAGCGCCGATAATCATGGACTCCTTGATGTCCTCTGCTACGTCAGCATTTGCAGCTTTAATATTAGCTACTTTTTCTTTTACTTCATCAAGAATCTCTTTGATTTGTTGTTTGTCTTCAACATTGGAAGCAATGAAGTCTTCTACATTATTAGCAACGTGAGATTGTACCATAGCACCAACATCTTCGATTTCTTCTTTTTGTTGACCCATTTTATCAATGAAAGAATCTTGATATTCTGGATCTACAGTGATATCATCAACTTTAGTATCAGGATTCTTAAGTTTATCTTCATTAGCTTTAACTACATCATCTGTAGCTTCTTTGATAGTTTTAGCAATATCAGCTAAGAATAAAGATTTAGTATTGAAAGTACGAATGATAGATTCTACACCATTCTCTTTAATAAATCCACGAATTACAGTATCACGAATGATATTAGTAGATTCTTTTTGAAGATCAGGAATCATACATTCGTTATAGATATATTTGATTGCTTCTGTTAAGAAGTGTTCTTTAATCATAGCTTTAGCAGCCATACGGATATTTAAAGAACGTTTAGAACGGGCTAAAGAACTTTCAGTCATAGCACCAATTTCAGGAATGATAGTCTTAGACTCGTTTAGTTGTTTTTCAAGAGTAGCCTTTTCAGCTTGTTTTACCATCTTCAAGGTATTAGACTCTCTAATTTGTTTTCTAGAAAAATGCATCTTTTCTATGCTCCTTTCATTAGAATAAAGAAGATGCAGCGGAGTCTGGAAGACTTTCAGTTACATCGTCAACTTTATATTTTTCTTTTTCATCTTGTTTTACATTTGCTTCAGCTTTATTGGAAGCTTCTTTTGCATCAACTGCGAGATAGTCAGCAATCTTACGGAAACGATCTACATATTTACGTTGTTCGTTTGCTGTTTTAGGGTCACCAGCTGTCTCTAATCGTGCAGCATTTAAAGACAACATTGCAATTTGAGTTTCAAAGTACTCAGCTACACTTGCTCTACAATAGTAGAAGTAGTAGATCAATTCACGCATGATCGGAACGATAGTAAAGATAAGACCAATACTTACACCAATAACTGCCAATACAGATGTACCAGCTAAGTTCTTAGCACTTACTTTGATTAGGTCATTCAATACCTTTTTGAGTTTGTTACCTTTACAAAGGTTATTGAATTCAGCTAGAGTTTGTAATTGAAGAAGTTCTTTACTTCTAGATACGCCTACACGGTCTACAGATACTTCAATAGATTTTGTTTTAGGATCTACAATGAAGTCAATAGTGGAAGCGATAAGTAAAGATACACCACTGATTACAGACATAGCAGTTGTATTGTATAATACAATACCTAAGCTAGTATTAGATACATAACAACGTTGGAATTCATTTTTCAATTCAACCAAGTTGTTGATTGCATCAGTTAAGATATTGATATAAGTAAGAGGTTGTTTATATTCTTGATAGATTTTCTTCATATCACTAATAGCTTCAGTTACCATATCAATATTATCAATCTTTAAGAAATCACCTCTAGATTGAGGGATTGTACCAAAGTCAACATCAGTTACTTTAGCTTCAATCTTTTCATATAGTTTATTAGTTACACCTAATAAGACTTCACGTTGTTCAGCTTCATTAACTACACCGACAGTGATATAGGTTTCTTTGTCAGTAAGATCCATTAACTTGCTGGCTTCAACGAATTCTTTTAATACATACTTTTGCATTACTATTTACCTCCAGCTAGTAATTGAATCATTTGTTTATAGTCCATTTTATCATCACGTTTCAAAGTTTTGAATGTGTATGGTTCATACTCATCATCACCAGTATCAAAGATGATTTTAGCAGACTCAGTAGAGTCGTCAACGATAACGATACCAACTAAGTTATAATCATCCATTAACTTACGGGCTACACGAGAATCAGAGATATCAATGTCTTCCATCTTACGAAGCATTTCTACATCATATGCAGATACCATCAATGTAGTGATAGCTGTTGCATCATTACGTGCAGACATGAAACGATTGATTTTGGATGCTAATGCACGACGTTCTAATACTTTCCAAAGTTTGGAAGAAGAACCACGATGTGTATTAGATACTGCATCAATCTTAGCTTTCTTAATAGCGAATACGAAATCTCTCCAGAATTCGATTTCACCACTTGTAGCTTTGATTAAATTATATAAGCTGAAATTGTAGCTACGTTTAGATACGATATGGTTAGCAATATCAGCAGAGTCTACACAGTAGATTTTAGTCTTAATACCAACATAAGCATCTACAGTTATAGGATCATTATTATCATTAGTACTAATGAATTGAATTTGTAATAATGTAGGTTGTAATTCATTAGCTTTCTTATAGTCTTGATCTTTAGCCAATTTAGTTAAACCAGCTCTAGTATTATTACGGATATCATCTAAACGGGATTGTAAACTAGAATTGCTATTGCTTAATTTACTATTATCACGTTCAATATCTTTAAGTTGTTGAGCTAAGCTTTTATTTTGTTTTTCTAATGCTTTATTACGACTAACTGTATCACTACCATAATAATTCATAGCTCTGACTTTATCTTCATCAGATAAATCATTGAATTTTCTGTTAGCAATATTAGTGGCAACTCGTGGTTGTCTAGCAATTGCATCAGTTACATCCTTAGATAGGAATTCATGTAGATGATTTAAAGGTTTAGCGTGTAGACGTTCTTGTCTAAATGATTCGTATACAGCCTTAATTGTATCAGCATCAAAAATATGATTAGCTGTAGCTTCTTGGCTAACTGCAAGATAATCATCAACATCAAAGAAACTTGTTAAGTCCAAGTTAGCATGAATATTTTTAAGATGATCAATAGCATCTTTAGAGTTTGTAATGGAAATAGCAGATAAAAGCATTTGAGTTAAAGTAACAAACTTACGCTCTAATGCTCTAGAAACTAATTGTGCAGATGCTGGATCTACAGTATTAGAAACCATGACAGGAAATGTCATAGTTAAATCTTTATTTGCTCGAGTAATAGACTTGATAGATGGATTCTTCTTGGAAATAAATTTACCAATTTCAGAATTATCGGCAACGTCTAAAACGTCTGTAATTAAATCCTTAAGGATCATTTAAAGTACCTCCTTATAGTATCATATATGACTTTAATCTTATGTTAAAATGGGTAAATAAGAAAAAAAATAAAGCATATAGATTTTTCTCATTAGAATTTGAAAAATCTTTTGTTCATACGTTTAAGAGTATGAGAATAATTGTTAGTTTGACCTCGTTCAATAAGGTCATCGATTAGTGAGTTATAAAGCTCTACCACTTCGTTGTAATCATCTACTTTAACAAGCTCAAGGTTGATTGATTCATCATCAGACTCTATTGCTATAGTATAAACGTTACATGAATATTTAGCTTCTTCTAATTTAGGTAACTCACCATCTAAAATGTCTTCGATATAATCTCTCATAATCATCAGCCTCGCTTTAAAAAGTATAGTAAAACAAATAACTGAAAGCTGTGATATAAGAGTATATATCTATATGCTTTATCCTATTTCACTATAATAATATACAATTACGATAGAAGTTAGCCATTTTAACATAAGATTAAATTAAATAAGAAAGGGGGAATATATGCAATGGCAGATAATAAACCCACTGGTACTCATAGACATAATGTGTCTAATAATATAATAAATGAAACCGGTAGAGCTGTTGGTACTGCAGTTGGAGCTGCTGCCCCTGGTGTTGGTACAGCTATAGGAAATGCTGCTCCAGGAGTAGGTGCTGCAATTGGTAATGCGGCTGAAGGCGTTGGATCTGGTATTGGTAATGTCGTTGGCGGTGTTGGTACTGCAATTGGCGAAGCTGCTCCAGGAGTAGGTACTGCAATTGGTAATGCTGCACCTGGTGTTGGTACAGCTATAGGAAATGTAGTTTCTGGCGTTGGATCTGGTATAGGCAATGTAGCAGGTGGTGTTGTATCTGGTGCAGTCTCAGGTCTAGGTGAAGGTATTGGTAAAGTAGCCGAAGGTGTTGGGTCAGGTATTGGTAAAGCTGCTGAAGGTATCGGAACTGGTATTGGTAAAGCAACTGGATCATCTGGCTCTAACGGCTATTCTAATATACAGAGTGGTAAAAATGTAGATAATAATTATGCTACTACTGCAACTGCTCCTGGAAAATCTGATAATCTTACATATGGTAGTACTAACTCAAACTATGATAGTAGCTTCTCTGGTCGAGTAGGATCTGCTATAGGTGGAGTTGTTGATAAAGGTAAGAATGCCGTATATAAGAAAGTAACTGATACTAGAAATAGTATATATAATTCCACTATAGGTGCAATTGATACTAAGGTTACTGGTTTTGGTAATGATGTCATTAATAAGATTAATGGTATTGGTGATACTATTGAAGGTATTAATGGTAATCCTAGTGTACTTGATCAGACTACTAGACCAGAGTTTGATGAATCAACAGCTGGTCTGTTAAAATATGTAAAAGCAAATGGTCTTGGTATTGGTCCTGGACGAGTAAGTCAAGTTGAAAAATATCAAAAGTTTGCTAGATATGAAAGATTAGATCCTAATAACTGGATGGGTGCTACTAGAGAATTTATATTCTTTACTACACCAGATTTACAGTTATTCAAAGGACCTACATTGAATCCATCTATTGCTAATAATGCCTTAATGGTTGAAGCATTTAAAAGATATAATGATGTATTACAAAGTCTAAGCTATTCTGCTTGTGGTAGACCATTCGTTAATCTCTTATCTAACTATAAGAGATCTAATGTAGATTTACCAGATATCAATACAGCTAGTGATTATGAGACATCTAAAAATATTCTTGGATCTTCTTTATTCTATCGTGGTACTTCATATGAATCCGACGAGAATCATGAATTCTCTGTTGAATTTGAAGATACAAAGTATCTAGAAGTATATATGTGGTTCAGACTATTCGATGAATATGAACGTATGAAACACTATGGTCTAGTTGACTTTGTTGATGATAACTATCTTAATGGTAAAATCATTCATGATCAAATGGCTATGTATAAATTCATAGTCGGAGAAGATGGTGAATCTATTATACACTACTCTAAGTTTATTGGAGTATATCCTAAGAATGTACCAAGGAGTACATTCTCTGATCTTCCTGCAGATGGTAATGTAAAGTTTACTATTAACTTCAAAGCATCTTATGTAGAAGATATGGATCCTAATATAATTCTAGATTTCAATGAAGTTGCTAAGAAGATTCCAGCTGGTGATGCAAAGCTAGGTGGATATCTTGATGAATTTAATGGTTGGAGTGGCGAATTTATGCAAAGACCTTATATTGCTCTACCTCCAAGTATGTTATATCAAGGTGGTACTGCAGGTAATGCAGTAAATGGTACAACTGGAACAAGTGGCGATGCTCAAAACCGCATGGTAGGTGGTATTGGTGCTCAAACTCCAAAGAATTTAGTTGGTCGTGCTAAGGGTGCAATTAATAGTGCTTATGATACAGTATCCACTGTTAGTAACAATATTCAAACTGCATATAATGAGACTCAGAAAGCTAAAGCTGCTGAGCCGACTAGTAAGTTCACTTACTTCCAAGACCCTAAATATGAATTAAACTATGGTTACAATGAAACTTTACCTAATAAAGGTTTCTATAAACTCAAATGGGAGGGATAATTAAATGGCATCTGATGCGGTATCAGTAAACAAGACTCTCCGATCGTATCAGGAGACTGTCTTAAATACAGTTCAAAATGATACTTTACTTAATGCCAATATATATGATATACATCAATATATTGAAAATATTAAGAAAAGATATGTAGATGAAGATGAAATAACCCTCTCTATGGGTATCTTTGGCTATCTAGGGGATGTAAACTCTAATGCTTTACAAAATGCTGTTACTATGGCAGCTGAGTATTCTAATGAGGCTATCCCTATTAAAGCTAAGTTTGAGAAGAATGTAATCTCTCATGCTTTAATGCTCGGTATTAATAAGATTTTTGCTGAGCCTGCAACTATGCAAGCAATGTTTGTCTTCTATGAAGATGAACTTGTATTGAATACGATCTCTGATACATTCAGATTTGATCGTGATATAAAAATCATGGTAGGTGATTATGAATTCCACTTACCATATGACTTAATTATCAAACGTATTGAGTTGCCTACTGGGGAATATATCTATACGGGTATGTATGACACTACTCAAAGTAACCCTATTATCACTAGGAACTCTAATGATGTTGATCCATACTTAAAGCCTACAGTTAGATCTAAGATTGATGGTCGTAATGTAGTTATGCTTTTAGTAGATTTACGTCAATACGAGTATATGACATATCATAAAACTATCATTACCAATAATCCATTAGAATCCAAAATGCTACAATTTGAATTCGATAATCAATTAGCTGGTTTTGATGTGGATGTAAAAGAGTATGATCAACCAACAAGAAAACTTAAACCAGTTTATAATGGTTTAAATACTGATGGTGTATCTAAGTACTGTAACTATACTTATATTGACTCCTCTACTATTCGAGTTATGTTTGACAATGCATCATACCTACCTACAGCTAATACTGAAGTTACAGTAAATCTATATACTTCTCAGGGTGCTAATGGTAATATCTCCTATAAGGATAGTATTTACTTTAGAGTCAAATCTGATAAGATGAATTATGATAGACTTAACTTATTAGTTATTCCGACATCAGATTCTCAATATGGTATTGATAAAAAGTCTATTGCTGACTTAAAGAGATTAATTCCTAAGGAAGCTTTAGCTCGTGGTAGCGTTACCAATAGTACTGATATTAATAACTACTTCAATACTATTGATGACGATGACAATAAGTTATTCTTCTTCAAGAAGATGGATAACCCATTAGCTCGTTTGTATTATGCATTCGTATTAATGGATTCTCCTACAAATATCATTCCAACTAATACTATTCCAATTGAAGCTATTAGACGTGACTTTGATAATATCTCAGATTCAAACTATATCTTGACTGCTGGTAATATTATTAAATATGATGGTACTACAAATGCATCTATTGCATATCAAGCTTCTGAAGATGAGCTTAATGCTGCGAGAAAGAATGAGTTCTTATATATGAATCCATTTATGTGTATCGTTAATAAGAAACCTTTATATGTATCTTACTATATGAATATCATGGATGTAAACAAACTACTTGAATTTACTTATGTAAATCAAGACTCCAAAGTACAGTTCATTGCTACTAAGATGAACTGGTATCGTCATTATTTAACTGAACGTGATACATATTTTGGTGATATCTCTATTATGCAAAATATCCAATCTGATATTGGTCTAGTTCATAAAGATGATCCATATGATCCAGAAAAGATTACTGGTGTAGATATTAAAGTCTTAGCTGTATTCTATACTGATGATAAATATCAAGTTCCTTACAGATGGGCTGAAGCTGAGTTTGTAAACTACGATCAAGGTACTTATGTAATGGATTACAAGTTCAAGCTTAATACTGATAATAAGATTGATAAGAATATTAAGCTTAAGATCAATAATGTCTATGAAGTTGGTAATGCAACTAGATTGAGTCCTGGGTATATGGCTAATAATATGCATATGAAAATATTCGTATTTGCCAAAGATGTATTCGGTTATAATGCAGGTCTTCATAAATCAGATCACATCTTTACAGCTGATTTCTTAGAGGGCTATAGTTTAACCAATGAATACACAGTTAAGTATGGTATTGACTTCTTATATAACTACTCTGACTTAATTGAGTCTCATATCAAAGTCAAAAAGCAAGATAACGGTCAAATCTCTTATATTATAGATCGTGTACCAGTTATCTCTTATGACTACGTGAATACGGAAGAACGAATTCAAGACTTCATTAATAATCTTGAAAAGAAACGTATTCATATCCTTGATTGTCTAGACGTTCTAGAAGATAGCTTCGGTATAGACATCAAGTTCTTTAACACTTATGGTCCATCTAAACTATTCTATGTAAATGATGGTGTACCATTAAATAGAGTTAACCTATCTATGACCTTCAAGGTTAAGTTCTTAACAACTACTGATAAATACTTGAGTGAATATATCAAGAATGATATTAGAAAGTATATCGAAGATAAATCTAGAATCTCTGATATTCATATCCCTAACATCGTTACATATATAACTCAAAAGTATGCAGAGAATGTAACTTACTTTGAATTCTTAGACTTTAATGGTTATGGTCCAGGATATCAACACATTTATCGTAAAGATGAATCTATCGTTGGTAGAATTCCTGAGTTCTTAAATATTAATACTATTGGTACAGAGAATAATGCATTAGATATTAATATCATAATAGCCTAATTTCTATTAGTCTTTAACTCTATACGTGTAACAATTTAATAAATCTAACCTATTTTGGTTGAAAATTAATTAAAACCTTTTATACTATCAAGTATAACTTTTTAAGGAGGATAATAATTATGGCATTTTTCGGTGGTCATGATACTGAAGATATCAACGTAACCCTTGAAAACTCCGCTGTTTACGAATGCGAAGCTGGTCTTGGGATTATTGCTTTAGAATGTACTCAATTCGAAGCTGAAATTTTCGGCGAATGTGTACGTTCTGATATGAAAGAATATGCACTTGTTCAAGAAGGTGCTGAAGTAGAAGCTTTCCAAGAAGGTGCTTGGGAAACTGTTAAAACAAAAGTTGTAAACTTTGTTAAAAAAGTTTGGGCTAAAATTAAAGCCTTCTTCAATGGTTGGTATGCAAAAGTTGCTGCTCGTTTGATGAGCGATAACAAAGCATTCTATAATAAATTCAAAAAAACTGTTGAAGATAAAGATTGCTCTAAATTAGAAGTTAAATGGGAAGCTCCTAAATCTCATAATTATTCTGCTAATAGTATTGGCGATATTGGGGATTTAACAGCTTTAGCTGACGCTGATGCTTCTGATGTAATTGAAAAAGTTTATGATATTGGCGAATCAGTTTCTAGTCATGCTGAAGCTAAGAAAGTTATGATTGAAAAAGCATTTGAAGATGAAGACGAAGTAAAATATACTTCTATTTCTGGTATGGTTGTAAACATCTTAACTAATGGTAAAGCTGTTAAAGATGCAGAAAAAGCTTATAAGAAATTAGAAGCTAAATTGGCTAAAGATATTAAAACTCTTCAAACTCAAAATAAAGCATTAGAAAATATTGCAGTTATTGCAAATGCTTGTGCAAAAGCTAAAGTTGTAGTATTGGAAGCAGAAGCTGCTATTGCTAAAAAATCTGCTGCTCAAGCTCGTCGTGTATTTGCTAAAGCTGTTGCATATAGCCCTAAAACTGAAGGTGTCGAATTTGCCGATGAATTGCTCATGGTAGAAGCTGATTCCTTAATGATCGACTAATTGAAAAATTAATTTACGGAGGTAAATATAATGGCATTTTTCGCTGAATCTGCTGTACAAGAATCTTACCAAGATCTTGGTATTGTAGTAAATGAATATACTGATTTCGATATGCTTGCTATGGAAGCATGTGATACCATTCAAGAAATGGATAATGCTATCCTTTTTGGCATTGGTCGTTATGAATTAGCACAAGTGCGTGAAGGCGCTGAAGTAGTTTATACTGAAGGCATGTTAACGACTATTAAAGACAAATTAGCTAAAATTTGGAACTTTATTAAAAACTGGGTTAAATCTGTTTGGAATAAATTCGTTGCATGGATTGCATCTTATGTACGTGGCGATAAAGCATTCCTTTCTAAATATAAAAAGAAAATTCAAGAAAACGTTATCTATTTAGATAAAGACTTTGAATTAAAATTAAAAGCTGGTAAATATATTGATGATGCTAAAGCATTAGATTCCTTCAATGAATCTGGTTTAAATGCATTAATTGCTGCTGAAAATACTATTAATGGTCTTAGTGATACTGAATCTGTTGAGGCTATTAATAAGAAGGTAGAAGATACTATCGAAACATTGGATGATAAATTCGATGATTTAAAATCTGATACTAAAGATGCTGATTTAGAAAAAGAAGTAGATGGATCATGGGTTCGTTCTAATCTTAATAAAATCCTTGAAATTTTAGCAGAAGACGTTAATAAAATTAAACGTAATATGGAAAAAATTGATAAAAAAGTAGATGACTCCTACAAGAAAAATATCAAAACTGCAGAAGATGCTGCTAAGAAAATGAATGATACAGAAAAACGTGCATCTGCAACAGCTATTGTAACTGGTCTTAAACAATATGCTAGCAGAAGTTCTAAAATTTATTCCCATTTGACTTCCTTTATAATTAAAATGGAAAAACAAAAACGATCTGATGCTCGTGCTATCTGTCGTAAAATTCTTACAGCAAAACCAAATCCTAAATATAATGAATCTGCATTCGAACACAATGATTTCGAATCCTATTTTAATATCTAAGATTTAAAACCTTTGAGGGGAGAGATTCAATATCTCTCTCCTCTTTATTTTTATTAACTTTACCTTGGAGGTAATATAATGGAAGGTAATATGAAAGCTTTCTCTTTTGATAGCGTTCTACTAGATAAAATTAAAACTCCAAGCCTTGTTGCTAAAACTTCCTTTGCAACTTTACCTCAAGTTGTCAAGTTAGTTGATACATTTAAGACTAAGGCTTTAAAAGAAAACCAAACTTTCTATCGTAATATCTTAGAAAGTGACTCTGAAGTTACTGCAAGAAAAGCATATGATCAATTCTTCGGTACTTTAACTCGTCTTAATGCATTCTATACTACAAAGTATGTAGATGTATTAGATGATAATCTTAAACGTCTTAATAATGAAGGTGATTCTAGACTAATCAATGTAGTCAATGAATACCTAAAAGACTTCAATGGTAATGATATTCTTATGGAGCGTGAGATGACTCAGTTCGTATTGGATGATGAGATACCATGCTCTAAGAATATATTAACCAGTATCTTACACTTCTTTGGTGATAACTTCTATGAATTATCTGAAGAAGATGCTCGTAAGCTATTAGAGATTACTACTAATAACCAAAGCAAAATTATCAAACGTGCTAAAGCTGAAATCATTGATGCTGATCCAGATGATATTGAAGTTAAAGATTTATCTAGAACTCCAGATATCTTTGTTGGTACTACAAGTACTGTATCTTTCCATAAAGAAGATATTAACAAATGTATCGAAACAGTTAAGTCTGTACGTGATGACTTAGAAGCTAATCTAGACAATGCTAGATTGATCAATAAAGAATATAAGAAACTTTTAAACAAAGTTATTCAATATAGAAACTCTACTAAGATTCGTGTAAACAGCGATGATTATATCCGTAAGATTGAACGTATCATCATTAGTATGATCTCTGAAATCTGGACTTATCATTTGACTGTATATGCAATCAAAGCTCAATATATTTGTAATAACTACAATCAAGCTAAAGGTGTCTTAGCTCGTATCTCTATGATGGCAAATGAAGAATTTGTTGATGATACAGTTGAAGCTGTAGCAGTTGAGTCTACTAAGTTCTTAAAAGAAGAAGCATTTAAGTTCACTAAACTTACTGATGCTGAAATCTTGATGAATCATATCACTGATATGAAACACAATGATCTTATTATGGATTGCTGTATCAAAGAAGCAATGATTCTTGCTGAAGGCGTAGATGTTGAAAATCGTTTAGCTGCACTCCATGAAGGTGCTTGGGATAAAGTAAAAGAATTCTTTAATAAAATTAAGACATTCGTTATGAACTTATTTGATAAAGTATCTAACTGGTTCGATAAATTCTTTAAATCTAATAAAGAATATATTGAAAAATATAAAGATCAAATTAGTAAACCTACGGCAGGTTTCACTACAGTTAATATGCCTAACTATAAAGAAGGTTTGAATCGTATTCAAACCCCACCTAATATCCAATTTGATGCAGTTATTAATACTGCTACAAAAATGGAAGAAAATAGCGATGTAGATCAAATTATTAATAACTTCCGTAAAGGTATTATATCTGATTATAAAGATACAGATGAATGGAAAGAAACATGTAATGATTATTTCCAAGGTGGTAAAGATTCTGATAAAGATTACTCTGCTAATGAGATTAGTGTTAGTGCTTTAGCTGAACAAGTATTAGCTATTCCTAAAATTGTAGATAATATCAAAAAAGATAAAGCTACAAGTGATAAGCTATTTAAATCTTTAGATTCTGCTATTAATAAAGCTGCTAGTCAACAACCTGCAGCATCTACTACTAATACAGATTCTACTAATGCAGGATCTAATACTCCTGCTACACCTGCTGCATCTCCAGCTGATAAAGTTGAATCTACATACTTATATGGTGATGTATTTAGTGAATTTGAACTTAATCAAACTAATGCTCCTGCCCCAGGAACTACTGGTAGTAATAGTGCAGCTATTACTGCAGCTGGTAATAAAACAATTGATAATGTTAAAAATGGCGGTGTTGATTCTAAAACAGCAGTTAATGCTCAAAAGATCGTTAATAGAATCGCATCTACATATAGCACATATTTACAATGCAAATATCAAACAGCTGAAAAGATCATGTCTGACTACATGAAAATCATCAAAGCTCACGTATCTGCATATGTAAATGCTAATAATGACGCTGAAAAAGCTCAAGAAAATAGTTAATAAATGCCCCTATGGAGTTAAACTCCATAGGGGATTTTCTTTATAATTTTTTACTATTATCTGCAGTACTCTTAGGAAGTTTAGCAAATGTCATATTAGTAGAAGCCATAAATCTTTCACCTTGATTAGTATATACTTCTATCTTAGATAGCATCAAATAATCAGTTGTATCTTCTTTATGCTCTTTAGTATTGTTATTGATTAGATACTTAACGTTCATATTGAATATGGAGTTATCTAATTGCTGTTTACTTAAAGAGATATAAGTAGACTTTAATTCTAATGCATGTTTAAAGTTCTTGATTAATCCCATATTATCGTTAGGAATACGGATTAACTTACGTTTACCTAAGTCTTCTACTACATCAGTTAAGTCTAATGCTATATCTATCATAGACTCACCATTAGATCCAACCTTAGATATATCGCTTATTCCACTTATAGCAGTACTACCACTCTGGTATAGTGAACTTAAGTTACTTTTCAGTGCACCCACTGACGTATTTATATTGGCTGCGCTACTCTTAGCATTGGCGATCATGTTAGTTTTTGCAACTTGCAAAGATTTAACATAAGTATTTGCACCCTCAAGAATCTGTTTAGAGAAATCTTTAGGAATATCTCGTGTAGCAGCAATTTGTTTCTTTAATCCTTCACCTACATTAGAGTTTAGTTTAAGACTATTCTTCATTTGCTCAGTGAAACCTTTCATATCACCAAGCTTCATTTTAGTAAAGTCCATATTTTTAACTAACTCTGGTAAGTTAGATTTAAGAGCTCTAAGATCTAAATCAAATGTAGTTATAGGAGCTCCTTTTTCATCACGTTCTAATACATACGTTACAGTATCAGGACTATTCTGTAGTTTATCTACAATGAAAGTATTACTGTGAAGATAATCGGAGTATTCACTATTGAAGTCTACCATGCCTTTCTTGAAAGTAGCTTTAGATTGCTCCTTCTTTTCAGGTAACTTACCAACTTCTTTTTGTAAGTGAGCTACGTTATCTGTAAAGTTAGTTGGAGCAATAGCACCTACAAGAGATTTAAAGTTTTCTATATGATAAATCTGACCAGTATATGCTGTTTTAAATTTACCAAATGTATCTTCAGACTTTTCTATAGTATCTGTAGATTTAGTCTGCATAGTTACAGTATGCTTAATAATATTAAGAAGCATCTCTCTAACATCTGCATCAGGATTCTTAATAACTCCATCCACTCCAAGTACCCCAGCAGTACCATTTACTACTTGCTCAGGTAATTGTCTAAGTAATGCTTCAGCTTGAGTTGCTACAGTATCAACTGTAGACTTGGCTTCTTTAGCCTGCTCTACTATTTGATTAAAGCTACCTTTGATTGTATCGGTAGTCTGGTGAATATTCTTTACTACTTGACGTACACTACTAGATACTTTCTTAATATTATCCATAGTATTCATGATATTCTGATAAGTACCAAAGATACCACCAAATGCTCTAGAGTTTTTAAGATAACTTTGTTGGATATTCTTAGATGCATCAATTACAGCAGTAAAGCCGTTCAACTCTTTATCAGTTATATTATCTTTACCATATTTAATATCAGTGGTTGGAACGTCAATGATATAGCTCTTAGTTTTATCATCATCCCTAAATCCTTCAAGTACGGCATCTTCTTTAGCACCGATATCGGATAAGTTAAACTTAACCGTTTCATACTTATCTAGATTGCGTAATGTAGCTTTACCAGATTTAGATACTAAATAAATATTATCTAAGTCCATAAAGAATCTATATCCAGTATTATAGAATACACGTACAGTATTTAAATACTCTAGAGTCTTAGATAAAGATTCCTTTGGAGGAATAATTAATTGATCTACTGGTTCAGTCTCAGTAAATGGTTCAATCAATAATGGTTCACCTACATTAAGTAGGTCAACTATAATATTCTGCATAGAAGAATTGTATATAGTTGCATTATTAGGACTTAAGTTAGAGTCTACCAACTTCTTAGAGATTAGACCAAGTTTAAGAATTCTATATACATCTTCACGATCTTCTTCTTTAGACTCAGTTTTAGCATAATCAATATCTTCAGTCTTATTTGTATCATCATCTGTAAGATATGAGAACTCATGCTTAAAGTATAATTGTTTGATGGCAGCATCATTATCTAGTTGATATTTATACACCATCATAGTCATAGTTGTAGTCTTAGAGTTTTTGATAATATGGTCTGCAAATTTCTTGTCTATATGTAAATTCATAGTAGCAATAGGCATATTATATTTATCATACTCTTTATAGATAGTTAAACTTTTTATATTCTTTTGATCTATCTTATTCTTATCCTTATAATCTGGATGGTTATAATACAGATCAATATAGTATTCGTATTTAAGTTGCGGCATTTCATACACCTCCAGTTATCAAGATGTTCAAAATAGCCCATTTTAACAAAAAAATAATCCCATAGGAGATTGACTCCTATGGGACTAATTCTAGATTCTATCCAAGTCTAATGGATTTCCTTTGAAGTATTTTTCATTCAATAACTTAACCATATCTGGATCTTGTAAGTTTACATCCCAAGATCTATCTAGATAGTTATTAGACATTCGATATAATTCTGTTTGATATACTAAGTCTACAGCTTTATATCTATTAGCCAATTCAATAGCTCTATCTTTATCTAGTAAAGTTATCATTTCCATATACTCTGGTGAGATATATGAGTTTGGTATCATATGTCTATCTATAGCACTATTCAATAAGTTAAGAGTAGTACTTACATTATTCATAGAATATAGATCTCTATGCTCATTACGAGTCATAGCCATAAATAAACCAAATAGCTGTGGATTAATAGATAAGCACTTCTTAATTGTATTATCAGATAACTTTTGTTTAGCTAATAATTCAATCAATGCATTACCTTTATCTACAACTCTATATCTAATACCACCTTCTACCCATGTATGATCAATCACTACAGTTTGAGCTTCAGCAAATACTGGAACTGCATACTGTAGAGTACTAGTAGAAATAATAATATTAGGTGTATTATCTTTTCTATCTAAGATAGTAGAGTAGATCATAACTGAAGTCTCAAAAGGTCCTTCAATGTAATAGATATCTGGGAGATACTTACAAAGCTCTTTTAAGATAGCACAGTTTTGTACCATGAATGTAGTAATCATATTAGCTAGAACCATCTTCTCTACGTTAGTATGATTATATTCTGGATAGAATTTCTCATTCATCAACATCGGACCAGATGTCTGCATTAGATAGATACGTGTATGAACTCCATAATATTTCTTATAGAATGCTCTATAATGGATACACATATTTACTACAGCTGCAGCTACAGATGATCTATTACCTACAGCTACATCAGATCTATACATCTTTCTAAATAGCTGATATAGATCGATATAAATATTTAATACATTAGCATCACTGCCAGCAAATACGGTATTGGTGATTTCAGCTAATGTCTCATATCTAATATAGTTAGCTACCACTATACTTTCAGCACTAGCAGTTCTATATCTTCCTCTAAAGTTATTTTCCATTACGCATTACCACAATTCTTACAATGAATACTTCTTTTTATTTTACTAAAACATTCATCACAAATACCGCTAAACATGATCTTAGATGGATGCCCTTGAGACTTACCACAGAATACACAGTGGAATGGTAATTTCTCTGCACGTTTGATACGTTCTAAACAGCTATCACAAAACATGATTTTCATATCACGTACATCACGCTGTTCAATCTTATGACATGATTGGCATTCAAAATCCCAATGATCTACAAATTGAGGTTTCTCATTTGCAAATACACAGGTCTCATAAATACATCTACCATTAGCATTACGATAAACACATGTAGTTCTTTGACATTCTTCAAATTGCTCAAAAGGCGGTTGCGTCTTATTCTTAATTTCTTCCTGATTGGAAGGTGTTAATTGAGATGGCATAATTCAATCCTCCTAATTAAATAACTATATTATACATCAAGATTATAATATATCACTTCAGTTTATTAAAGTCAAAGTAAGTTACATTAGATGAATCTAAATCTTGCTTATTCAACTTATTAACTGTAGAGGTATATTGAGTTCTATTGTAAAGCATATTCATATACTTAAGATGAACTTCCACTCTAGGCTTAATAGAATAATACTTTCTTACAGTACCATCTATCACTAGAGTATCATCAAGCCATATATTAGAATTAAACATATCAGAATACTTCTTGCCAATATTATCCCAGTCAGGTTTATTAGTTGGTCTAATTAAACCAATCTCTGCTAAGAAAGTATCTACTGTATTGAAAGAAGATGGTGTCTTAACAAATGCATTGAATTCTACATCACATGGAGTATAAAGCATTTGCTGCACTTGATTAAGTTCACCACTATCTAATAGTCGTTTCATGAATACATTATCTTCTTTACCAGTGATAGAGTATACATGAACAAATTGGGAGTTAGCCATAGCCATATTGGCTAAGTTATATCTATTAACTATTCTAAACCGAGGACGTGGAGATCCTTCAGGTTCTTCAAATAGGACTACTTTAATATCTACAAAGTCTAATGTATTTAACATTAGATCTCTTTTAGCTAGAATCTCTTGCTGCTTAGCAGGAGTTAATTTATATTTCTCATACATCCATTCTAATCGTTCTTGGAAGCCTTCTGGTATATTACCATACTTCTCTTCGTATTCATAGAATTTCTGTTTACGGTTTTTCATAAGATCACCTCAAAAATAAAGACTTAAGGTACTTTAAGTACCTTAAGTCAATGTTTTGATTAGTATATAAATTTAGCCTTTACGGAATACACGATTAGTGATAATATTAGCAATACTATTACTAATCTTAGTTTGAATGGAGTTAGGGAAGTTAACAATAGTTTGCTTTTTCAATGAAAAGAAAAAACGAGCAGTACGAATAATATCAGGTTCATTAGTATTTCCGCCAGCCATATTAGCTAGATAAGTAATCAACCCAACATTACCAAATGTTTGACTTGCACCTTTACCAAGAATACGTTCAGATGAGATAGAAAGTTTACTATATAAGTCTTTGATTTCTATACTTACATCTACAGTTGTAGGTAAACCATCAACTGTCCAACCACCTTCAGATCCTTTTTGAACTGACATAGACATTAGACCCATATCAATATTAAAGAACCCACGATAGAATGCTCTAACTAAGAATGGAGATACATATCCATTTGGTGATACTTGACGTGGTGCGCACATAGCAATCAAATGCATCAACGGTACACCGATATTAATATACCAAGAACGTCTATCATAATCAGGAGACACTAGTTTAAGACTAATAGAGTAACTACTAGAGTATGAAGAATCTGCCCATAATTCTGGGAACTCTAATTTACCGCCAGCAAATACTGTCTTAGCACCATTCATGATCATACCCATGAAACCTTTCATAGTTCCAAGACCACCAGTTTTAGTCATTTGCTCAGTATTGGCTGCATTCTTATTAAGTTCTTTACCAGCAAATAAGTCAACATCGAAACCACTAATACCAGTCAAAAATTGTACTTCACGACCAATATCGGACATACTGTTGATTTTATCTGCTAATATACTTCTTGCAGTATCATTACCAAAGTTCTCTGAGATTTGTGTTTCAGAGTTTAGATATAAACCTACGCCGCCATAGTATGAATAGTTATGAGCAATTTGGTTTTTAGATCTATCAAACCAGTTGATGCTGCCAATTGGCTCACCATTATATAATTCATTATTAATATTCAAGAATACTGATAATGCTGTACACATAGAGTTTACGTATCTATAATAGTCTTCAGCTTCAAATTGTAGAGTATAATATCTCATTTCATTATCAGTTGAGTTAGCCATACTATCAATAGATTGACCACTAACTGCACCTAGTAGTGAATTTAATACCGTTTTACGTTTCTCATCAGCATAACCAGCCATAAAATCTGGTATACCTGGAGTGAGAACTAATAGAGGCATTTTAGATAGAATCTTTTCATGGAATTTTCTACCAAATCCACCAAGATCTGGTATACGATTATCTACATTTTCCATCCATTGATATGGCATACCCATAACTGTGGATAGTTCACGTTCAGTAAATCTAAGACCATTACCAGTCTTAGTACCATATACATATGATGCATTGGTACCAGTTACAATTTCAGCATAGAGACTATCAGCTCTACGTCTAGATTCCTCTTGAGCTTTCTTATATTTGGCTGGATCTACACCAACCATTTTTAAGAACGAATCTTTAATACCAGATAATGCACTGTCAGGATCATTAGGCTTACTAGCTTTAGGATCCTGTTTAGCTTTATCTTTAGCATCTTTAGTATTCTTATCAGTCTCACTTTTACCTTTACCATCATCTCCACTAGGTTGTGGTTGAGGATTTGGTTGTGGGGCTGGTTGAGTCTGATCATATACATATGGATCATCAAATATTGCAGGATTATCAAAAGGATTTGCCACTTTAAAATATTTTGTAAGGGGCAGTGCAGCTTCCCCTTCTATTTTCCCAAGTCTGGGTTCAAAGTTCCTTCAGAGAAGAAGAATCCGTCAGACTTTTGGACCATTTTCAAATCTTTACGCCATACCCAAGTTTGAATACCTTTTGGATAACCGAGTAAAGCTAATTGTTTAGAAGAATCAAGTAACGCTACAATATGAGTTGCTGGTTCATAGTCTTTATCATCCAATGGACGACCATAAGCATCTAATGCACCTTTTCTAAGCATTACAACATCACCATATTTTGTTTTTTCATCAGCTGCTGGATAGTCTTCAAAGCCTTTATATTCTTCAAAGTAGTTAGTAGAACCAAGCATGGATACACGACGTACATAGCCACGTTCAAATTTAATCCAGATATTATCAGTTAGAGTTGGTTTACTACCATCACGATGGTAAATAAATCCAGGTACGATATAGTCAGCATGTACTACTTGACCTTTACGGCATATACCAACTACTTGAGAGTAGTCATCTGGGTATTTACGGATATATGTAGGTACGTTGCTAACGTGTTGGTAATTTTTATTAGTAATCATAGTAGACTGAGGGTTATTCTCTTTAGCCATATGATATATCCTCCTTTAAATTAAATAAAATTATATTTAATAATGTGTTAAGGGATCCTACGAATTAGGATCCCATTTAACACCCATAATATCCTTAACATGACGATCTAATTCAATCAATACTTTATTGATAGCACCTAGAGTTAATACTGAAGTTACCATACGAGCATTGATAGAGCCTACCGGAAGGAAACTATGTACTTTTTCATCTGGTCGATATTCAGAGTAAGGTTCTTTACCTTCAGGGAAGATTTCTTTTACTACACCTTTAAGGGCAGAGAAGTATACTAGTTTATCACCAACAGACATTTTGTCGTAATATTTGATGTAGAATTCTACTAAGACTTTACCTTCACAATGTTTTAACTTACCTACAGGAGGTAATACACCAGAAGTGCCATATTGAGATCCATCGATACCAAGTTTACCTAACTTAGACTTCATCTTATCTACTGGACCATTGTATTTATTAACAAATGATGCCAAGGATTTAGACATTTCAGAAGTTGGAATAGTAGAGTATACTTTAATATCTTGAAGTTTACCAGTTACTTTAGATTTAACTTTAATCTTACCGATTTCATCCATTAATTCTTTAGAATCACTACCAGCATTCTTTTGTACCATCTTATTGATGATATCAGTTGCATCTTGATCTTCTAATGCTGCACGATAAGACATAATAACTTCGCCTTCATGGAGTTGTTTACCAATCTCTACACATTGAATATCAATATCTTTAGCATCCATCAATACATCAACTTGTAATACAATTTCAGATGCCATCTTTTCAGATAAACTTTGAGAGATAATAGCACTATCTTCAAAGCCTTTATCTGTATGCATAATAGCAATCTTAGTTAAAGTACCAATATTATAAGCTAAGTTGCCAATACCAACTGTATCAGAGTAGCTAGATTTATCATAAGCTACAATGTCTCCAGCTTTAATGGAATCACCTTTCTTATAGTTTTTGAAAGTATCTAATTTGATTGTAATAAAGAAACCACCATCGGAGTTCTTTTCTACTTTCTCCCGTAAATCGATAAATTCTTTCTCTTTCGGGTTAGATTTATTAGCAATGATCATATAATCATTAGTAATTTCTTCAACTACAGCATTCCATTTAGCTTTATGAGCAAATGTATCAGAAGTTAAATATGGTAATGCTTGGTCTGCACCATTAGATACCAATAAAGGATCTTGCTCTGTAGTTCTCATACCATGCTTAGATGTTTGAATAAATGTCATAGCGGTACGGAATGGATCATCTCTAGTTGTACCAAATGGAGTCAATGCTTCAGTGATAGATAATGTATTAGCATCAGACATTCTATCTAGTTCACCACCAGATTTAATATAACCTTTAGTGGATTCGATACCCATATTGATAGTAGACTGACGGTTAATACCTACAGTGGCAGAGAAGCCTGTAGACATAGATAACTTATTGATCATAGTCTTATCATAAGTACGTTTATCTAGAGAATAACTTCTATCAGAGTTCATACCAGATAATCCTTTGAACGTAACAGTATTAGCAGATTCTAATTCCAATAATGGAGATAACTTAGATAGGTCGCTTGTAGTTACATCAGATAAAGCCATATCAATAACTGCAGATTGCTTCATAGTCATCTTAGCATCTTTACGATTGTTTTTGATCTCACGTAAATACATACCATAGCTAGTTGCTAAGGATTTGTATAAGAAGTGAACTAAACGTTCATTAGTACGGAAACGGTTACCAGTGATATCAGTATGACGATTGAATTTATTAGTAGTTAATAAGCTACTAGCATATGCTAATACTTCAATATAGTCTGTAGGAAGTTTATAAGTCTTACATACTTCTACAGTTATAGGGTCCATCATTAAGTTAGCAAATGAATCTAAACCATCCGCTCTATTACGACCACCAAAGTCATCTAATACATCTAACCACATAGCTTTTGTATCTATATCAGTTAGAGAGTATTCTTGAGTATTAATTACTGCTAAACCATTAACCAGTAATGCCGCATCAGGTGCATAGTTATCATTAAAGGATAAGAAACCATCATTAAATCTAAAGTAATTCTTAGTATTAGTAGGACGTTTCTCACTTAGATTGTATTCAACTCCTGCAGCATTTAATGCTCCAGTTAATCCAGCTGTATATGCCATAACTACAATAAGAGGAATTTTACTATTCAAGATACTAGCTTGAGAGTAAGTCATTCTAGCACCGGGCTTCATAAAGGTATAAGCATATTCATGTATACCTAGATGATTGATTAAAGCTGAGGATACACCAGTCTCTGGTACTGTAATAGCTTGATTATCTTTAGTAATACCAACAACCATAAATCCTTGATCGGATTCTACTTTAACTTTCTTCTCTTCAAGTTTATGGATAAGTTCATCTCTATTAAAGTAGTATACTCTACCATCACTAGTGGTTACTTTATTAAAGATCTTAGATAACTCTACATATTCTGCAGGTAATTCATATTTAGCAGAGATCTTAGCATTATTACCTAAGTCAATCTTAGATGGACTAGCTACAGCATCACCATCTTTTACTTCAAGCTTATAGTTATTTTCTTTAAGTTTAGTTAAAGCTCTAATTAAAGCATTAGTAGATTGATTGATCTTACCAACTTGACCATATCTAGTAATAAAGATCTTGTTGTAGTTAGATACTACTTGAACTGTATCTTCATCAGTCTTAATGATAGGTAAGTTAATCAACTGACCTGGGATAATCTTATCATTACCACGTAAACGTAAGAAACGTTTATTGATAATCTTAGGCATATCAAAACGTAATGTATGACGTTTACCTAGAGAGTCTTCTAAATGAACTGTATAAGTCAAGATAGAGTCTTCAGATGTAGATCTATCTTCTACAGATACATCGATTACACTCATAGGTACATCTTTATTCTGAGATAAAGAATGTAAGCATTTCATAATATCAGCATCGATATTATAGTCAGCTTCAAAGTTAGGTTTCTTTAAGTTAGCCCACTCATCATCAATAGTTTCAACTTTACTAGATAAGTCTGTAGATTGTAATGGGGTATCTTTAATTGCGACTAACTCAGCAATAGTAGAGTTAGCAATCTTTTCTTTTAAGAATTTATCATTAAGATCATCCATACGAGCTTTACGAGTAGCAGAGATTTTAAATGTATCATCTTGGTCATTCTTAGCTTGTAAGATTAACTCTTTCAAATCTACAGAGTTATCCATTTCTTTCTCTGCATCTTCAGCATTCTTAGTATAGTCTACAATAGCCTCAACTGATTGATTGATTTTATCTTCTGTAGGTTTCTCAATCTTAGTTGGATCTATAACTTGATCTGCGCCAGTGATACCTTTAGCGACAATCAATTTAGGTTCATCATGTAATTCGGCTTTAATTGGCACAGTAGGATCTACTTCACGAACACGACTGATATTATTAACTTCAATACCAGTTAAGTCTTCGATCTTACCAATAAGTCTAGTCTTAATATCTTCTTTATCTTCAGGGATGGTATCTTCTACGATATCATTATTTCTGATCTTTAAGATATTAGTCTTGAAGAGATTTAGATTCTTCATATCTAAATCTTCCATCTTCATTTTAAACCAGCTCTCATGACCAATAAAGATAAAATCAATACCAGCTAGTTTATCTAAGTTCTCTTTAGGTTTCTTAAAGAGTCTAACTATCATAGAGAATGGATTGATAGATTTACTGAATTCAAATAAAGCTGTAGTTGGGATATCACTAGCCCATTCATTTACTGGAACCAGTACAGTCTTTCTTGTATATCCATTATAGTTAGGGTTATTAATGAATCGATCAAATAAAGCATATAGCAAGTCAATAGCTTTATCTCTATTATAAGTCTCACTCATAGTGAAGATCTTATTATAGATATGGTTGTCGACATAGATATTCTTATTCTTATACTTGTCGATAGTTGGATAAGTATACTTGATATACTTACATTCATTCTTAATTTGATTTACTCTAAGTTTAACTTCCTTAAAGTTACGTAGTCTTTCACGATATAAGATTCTTCTTAATCGTACATCTAATACTCCCTCAGGAGTGGCTTCAGAGAAGAAGAATAGATTTTCAGAATCTTCAAAATGAGATTCTGTCATTATAGGATTATTACCATATGCTTTAGAGTTGTATACATCATCAACTTCTAAGTCATCATTTATAATTCTATTAGGTTTAAGTAAATACATAGCATTCCATTCAAGGAAGTATGAATTAAACATATTTAGATTACTAATAAGCTTATGCTCGATCAATTGTTTAGACTGCTCTAAGCTTTTAGTCATTAAGAAAATAGCACTACCATGTCGTTTATCTTTCACATTGAAAGGAGTAAAGAATGGAGTCTTAAGTAGTCTGAAAGGTTTAACCTTATCTATATTAATAGGCATTGTAGTACCTCCTTCACTTATTCTATTGTTAAAATCATAGCACTTAACTTCATTTTTCATTTAAAACTCATATAACAATTAAGTAGTAAGGTTAACCTATTATAAAAATACGCCAAAAAGTAATAACGTAATTTGAGTTAACTATTGGTATCTCTGTTATGTATAGACTCCAAATTATTATTAACACAAAGTTTTGTTACTCTGAATAATTAATGTTAAGACAATGACTATAATATATTAGTTTCTAACTGCAAAACTTATAAATCTTTTACACTTTAGGTCTATACTTAAATTGATATCAATATATACTTGATCCATGAGATGGGCGATTTATATTATAAGAAGATTCAATCTTACCATTCTTTACAGAGTTATTCATTTTAATAACTTGGTATATTGTAATATATACAAACCGTCACAATTTTCGTAAACCCCAAATACGAATCTAGCTTTTTTAGAGAGCAAAGCAATTTTGTATTCTTATCGAAAGAATATCCCTAAACAAACAGACAAATGCAATCATAATACCCGTAGGCTCCCACAGTCTACGGGTGTTTCGTCTGTCAAATTCTACCTTATCCTGTACATATAGGTACGGAGGATTAATATAAATGGACAAAAAAGACTTTATAGTTGAGTTATCTAAGATGACTCATAAAGAACTTAATGATTTTATTAAATCTAAAGGCAAAATCAAGCTAGTAGAAGCTATTATTGAGAACGCTAAATCGTTCGACTAATTCATTATTAATACCCTAGTGTATTAAAATATAACACATGTAACACAAATGTAATCGAATTCCATTATTTATTAGGAGGATTGAATCATGGAAAAAGAAAAAACAGTTCTTGCGTTGATTAAAGACGTACAAGACAACTTAACAAACGCATCTGCATCCCACAAAGATGAAGTTCGCATTATGCAAGCATTCTTAAACGATACTTCTTATGAAGTAGGTGTTTATGACAAAACTGGTAAAGTTGGTACAATTGCACCAGCTAAAGAATTCCGTAGCGTTATTTCTAATGCTATCGTGGCTACAACTAAAATTAGCAAAGAAGAAGCTGATTCCTTGGTTGCTGGCTATGAAGCTAAAAAATCTGATGCGGAAAGTATGTTGACAGTATCCAAAGAGTTCTTAAATACATACTTGCAGACCAACCGCAAAATTGGTCTTGGTGGACGAGAAAAATCTAACGTATCTTTGATCAAAAAAGAAATCAAAGAATCTACACGTTCTTACCCTAAACAAGTTGGTGTAGATGCTGCTGGCAAACCTATCTATGAAAAAGCTGAAGTTAAGGTTAGTCCATACGATTCTATTAAGGTTTCTAGTCCTTGCCCAGCATGGATTAAGAAATAAATTTCTATATTTCACTATATAGGTCATATTTCAATCTCACTAGTAAGATATTCCCTAAGGTGGTTGAACCATCTTAGGGGTATTTTACTTTACTATCTTTAATACATTATAACGGGATGCTTAAAGACATATTTTTGCTTTTTAACAGTATGGATACATATAATTGTAGGATGAATGATATCTTTCTGCTTTCCAACTACAGACATCCTATCTTTATATTCAATCCAAACTAATACAATATTCCCTAAGGGCTTTGATAGTTCTTAGGGGTATTGTATTGTCAAACATATAGGTAGTGTACGTGTTGCTAAAGTACACAGTGTGTTTCATTACAATTTTCCTCACAATCCAATACATATATTTGCCCAAGGGTCTTAAATGATCCTTGGGCGGTATATGTTGTCATTTTGAACATTAGGATAATCTTAAAAGAAAGGAGGACCTTATATTGGGACTCAAGATCACAAACTATCTTAAGAACCTTGGTAAGTCAGTTAAATATGCTGCTGCTGAGGGGTTTAAGACGAATTATGATACTACATATAAAACGTTTGATCAAGCTAGTACCGCTACTAAAGAGACTGTAAGTGCTATCGTTAATTATAGACAGACTTTCAAGAAAGCTCAAGAATATTTAATGAAGAGTACTGCATATGAAGCGTCTAACCTAGCTCTCAAAAGTGCCAAAGAAGATTTAAAATCTGGTAAACTCTGGAATCAAGACAGAGCAGATAAAATTATGTTTGGCGGAGATGATGATGATTTTGATTGGAACTTTGATGAAGATATAAGTGGTGATGATAGCGATAGTAGTCTAGATATTACTACTGGTGATAAGGCTATAGCTAAAACTGTCCACGATGCTTCTCGTGCTAATGCAGATCAGATCTCTGGTACTATTATGAGTGCAGCCAAATATAATGCAGATGTAACTAAACAAACTGCATCATTCATGTTTGCACAACAAGAACGTTTATTTGGTAATTTAAATAACTCCATCATGGGTCTTGGTACTACAATGGGTAATATGCAAAACTTCATGACTACAAACATGCAGACGCATATTGAAAACTCAACCAAGTACTTTGAAGAGTCGACTAAATATCAACGTGAAAACAATGCTATCTTGAAAGAGCTCCTTGATATGGAACGTGAACGTTTCAAAGATTGGAATGCTGTAAGAGAAGCAGAGAAGAAACGTCAAGATAAGGGTCTTAAACAAGATATCACTGATATTCTCTCTGGTGGTATAATGGACTGGGGTGCTTATGGTAAGCACATCAAGAAAGGGTTCGTTGACCAAGCTGAGAATTTAGGTCTTGGTATGATTAGTAAAGAAATGCTTATGGGTATGGCTGCTAATCCAATGCAGTTTATTCCAGCATATCTTGTCCAACAGGCGATGGGTAAACCATTAGAAAAAGCTATTGGTGGATTCAATAAAACTCTAACTGGTCTATTTAATCAAATCAATGCCGATCTATTACGCTCTAAAGATAAAGATGGTGTAGGTGGTATTCTAGCTAATATCTTTAGCGTTAAAGTTGCTAATAAAGATAAGATCGATACTAGCAAATACGTTAAAGGTCAAGTGCCTTTCGATGGTATGACTCGTAAGTCTATCGTAGAAGTTATCCCAGCTTACTTAGCACGTATTGAATCACTCTTAGGCGGTGAAGAACGTGTATATGACTTTGATAAAGGTAAATTCTCCTCTATGAAGATTCTCGAAAGAGAGAAGAAGAGAAAAGACCAAGGATATAAAGACAGAGCTGGTTCTGGTATTAGAAATGCTTTACAATCAGACTTTAAACAATTAGCAAAAGCTAAAGGTCTTTCTGCTAATGAATTAAAACGTCTAACTGAAAAGATTCCTGATATTGAAGAAATCTTATGGGATAGCAATGGATCATGGGATGCTGTAATGGAACGTTACGGTGATGATCAATTTGGTAAAATCCTAAGATATCTTAGTACTGCTCAGGGTTCTAAAACTCGTAGAGAAAGAAAAACTTTAGCATCAGAATATGCTGATGGACATCGCTCTAAAGGTAATGACATTCTACGTGAAGAGAAAGCTACTTGGTCTGCCGAATCTATGCTTTCTAATCGTAGTAGATCTAAAGGTGGCACTAGAAATCTTATAGCTGAAAATAATGACTTAATGTCTAAGAAGATGGATGAACAACAATCTATCTTCAAAGCTATGCTTTCAGAACTTTACTTAATTCGTACTAGTGGATTACGTAAAGGTAAAAACTTAGGTGTTAAGAATAGACTTAATAGTATGGCAGTTCCTGACTATATTGATAATGACTATATCAAATATAGTGTATTAAAGGAAAACCGTGCTGTTACTACTGAAGAAGCTTTATCTCATCCTAATCGTAATAAGTATAAAGCTTCTCCATTAGATCCTAACGATAAAGGTAAGACTATTGATGAATTAGATGTAAATAAACTCGGTAATGTTTTCTCTGAAGATAAAGGTAAGTTTGATGATGTTACTAGTGCTAAAGGTCTTAAAGGTAAAGGTAAAGCTGCATTAAGTAACTGGTCTACTATTCTTAGAAATCCTAGACTATTTGCTGCTGAAGTTATTACTAAAGTGGATGATAACTTATATAAATTCTTCTTTGACCATGAAACTGGTGAAAAAGATGAGGATGGCAATCAAATCCGTGGCTTCTATGATAAGATGGCTTTTGAATTAAAGACAACTTTCACTAAAGTCAGAGATTGGTTAGATAAAAAGTTATGGGAACCTATCGTAAAGAAAGGCTGGGGTAAAGTAAAAGACTTTGCTAAAAGCTTTGGTTTAGATTGGTTCAGTGATGCTAAGAATGCTGCTAAAGATAGTATTCTTGGTGCAACTAATAAAGTATCTGAAATGATTAGTGGTCCTAAACCTATAGTGGCTGCACCATCTTCTTTTAATACTGGTTTAGAAGCTGCTGCTAAGCAAATCATGTATGGGTTTAAACCTAAGAAAGTTAACTTAAAGAAAATATCTGCAGCTCCAAGCTCTACTGGTAGCCAAGCTGAAATGATGGCTAAACGTGTATTCTCTAATGGATATGCTTTTGGTTCTTTATCTGTACCAGAGACTGCTTTAACTACTGTATCTAAAGGCGAATTAATTATTCCATCTGAATTGAATCCATTCAATCCAGACTTAGATAAAGCTAATAGTAGAAAAGATAAACAAGATGAGTTAAGATTAAAGAATAAGATCTTCTCTCATGCTGAAGGTGGTAACCAACTTCAAGGTAAAAACTTCTTCCAAACTGTTAAAGATAAACTTCCTGATGGTATTCAAGGTAATACTATACGTGAAGTTGTAGGTAGTGCTTTAGAATTTGCTGTTGGTAGAATGGCTGGTAAAGTTGAATCTACTGACGGTAGTGCTTTAGGTCAAGTAGCTAAAGCTACAGTATCTACTGCTTGGGAAACAGGCTTAGATAAATTTGAAGATTATGCTAAGACTTTAGATCCAGAAGTATCTAAATCTCTTACTAGTGACATTGCTAAACTTAGAGGTAATACTGCTAAGTTTGCTGGTCGTACAGGTGTAATGGCAGGTGCTGGTGCTTTAGGTGCAACTGCAATATTCGGTCCTGGAGGATTATTAGCTGGTGCTGCAGTCGGTGCTGCTGCTAATATTATCCGTGAAAGTGATACTGCTAAGAATTTCTTATTTGGTGAAGAAATGGCTGATGGATCCCGTGCTGGTGGTCTTATTAGTCGTAAACAACAAGCCTTATTTAAGAAATATATGCCTGACCTTGGTAAAGGTGCAGCTGCTGGTATTATTCCTAGCTTGATGCTTGGATTTGGTCCAGTTGGTGCTATTGCTATTGGTGGCGCTTATTCTCTTGCTAAGAATAATAAGAAAGTTAACGAAAGAATCTTCGGTAAAACTTATTATGATAAAGATGGTAAAGAGATAGGTCGTAAAGATGGTATCATTCCTAAGAAAGTACAAGACTACGTTAAGAAAAATATGCCTAAGATTGCTGGTTTCGGTGGAGCTGCTGTTTTACTAGATCCTACAGGAATGGGTTTATTAATGAACTTTGGTCTTGGTGCTGGTTTAGGTCTTATTGGTACTTCTAGTAAATTCCATGATATGGTTCTTGGTAAGAAGAATGAAAAAGGTGAACGTGAAGGTGGTCTAGTTGGTGCTTTAAAAGACCATGTAGTAAATCCATTACGTCGCTTTGGTACAACTTTATATCAAGACTTCTATAAGTTTATGGATTATAATCTTTTCAGTCCTCTTAAAGGTACTGGTAAGATGATTGCCCAATCTTTCAAGAATATGGGACGTAGCCTTAAATATGGTATGTTTAATATTCTAGAAAAAGCTTTTGGCGGTCCATTCAGTATGCTTATTGGTAAACAATTATCAGATATGGTATTGCGTCCTGTAGGTAGAGTATTGGGTCGTAGCTTTAGTGGTATTGGTGATTTAACTAAATTTGTAGTTGGTGCTCCTATAAGAGGTATTGGCTCTGGTTTACGTAAATTCAATAACTGGGGTAATGCTAAAATGATCCGTAAGGGGCAAGCAGATCATCTTAGTGCTCAAGAACGTCTTAATATCATGGGATCTGAAGATTATGGTAATAAGACTAGAGACCAATATTTAGCTAATGCTTCTGCAGAAGACTTAACTAAACTTGAAAGTAGCTTAAGCGTTATGAAGAGTCAATTTAAAATTGGCGGTGGTGAAGAACGTAAAGCAGTTAAACGTTTAGAAGATGGTCTTAAGAAGTATTTACCTGCTAGTGTTATTAAACAACTTGCAAGATATGCTTATGATGGCGATGAACGTGGGGCTATGAGTCTAATCAATGGACTAGATATCCCTGAGTCTGATCGTACTAAAGTAATTAATATCTTTGCTAAGGAAATGCCTAGAATCCAAGTTGCTATTGGTAAGAAGAAGTATTCTAATAAAGAGATTGAAAATGCGAGAGCTCATCTTAAATCTCTTAATATTGATCCGACTGATAGAAAATCTCTTGGTATTGCTTTAGATCAAGTTTCTGCTGAACGTGATCGTGCAGAGACTGCAGAACGTTTGATTGGTAAAAATGGTGAAAAGTTTACATCCGAAGAAGCTAAGAATGTAGCTGAGGGTATGCAATCTACTAACTCCATTCTTGAAGAGATTCGAGATAACTTAATCAAGAATGATCATGGCGGTAATGATGATCAACACTTTGATGGTAATAGACGAGCTGATCTTACTAAAGCTAAAAACAATGCTCTTAAGAAAAGCTATCTTAATAACCAAAAAGTTATTGATAACAACTTTAGCCATCTTAAAGTATCCGGTAGCGTAATGAGTGCTTCCTCCTTTACTGGTAAAGGTAATAAAAGTAGACTTGCTGCTCTTAAAGCTTTACCTCAAGATATGGAAATTAATCTCGATCAATTAGCTAAACTTGATACTAAGACTATTGAACGTTATTCCCAATTAGCATTAGTAATGGGTCCTATGGCTATTAAGTCTATTGGTGATCCATCTGCTTTAGCACGTGAGAAACTTACTGACTCTGCATTCATGAGCCTTATCAAAATTGCCACATACATGAGTCGTGGTGATAAGAAATTTGAATTTACAGATTCTATTTCTAAATATATTAAAATGCCAGAAGATAAACTTGAGTTCTTAGCAACTCTTGTTGGTTATGGTATGGATCCATCTATTTCTGTTAACGATGCAGAATGGGCATGGAATAATCGATATATGTTTGATAATGGTAGTGCTAATACTAAAGTAGCATTTGCTAAGAGTCTTAATAAAGGTAAGTCCTCTGCAGCTACTGCTATGGCTGGGATTGCTATTCCTAAAACAGCTTCTGCTAGTCAAGCTACAGCTATTGCTGGTACAGGTTCTACTGGTCAACGTTCCGTAGATGAAAATGGTAATGAGACATATGTATCCACAGACGGCTCTAGAAATAAAGCTGATACTGAATCTGCTCATGATAAGAAAAAAGAAGAAGATGCTAAAGATGAAAAGAATGCTGAACGTCAAGGTTCTATATTCTCTAAAGCTCTTGGTAAACTTAAAGGATTTGGTGATTCTGCTAAAGAAGGTGCCAAGAATGTTAAGGAAAAATCTCAAGGTTTCTTACATGATATCGTAGATAGTGTAATGGGTAAAGGTGGTTTATTTGGCGGATTAGGAACTATCCTTGGTGGTGGTTTATTATTATCCTTCATTGGACCAATGCTTCCTGAATTAGGTAAAATCTTAACTCATACAATTCTACCAGCAGTTGGTGGTTTCTTAAAAGATGCAGTACTTCCAATGATTTTGGATGGTATGAAAGCTGGAGCTGGTATGCTCTGGGATATGTTTACTAGTGGAGATCCTACATCTATGGCAGTTGCAACCGGTGCAGCTGGATATGTTGGATATAAGACTTATAAAGCTGGTAAAGCTATTGCTGGTGTAGGTAAAGCTGCAGCACTTGGTGGTGGTAAAGCTTATAAATTTGCACGAGGTATTGGTGGTTTCACTACAGCCTTACGTCGTGGTAAAGGTATAGGTACTGCACTTAAATTAGGTGCTGGTATTTATAAATCTACTAAGTTTGGTAAAGATCTCGGTAAGATTGCTAAGACTTCTGAAGATGCTGTTAAAGCTAGTAGATTAGGCAAACTATCTTCTTCTATGATGGATAAAGCTTTTGGTGCTACTAAGAATGGTTTATCCAGAATAGGTTGGGCTATCAGAGATAGAGCCGGTGTAGTTGGTTCTTCTTTATTAGATGGAACTGCTAAAGCATCTATTGCCAATAGCGGTGTAATCTCCAAAATGACTGACTTGGTTAAATCAGGTATCAGTAAAGTTGGTGAAGTTGCATCTAAAGCTACAGATAAAGTTATAGACTTCTTAAAAGATATCTTAACTAAAGGTTTAGAGAAAGTTTCTACGTATATTCCTAAATTAGCTGAGAAGGGTGCACAATTTGCTCCTAAATTAGCTGAAATGATTTTGGATGGTATTAAAGCTTCTGCTAAATTCGGTAAATTAGTAGCTAAAGCTGGTACTTACTTAGGTGCTACAGTAATGACTGCTGGTATTGGTGGTATCGTAATTGCTATTATTACTGCATTAGACTTAGCTGCATCTGTTACAACTGGTATTAGCCGTTGGTATAACGTAGCTGAAGTTCTTGCTGATGAACAACCACCAAATGAAGATATCAAATGGGTAGCTGGTTTAGCATCTGCTGTCGATTCATTATTATTCGGTGTAATCGGACCTCAATTATTCTTTAAAGTATTAGCTTATATTTGGGATTTAACTGATACAGTTGCTCCTATGCAACAACGTGCATTGGCTGCATTGAACCAATATAATCAAACTGCTGAAAAGAAAATCGATACTATTGAAGAATATAATGATCAAGTATATGATAAAGATAAAGGCTTCATAGATGATATCAAGACTGCATTTAGTGGAGATAGCAATAATAAACAGCCTACATATAAACCAAATGCTCAACAGGTAGCTTCACAAGCTGGTCCTACACCTAATGCTCAAGGTACTGGTAAGAATGGTCCTGTAGACATTGGTAGAGGTATTGCTAATGGTGGTGGCTTATTAAATGGTATGCAAAATAACATGAATAAGCTCTCCCAAGGAACTAGTGGTTTAATTGGTGGACTTGCATCTCAAGCTGGTGACTTACAAGCTCAAGTTTTAGGTACAGGTAAATACTTTAAACAAAATGATCCTAAATATGCTGGTATTAGCTTTAATACTTCTGGAGATAGTATAAATCAAACTATCGGAGATTCTGGTTGTGGTCCAGTTGCTGGTGCTAACGCTCTTATGGCGCTTGGTACAGGTGCAATTAATCCAGCCGAAGCTTCTAATTTCGCTATTTCTGGGGGGTATAAGGGTACTGATACTGGGGTAGCTCCATCCTTCTTTGAAGGCTATGCTGCAAGCCATGGTGCTACATCTTATTCTACTGATGCTAGTGGTACAATCAATGCTTTGAAATCTGGTACTCCAGTTGTACTTCAAGGTGAATCTAAATCTGGTACATCTAGTGCTCATCCATTCGGATCTTATCCTCACTATGTAACTGCAACTGGTTACGATGCTCGTACTGGTAAAGTTACTATCCAAGACCCTGAGTCTAATCGTGATAATATGCAATATAATATCCGAGATGTATTACGTAATACTACTACAGCTAATGCTTTCGGTAGAGGAAGATTTGGTCGTGGTAAATTCGGTCAAGGTATTAGATTCGGTCGTGGTATTGAAGGCAATGTACCTATCATTTGGAATAAACTCCAAGGTTTAGGATTTGGTGATATTCATACTGCAGCGATCATGGGTAATATGGCTATTGAATCCGGTTTCGATCCAGCTATTAGTGAAATTGGTGGCGGTGGTGGCTTTGGTCTCTGTCAATGGGATGATCGTAAAGGTAGCCTCGCTGAATATGCTCAAAGAGCTGGTAAAGATCCATCTGATTTGGATATCCAATTACAATTTATCAAGTATGAATTACAAGGTTCTGAATCTGCAGCTGCTGCTGAGTTCTTTGCTGAAACTAGCAATATTGATAGAGCTACAGAGATCTTCTGTACAAAATATGAACGTCCTTATATGCCTGATGCTAACTTAGAAGGACGTAAACAAGCTGCAAGAGAAATCTTACAATCTAAAGGTACTGGTAAAGTTACTAGTATTGCTGGTGGTAAAGCTGGTGCTTCTGGTCCTGCAAAGAGACCTGGTTTATTATCTCCACTCTTCGATATGTATAATTCCATGAAATCTAACTTAGGAGCAATGCTAGGTATAGATTTGGGTGGCAATATCGGAGGATCTAGTGCATCTGGCGGTGTTGGTGGTGCTATCGGAGGCGGTAACACTAAAGCTGCATCTAATTGGGCTGACTCTATGGTTGGTCAACAAGGTTATGGTAATAACGGATGTACTACATTCGTTAACAAATACCTCCAACAAGCCGGTGTTAAACAAATTGATATGTATGTACCTAATGCTGAGACTAATGCTCAACAACAAGGTTTACCATATGCATTCAAAACTGCATCTCAAGGTGGTACTGAAGGTGACGTAGTTCTTCTTAATACACTTAAAGGTGATGCAGAAGCCGATCATGTAGTTATCGCTGATGGTAAAGGTGGATATTGGGGTAACTCCTCTAGTAAAAACCAAATCGTTAAAGGTGATATCGCTAATGACTTCGGTGCTGAAAATATCAATGGTTATATTGCTACAGGTGGTGATGGCAAAGCTAGTGTACCAACTGGACAAGCTACACGATCTGAAGCAGAGATTAAAAATGATTCTACATTAGATAATTTAGGTACTGGTAAATTCTTCGGTAGAGCTAAAGGTGTTCCTAAACAAACACAATTAGCTATCGAAAAGATGGAAGCATCTAACAATAGATCTAATCAAACACAACAAGCAAAATTTGGTAGAGGTGCAATCGATGCAGCTATCCAATCTGCTGGTGGTGGAGAATCTGAAGATATTATTTTATTAAGAGCAATCTATACTGAATTGACTAAGATTACTGGTAATACTGCAGGTATTGGTACTTTACAAGCTAATCAAGCTCAAACTGCACAACAAGTAACAACTGTTCAAAACGGTTTACAAGGTGCAATGGCTACATTAGGTAACAAACTTAATGAAAAGATTAACATGGTATCTCAAAATATCCAAGGTCAAGTTAATAAAGTAACTAAGAACGTTTCCGGTAATACAATAAATCAATTACAATATTTAGCTTCTAAATAAACAAATTCCCCTTAGGATCATAGTAATCCTAAGGGGATTTCTTGTGTTTTGTAAAAAAATACACAACAAACAACGAAGTAATAAAAAATGTAAGAGATGGAGTAGGTATGACAAACCCTACATGATCGAAAACCCGTGGCTAATTGGCGAAACTCCCGCCATAAACTTG